CCCCATAACGACGAACGAAAGTAGCGACCGTTTTCTCCCAGAAACCTTCAATCTGGGATGGGTGGCTAACCCCATATCTTTGTTGAAGAGTCGCTCTGATGGCCGCCCGCCCTTCCTCAGAGACAAAGTAGTAACTACCATAAGTTTCTAGCTGCGTCTTAGCCTGACGGGCCTGAACTTCTGGGTTCTGGCTCGTCCACTCAACACCCCAACGCGCTAAATTGGTTTGCCGAGCCCTCTCTTTCACTTCCGGAGACTTAGAAGCTTTCTTAAACCCATAGCGAGTCAGGTTGGTTGCCTCAATTTTTGCTAATAAGATCGGTGAAGCACAAAGCTCCCCACCATACCTACTAAGGCACGTGGAACGAGTCCGATCCCGGATCTCTGGGGCCTGTTGAGGATTTTCAAACCCATAACGCTCAAGGTTCACTCTACGAATCTTCTCTTGGACTTCGGTCCACGCAAATGGGTTGGCCGAACCCTTGAGAATTGGTCTCTTTCCGTCAAGGGAGTCCTGAACCTTGTCGAAGATCGAAGACTCCCGACAAAACACATTTTCAGCCCCATAACGATCTAGAAGCGTACTCTTACGCTTTTCCTCAGCTTCTGGAATCTTTCTAGGATTTGTTGCACCAGACCCATGATTCCTCTGAAGGGTATCAGCTAATCGAGCCATTTGGATCTCACCGCGATCTCGATTCTTCCAAGCAGGGCACTGAGACCTATGCCTCTTCATCTGGGTCAAAGAGGTTGACTCATGCCCGCAGAGGCATGGGAGCGGCTTAGTAGACCTCCCATTAGCAACCCAGCCAGCACAAGTAACCTTGTGACGCGAGTTGATGAAATCAGACTTAGGAAAATGGATCCCGCAGTATGGACAGGTAACAGCCATGAACTTGACTTACACCTAGTAAGATCAAGAACTTACAAAAAACCGCCGCCGCCCAACCTACAAAAATTTTGCTGGCGCGAGTACCCCCCGACCAACATACGGCCCGAAGGCCGACCTTATACCAGCCCCATATTTTGGCTGCTGTAAGCCCTTAACCACTTTCACAGTGGCCTTGGCGCGCTCAATCTGTTTGTCAAACTGATCAGAAGCCCCTTGTTTCAGGGACTCGTACTTACTCGACTTGTCTAGGTTCAGACTCACACCACCTATTGAGTAATCGAATTCATCCGCGATCCAGTTGGCTTGCAGAGCATTAACAGCTAGAACCTCAGCACCCCACAGAAGGAGAGTTCTCCACTCAGGGCGTTGTTGCATCATGTGATCCAGACTGTTGAAGGGCGTCCTAGGTGGGGTTGCGATAATCGAGTCCAGAGCGAAGTCTAGGAACTGAACCAACTCGATATCTTCCCAAATGTAACCAAAGACCTTACTGAACTGATCAATGGTCTCCTCGTGCGCTGGGGGGCGGAACTTGTAATTGCGATCCGGATTGGCATCCCGAAGCATGTACCGAAGATTCTGCAACAGCATGAGCTGAGTTGAAGTAAAGAAGGATGGGGTTGCAACCTCTCGATCCTGAATGCTGAACTCCTGAACCACGGATTGAAGAGGACCACCAACCATCTCACGCATGGTCCATCGAACCCGATAGTCACCAATATTAGCGTCTAGGGGTATCACTAAGCTGACGAAGTACTCCCCAACTGAAGCATTTACCGGTACTCTACGTTGAGGACCAACAAGAACCTCTTGACTTGTAGTGAAGTCATAGATGGCATAGCTAATCTCTGCAGCGTTGATTGGGTGACCCGATGAGTTGGTCAAAAAGATGTTCAGGTCATTCCGACCCAACTGCTGTCCCCGTAGGAATGAAGTGCCCATAAATTACCAACCCCTAGAATCCCTGCAGCCGCAAGGATTCGGTCTGCAGCACCACGGACCAGTCGTGGATTGAGAACCACATCCCGAAGAACGTCCTGCCATTCCAACCCCAGGAGGAAAGTACTGCGCGGTATCGAAGACCTCAAAACCAAACTGCTCCCCCAAGAGGGGGCCTTCGAAGTACTCCTGAAGAACCCATTGAACATACCATTGACCCGGCTGACCACAATCCCCCGCGCAACCAGTAACGTAGTACTCTCCAAGGGCAGCCTGGACTGGAGTCCTAAGGCAAGGTCCAGCTACAATTGGATTGCAGGATACTGCAGGACGATCCGAATAGCGTTGTTGAGGCTGGTACAGCAAAGTGTACTTGACGCTGTACGGATCCAATGGGTTACCAGCCATGTCGGTGACATAGATCGACAGATCCCCCCTTTGGAAGGATTGACCTACTCTGAACACACCTGGGCTAGATTTAACAATCATCCTTACCTACTGGTCCGACAAATGAAACCTTCAATCCGCCACCAGGGGCTGATACTCCGGTGCCTGCATTCACATCATAGTCTTGTGCTAGGATCTGATAGCCCGCTGGGTAACTCAGCATGAGTCTCCAGTATCCGGTAGCATTTGGCCGCCATCGGATCCCATAGGAGCCTGTTGACAGGACATCAAAATAGACTTGACCTGAAGTGACCTGAAGGTCTGGAACTCCAACACCAGGAAGGAGAGGCCATGGGAGCACTGTGTTGTCGTGGTAGACCTCCAACAGCAATTGCGAAGGAATCAGGCCAGTGACACGAGTAAACCCATCCAACTGGAAGAACTCGGCTTGGTCATAAACAACCAAGTTATTGAATACGAGCCGGCCTCTAGTCGTTGGCATGTCATCGTAGGGCTTCTACTAAAGGTTTCTGGCTATCATCTGACAAACGATGCGCGGATACCTGAGGAGATCGGAACGGACGTGGGCTGAGCCACATCATAGGATAGGGACACCGCTTGATCGTAGACTGGATAGGTGAGAAGGATCCTCCAAGCACCAACAACATTGGGGAAGAACCTAAGGGTGAAGAACCCAGTCAGAAACTCGGTCCAGTATACCCTCCCAGCGGTAACTTGAAGGTCCTGAATACCTGTACCACTTACGAGGGGCCATTCGATCTGAGACCCGTTGAAGAAGATCTTCAGATTCAAATCCCCTACGGTAACCCCTTGGGAGCGAGTATGCCCATCGGGCATAAAGAGATCGACTTGGTCGAGAACCAACCTGCTGACGTTGACCGTCCTAGGGGCAGGTTGGTATCGAATTGGAGATTGAACTCCAAGATTGACTGTAGGGGTAGCTACAAGACCCGAAGAGCCTTCGAAGGTTGTGCGGGCGGTATACTTGACTCCAGCAGCGGTTGTGACACTCGAAGACCCGGCGACACTAAACCTCGAAGCTAACCTAACCCCTGCACTTGCCCCAATCGAGGAGCTGCCCCCAAAGGCAATAGCAAACGCCTCAGAGGCATGGGACTCCAAAGAGGAGTTCCCTGACAAGGCGACACTTAGATCAATCAAAGCCATTGTGCCCTCGGTAACCTCCCCGCAGGGTTCTAGTCAATGGTTAGGTCTCGTTGACGACGATGGCGCCAATAGCGAAGGATACCTGATCACCAATACCGACGATTTTGGAAACGGCCAAGGCTCCTTGATAGAGCATGGTGCCTGCTCCAAGGGTGACACTGTCCATGATGCCACTCCAACCGATTGTGCCCCAAGACCCAGCCGCAACTGAGTAAGTTACCGCCACAGAGTTCGCTACCGAACCAGTAGCAATGGTTCCCCAAGTAACGGCTTGACGAGTGTAATCCCCGGAGGTTGGTACTACTTCTCCAGTAATAATCCCAGCCGAAGTGGGATTAGTCGTGAAGAGCGCGATGTATACGGTTGCTGGCCAAGCGTAGGAAAACTGAGAGTTGTTCTTCAGAACCCTATCAAGGACTGAGTTCGCCAACGAGATAGTCTTTGCAGCCATTTGTGTCTCCTAACCTTCACCCTGGGACAAGTGATTTCCTGGGGACCTAACTTACGGTCATGTGGCAAATACTTTTGAGCGATTTTAAGTTGTTTGCGAATGGTTGAGCAGAAACCTTGGCGGTATTGTTGAACCAACCCACCTTCAACTCATCCATGTTCGCAATCGAAGTGTCGAACACAAAGAACATGCGGTTGCCAGCCTCACGGTCCGTACGCTTCAGGGGCACCCCAGCGGTCTGCAAGTAGGCGGCAAAGTATAGGTCCGCAGTACGAAACTCTTTGGAGCCATTCTCTTTTGACATTGGTCCTCATTTGAGATCTGAATCTAGTCTGATGGGTTGGGTACAGATTTGGGTATGAGATACATCTAAGCAGGCCCAACTTGCGCCGGGCCTGAGTGGGCTCAAACGAAACGTTACAGAGCGTACTTATTCGAGAGCATGTCATTCACCTGAACACGGACCCAGGTCTTAGTGGTGGCGGGTATCGTCGGAACGGTAGCCGTTGCGGCAATGAGGGATGCCGGAATCACAATCGAGGTGTCCGAGACCGTTCCACCAGCAGCCAGGATCTGAGCCTGGGTGATCTGTCGAGCCCCGTTGCCGATCAGGATGACCGTAGGCTCATAGAGCCCGTATCCCGCCAACCCACCAGAGGAGCCAGCAATGGTCAGAGTACCCGAGAGCGTTAGACCGGTAATGATCGGGGTCTTGACGGTAAAGAGAGTCGTCGAGGTCGAGAGCTGATTCACATCCTGAACCACCTGGACCGCTTGACCCTTCGTCGCTGGCGGGTGGTTGAGGTCACCCCTGGAGTCAGGGTTGAACTCAGTGGACAGATAGCCGTGGATGCACCCAGCTAACACGCTCTTCTTGACTGCATCAGTCTCTATAAGGTGGTATCCGAGCATGTTCTGAAGATGCTCTACCTGGGCGTCCGTGGCACCAGATAGCCCAATCAGGGCCTTGATGGCCGTCGCCGAGATGTCCACTGTGGGGACTGACAAGCCACCCGAGTAGCCCGGTACTGTGGCCGTAATCAAGGCAGCAGCAGCCTCAACCTTGAGACTAAGAGCAACGGTACCGTCGAAGTCTGTCGTGGGGGTGATTACCAAGTTACCCGTAGTAGAAGCTGTGATTGAAGTCGTAGTGGTAGCTGAGATAGCTCCAGTGGTCCCACCACCAAACGTAACTGTCACAGTTCCGGCAGTTCTACCGGTGATCGTAACGGTTAGGCTGTAGACCTGGGATGCTACAGCAGCCAAGCTATTGCTCAACGCGGTAGTACCAGTGGTATGCGTAAAGGCGTTATAGGTACCAGACCATCCAGCCCCAACAGTCCACCCAGTTGACTTCAATAATTCATTGAGCCCCTGGTCGTTCAAGTACTTCTGGATGTTGACCCGATTCGGACGAGAGACATACTTAGCCTGCCCTTTGGGAGACTCAGTTGTCGGATTAGTCTGTGAGATCGGTTCAATGTCCGAAAGGAAAAGAGGGTTCCTGAGATCATTCCGGATAACTACGAGATACATTGAGTCCTCCTGAACTTAGACCGGCTGCAAATGGCCACGAGCTTGATCAATCTTGAGGTAGCGAAGAATGTTGCCGTAAACAGTGTAGAAGTTCGCTACCGCTTGGCCAAATGCAAGCTGATTAGCCAAGCGAACGTACTTTGCTCTTCGGAGAATGAACCCGAGCTGACGAACGCTCTTCAAGTAAAAGCTGGACCTCTCCAGAGTCTTGAACTCTTCTTCGGAGGCCAGCACTAAAGCGTAACGACGATTCATGTCCTTAATGAGCTGTTGGGTTTGAATGGGTAGAAACAAGTGTTGGGGACGCCAAACATTGTCGATTCTCTGGAATGAGCCTATCTCGTGATCCAGAACATTGATTAGGTTAGGAGTCCCCATTGCAATTGATTAGGTTATGGCTACTACTGTGGACAATTGGTTATGCGCCCGCACTTGAGCAGAACTCGTAGTGGGAACCACACTTGGGATCAAGGCTGCAGGGATCACAATGGATGTTGCTCCTACTGAACCGCCACCAGCAGTAATAGCAGTCTCAGTAAGGGTAACTGCGCCAGTACCTGTGATATAGACCGAAGTCACATCTGGCGAACTAGAAGCCATTCCAGTTCCAGTGATAGTAAGGTCCACCCTATAGACGAAGGAAGAGGTCTCGGTAGAACCTGCAGCGTTAGCATAGGTAATCTCTGTAGCGCTAACTCTTGTAGCAATGGTGAAGGTACCATTGTTATTTGGGTCTGTGGCTCCAGAGATAATGATGGACTTTCCGACGTCGCCTGCAGCAAATGTTCCTGCGGAATCCACTAGAGTGATAGTGGGTGTTGCAAAGGTTAGAGAATCTCCAACACCAGCTTTGAGCACAGCCGTCGTAATCGCAGGATTAGCAACCAACGAGGTGACTTGGGACGCAACAGTATTTATGCTGATGGCTAGAGTTCCATCAAAGTCTGTTGAGGGTGCAATTGAAAGGCCACCCGTACTAGTAGCCGCTAGCGCAACCGTACCAGTAGTAGATCTCGCAGGGAGAGTAACCCCACCAAACGTTACGGCAACCGTTCCAGCTGTCCTACCAGTAATAGTAAGGGTTACATTATAGATTACCCCTACTACGGCAGCTAAGGTATTAGTCAAAGCCGTGGTATTCCCAGTAGTGTGCTTGAATGAGTTGAAAGTACCAACCCACCCTGTCGATGTCCAATTTGCGAGTGCTAGCAGGTTCTCTGAACTTGATTGACTATCCGCAATTAGACTGACTACGCTAGTCCCAACGGTAATCACTGGAAGTAAGCTAGCAGGGATATCAATCTGAGTGGCGCTTATGCTCCCACCAGCTGCTAGAATCTGGCTCTGAGTAAGGGTAACCGTTGTTGCGCCACTTACTACGACTCGAGTGATCTCTGGCTCAACAGAGGTTAACCCGGTACCCGTGATCCTCAAAGCACCAGCCGTTGGAGAGCCAATTACAGCTGAAGTGAGCTTGGGTGGAGTGAGAGCCCCCGAGGCTATGGACACAACCTTAATTACCGCTGAAGTACGAACCACAATGAAGTTGAATGCCGAGGTCTCCGTAATCCCCAAGGCATTGGTATAGGTTACTTGAGTTGGCCCTGGTACCGTTAGGATTACGAAGGTTCCATTGTTACTAGGATTGGTTGCCCCAGTAATCTCGATCTTCTTGCCCACATCAGTGGACAAGAAGGAGCCGCCAGAATCAAGAAGAGTGGTAGTCGACCCAGAAGCAGTCAACGAAGTTCCGATGCCAGAAAAGTTTCCAGCTTGGGACAACCCGTAGATCACGCCCTGTGCCTGACTAATCAAAACCCTATCCGATTCGACTAAGTCAATGTACCCAGGTATCAAAACATCATGCGTAGTCGGGGTTAACGTCTTGTAGAATGGAATGTAGCACTTCTGCTTCGAGTAGTTGACCCCAGGAAGGGTACTCTTATCTCGACCCCCAAGTGAACTTCCGTCGAGCCTAGAGTTAGCCGAAGCCAATACTCCACCCGATACTAGTACAGGACTACCAGATACTTTTTCCCTGGCAACCCCACGTCTGGCGGTCTTGTTTGGAAGTCCATCATCAATATCGTTGATGACGATTGGACCTGAAACGTTCTGGTTATGAATGAGCCTCAGCATCTAACAGCTCCTAGTGGTGAGTAGACAGGGTTCAACTCAGTTGAGCCTATAAGAGGATCAACCGGGGACCAACTCGCAGGCTTCTTGTGCCCTGATTCGATTATGCGCTTGACCAAAGCTCGCATACTCAAACCTTCAACCAAACGTTTATTGCCTAGTTGGGACAGTTACCAAATAGGCTTTAGTAGCTGCTACGATCTCCTCCTTGGTTGTAGCAGCATTGATCGCAGCTTTGACCACCTCCAACCCAGCGAGTACTCGAGATATGAAGCTAGCAATGATTGCAAAAATAGCCTTAACCTCATCAGCAGTCGAAACATCGATGTAATCGGCATCATCAATCGTTCGCACCCTGATAGGGTAAGTGTTTCCCAAAGCCTCCCACTGATCCGCCACTGTAGCTAGAGCCATCCACTTGAGCTGAGCGTTCTGACTAACAGAGAGGTACTTCCCAGACCCTGGTGGGAACTCAACCCCTGGCCCTCGAACGATGTAGGCTTCTCCAGCATCATTCACAATTGACAGGTTGCCAAGTTTGACCTGTGCGAGTTCTGCAGCATCAATAACAGCTAGCTCATCTTCAGACTTTAGGATCAGATTGAACTCAGCATCAAACTTGAGCCTCTCCCTTGGGATAATCTCAAGGAGCGAGATATCCGTGTTGATCGCCCACTCAGTTTCAGGGAAATCTGGGGTATTAACACTGAAAAGGGCTTCCATCGTAGTCTTGTTGATCACATTTGCCATCTTAATGCCGCCTTCTGCGAGTTACGGTACCTAGAGCTTGGGAATACACTGGAGAATTAGTTGATACAGCCCCACCTTGATTCGAACCAATAGAGGCAGTGGTGCCTATCGTAGCCCCAAGAGATCCATCCATCAGCTTCCACCTATCAAACATACCGTACACTACAGTATCTCGACCCTTTCCGGAGGCAATATTCCTTATCTCATTCGCTGTTAGAACACGCTGATAAATCCGTACATCATCGAAAATAGCATCAGCCATCGTAGCATTTGAGTGATCAGGACCAGTACCAATCCCCGAACCACCAGCAATAGTATTACTACTGTTCCCAGTCCAACCCCCTATGGATAGTAAGCTCTCTTGAACCCCATTCACATAGATAACCATAGCTCCAGTGGACCAGCCACAAGTCACGCACAGGTGAACTCTAGTTCCAGTCGCCGGAACTGTAGTTGAATCAACAGTACTAGCGAAGTCAAAGTCCAAACGTCTGGATCTGGCACGATACGAGATACCACTACGCATAGAGAGTGAAACTCTGCCGTTAGTTAACGACCCATTTACAGTGAAGATCATCAAATAGCGTTCCGTCCCAGTTAACGTCACAGGCTGAACCCAGAGACACATCGAGACCCCAGATTGATTCTGGGTGGCCGTCAATGAATTGCTCATAGACAAGTACTGAGAGCTCGCTAGTACAAGAGTAGCGGCCATTAGATAAACCACTCTACGTTGAGCATAAAAATACCCATATCCCCAGTTAGGTTTGTACCAGCCGCTGGTGTTTGCCTAATAATTTCAAGTTGGTAGATACTCCCCGCAGTAAGGCTAAGGGTGGCCAAAGATACCGTCTGAGAGGACTTCTGGAAAGTCACGTTGGTTGGAAAAGATAGATCCGTCAACGTGGTAGAGGTCCATGATCCTAGGGTTGCATTGTTCGGGACTTCCCTCTTTTTCAGCGCAAGACCAACTGTACGAGTACCCGCAGGAGACGATTGGGCCTTGGCCATGAAGGTAAAAGTAACTTGAGTAGCGGCGGATGGGATGTGTACACTCCAACCAACACCCTCTTGAGTAGTATCGTCAAAGCGTCGAATGAGAACCGCCGCATTTACAGTATCAGCATTGAGGGAGGCTGCTGCAGTGACTGCCCAATCAGTACCAGGATCATCGAAGTCCGGAGCAAACATCAGTTGCTGAAGTAGAGCATGACCATGGGAGTGAACATGGTCACTTCGAGCAAGAGAAGTGGCCGTACCTTCAGCATTCGAGGTACTGATAGACACTGCAGCGGCCGTTGTGACATCATGCTTGTGATCATCCCGAGCTGCTGTGGTTCCAACCCCGACGGCCGCTGCGGCCTTCGTTACGTTCACTGGTGCATTCGATGTGATAAAGGGTATCGTTTGCCAGGTAGCTAGGGTACTCGATGAAGCTACCAGAGCTTGACCCGAAGTGGGTGCGGTAGCTGCTGAGATAACCACCACCGTAGTCGCTGTCCTCAACCCAGAGGCGGTTCTATCATCGGAGAGACGAGAGTCGTTCCCCTGACAGAAGGTCCCAGAGGTTGAACCAAAAGCTGGGAGAGCATGAACGTGATCACTTCTAGCTAGCGAGGTAGCCGTACCTTCAGTATTGGATCCACCAGCAGCCAAAGTGGAGGGAGCTGCCGTTGTGACATCGTGCTTGTGGTCATCACGAGCTGCTGCGGTACCAGTACCCACGTCCGCCGGGGCCTTGGTGACATTCACAGGAGCTGCCGACGCTAGAACCGCTACCGTTTGCCAGGTAGCTAGGGTACTTGATGAAGCTACTAAAGCTTGACCTGCTGAAGGGGCTGTTGCAGCCGAAATGACGACTACCGTAGTCGCAGTCCTCAAACCAGAAGCTGTTCGGTCATCGGAAAGACGGGAGTCATTCCCTTGGCAGAAGGTTCCTGACCCCGTCCCGTATGCTGGAAGAGCATGAACGTGATCACTTCTAGCTAGAGAGGTGGCCGTACCTTCTGTATTGGACCCTCCAGCGGCGAGGGTAGAAGGAGCAGCAGTAGTGACATCATGCTTATGGTCAGCACGAGCTGCCGTTGACCCAGTACCCACGTCCGCTGGTGCCTTGGTAACGTCCGCTGGTGCCGATGAGGTCAAAGCAAGAGGAGTAGACCAAGCAGCAAGAGTACTCGATGAAGCAGTTAGGACTTGACCTGCTGATGGGGCAGTGGACGCTGAAATTACGACCACTGTCGTGGCTGTTCTCAATCCAGAAGCTGTTCTATCATCAGAGAGACGAGAATCATTGCCTTGACAGAAAGTCCCAGAGGTTGAACCAAAAGCTGGGAGAGCGTGGATGTGATCACTTCTAGCTAGAGAGGTAGCCGTACCTTCCGCATTGGATCCTCCAACGGACAGGGTTGAGGCTGTCGTAGTGGTTACGTCATGCTTATGGTCGATACGAGCAAGGTAGTTCGAGGTACCCGTAGCGGCTGTTGCCTTGGTGACATTCGAAGGAGCTGTGGAGTCAATGCCCTCACGGGCAAACGCTAGGCTTGTGACTCCAAGATTAATCACCGGTTGGGTAGTTAGAGACCACAGAGTATTCCCGTTGGCAGTACCTGCTCGAATCTCCACAAGCAGACCATTATTTGCCTGAGCTGAGGTACTGAAATCTGCAGCCCTTGACCAATCTCCCACTGCACAGACGTAGATACCACGATCCGCGGCGGTAGCTTGATCCTTACAAAGTACTCGATCTCCAGAAACTACAGAGACACCGTCAATACTCTGGGTCCCAGATAGGATGATGCTTCCTGTGGTGGCTACTCGACACGCAGGATGAAGCATCCCACCAGACTCAACGAAGTTCCTCGTGGCTGCATCCTGAGCAACTACTGGATCAGCAAGCGAGGTGATGTTCAGCGAAGTCAGGTCCAATCCTGTGTCACTGAGCGTCATCCTCAAGTTAGTTGAGGTGAATCCTCCAGTACCAAACTTGATAGTTTTGCCAGAAGTACCTGTAGCTATGGCAAGGTGACCATCTAAATTTAACAGATAGGAATCATTAGCCTCGGTTAAGTTGTACGTTGGGTCATTGTAGGTTGATCCATTAATCCCCAAGTCTACATAATACGAAGAATCATCCCCATTGTCCGCAGTGGCAACGAAGTCCGAACTAGACCTATCACCTGAGTTCTGGTTCTGAATAGCGATTTGAAGGTAACTATTCAGAGGTCCAGTAGCAATGAAGATAGGTGCTTGTGGGAATGGACTGAGTCCATCGTGAACGTTGAACCAGCCCCTGTAGTCAAAACTAGCTAGCTCAGTTCCAGTGTTGTCTTGGTATTGAGTTAAATCACCCGATTGACTTGCAGCAGCCTTAATGACGAAAGCTGTAACCCCAGAAGTACTAGGGGTTACTAGGATTGAGCCGTCAGCATTGACGGTAAACCTAGACAAGTTGTTCGTGATAAGAGATAGAGAGTAAGAATCTGTGTTCCCTAGGGTTCGATTCGCAGTACCCGCTTCACCACCATTCGAGAAAGTGCCTGAGCCAGCAAACAAGAACTTCTTCCAAACAGCAGCATCCGTTGTGACATCAAACGCTACCCACTGGGTAACCCCTGTGGTGTTAAGCCAACTAGACCCTACAATGTACCCTTGAGTATTGTCGTTCCCAGCAACTGGGTCCACAGTAGCCGCTAGGTGCGATTGAGGTTGGAACCCTGGGGCTGTCAAACTCGTAATTGCGTGGAGGGTGCCTGAGGTCTGATTACCGTGAGCATGAATATGATCTGATCTCGCCAAGCTACTTGCCGAGCCCGCCGAGTTCGAAGTACCAACCGTCGAAGGTGTCCCAACATTAACTTGATGAACGTGATCAACCCTTGCTGCAGTTGTTCCAACCCCAACCGCACCAGCGGCTGCATCAACGTTTTCTGGGGTAGTACTAGTAAGAGTGACGGGTGTCACCCAAGTAGCCAGAGTACTCGAAGAGGCTGTGAGTACTTGACCAGCACTAGGTGCCGTTGCGGCTGAGATAACAACTACCGTGGTAGCTGTTCTCAACCCAGAAGCTGTTCGATCATCAGAAAGACGAGAGTCATTTCCTTGACAAAAGGTTCCTGAGGTAGATCCGTAGGACGGAAGACTGTGCTTGTGGTCGCTCCTAGCAAGAGAAGTTGCGGTTCCCTCAGCAGCTGAGTCCCCAGGCGTGGCTGCCCCGGCCGTTGCCGTCGAGATATCGTGCTTGTGATCAGCCCTTGCCGCATCGGTGGCCACCCCAACGACCGCTGTAGCCTTTGTGACATCCGCCGGAGCCGAAGATGTCAGAGGTGTGTTCGTTGCGCCAGAGGCAATCCCATCGAGTTTGGTCTTGTCTGTAGAAGACAAGAACCCTGCTACAGAAGTTGAGGCTGCCGCATGAAGGGTCCCACTCGTTTGAGCCCCATGATCGTGCACATGGTCACTACGGGCTACAGATGAGGCTGTACCAGCCGAGTTAGTGGTTCCAATAGTAGAGGGGCTTCCTGCGGCAATCCCGTGCTGATGGTCATTTAGAGCGTAAGAAGACCCAACCCCAGCAGATGGAGAAGCTCCTACCGAAATCGCAACAGGCGTACCTGTGGATAAGGCATCTGCCCCACCTGGATTGTGCCGAGATGCATGAGCACTGACAGTGACCCCATCAACAGTCCCTACGTTAGTAATATTGTGAGCCCCAAGACTCAGATCACCTGTCATTGCTCGAGAACCAGAGCCCAACAAGTACTGAGTATGGTCATCCGCGCTCAACCCAGTAAGCGCCGAGTGGACCGTAACCCCGCCACCACTACCCCCACCTGTACTACGAGTAGGGCGTGCGTCGATGATATTAGAGATACCAACACCCTGCTGAACAATCACCTTGGCCAAAGGCATGTTCGAAGGATCGAGGAAGGTAGGAAGTGCTGCAGTAGTACCGGCTTCGGCTAAGGGTTGAGTCGCGTACTGAGAAGTTCCGTAAAGTAGGCTCAATCTCCCATCTGAAGTGAGGATCAAGTAGTCAAGCCGATAATAGCTAGCCGTCATCGCTGTCAACGTTCCGGCATTATCATAGTTGGTGATGTCAACTAAGGTCTGGGTTGCTACCTCGGTGGCCCCGTTGGTACCATAGAAGTAGCTCCACGTGGCATCACCACCGGAGCCAGCATAGGCAATAGTGTCAATCCCCAAGTAATAAGAACCTGATCCTACATCAAGATTCCTGACTGTGGTGCCTTGGATAGTACCTAGACCACTCTTCAGGTATTGAGGTGAGACAGTTAGCAGATAGCTCTGGAGAACCCCTTCTACGTTAGCAGATAGGATTCGAGTCTGATGAAGGAACCTAATCCCACTACCATCAGTTACCACAGTAGCCAGGAGAACCCCGGTTACGGGCGGAGGTGAGGTGGCTGAAGTTAGGGTTTGAGTCGTAGAATCGTAGTAGACATAGTTGGTGGTACTTGCTGTTAGAAGCACACTCCCCGCACCCCAACTAACTGAATAAGCAATACTATTGCCTGAATCTCTAATGAAACCCTTACCCAAGGCCACATTGACATGGAGCCCACTACCGGCAGTGACCGCCCCTCCATTGCACAATCCAGTCGCACCCTGGTCGTAGTAGAAGTCACCCAAGTTAATCGAGGGGTTCGTGACGTCATAGCTATAGGTAGCGGCACCAAGAACCTCGAAGGTTTGAGAGTCCTGAAAGAAGGTCGTACCTATCTTCCTGCCGCCCGAAACGATTGACAAGGCCGTGTGATCTACAGTGACATTCGTATAAACGATACCTGTAGCGGATTCGATCTTGATGTTGTAGATGTTGTTTTCGAGTGAACTACCAAAGGCATTGATTACAGTACTAGTACCGCTTGGACCAATATGAAGAGCCCAGTTGCTATCTCTGATAGAACTGGAAAGAAACGCAACTGTAGAGCCCCCATCTGCTAGAATGACGGAAGAAGTCCCATCGTTATCTGGCATAATGACGACAGTATTCGTAAGCGTCAGGTCACCACCGTCTGCAACTCTGAAAGCTACCTGAATCGGATTACCTGTGTAATAGGGTAGAATTGCGCTTGGTACATTCAAGTAGCATGGGGTGACATATGCCTGAGACCCAGCCCCAGTCACAGTGACCCAAGTACCAATATCCAGTCCGGGTGCTGCGATGATAGCGGAAAGAACAGAAATCACAGCGGACGCGCCGTCTGAAATGACTATCCCATTAGAGCAAGCTTGGACGGTGATCGTTTCAAGTGCACAGACAGTTCCTGGGGTTGCACAACGAATCAAGCACTTAGCAGGGTCGGTCACACCCATAATGGTGACGCCCTTAATCTCGCCACCGGTCATTGTGAAAAGATCCGTCAACGGATTTGCTGCTATAATAAAGATCGGTTGGACCCCAGTGGTATCTGCGGCTACGATAAGAGTCCCCTCAGTTACCGTGATTGGGTTCTCTACATAAGTGCCTGGGTTGACAACGATCTGCCACGGGTTGGTGCCCGTAGCCCCACCACTGATAGCGGCTGCTACCGCAGCTTCGATTGAGGTATAGTCAACATCGTCCCCAACTTGACCCACCGTGATTCGATTGGTGATTTTGAAAACAAACTGGGACATTGTCCCGCTGCCAGATCCATTCGACAAGAATAGGTATCGAGAGTTAACTCCTGCTTGACCTCCGAGAGCAGCCGAAACATTGGTCCAGTTGCAAACCTGAGCACCACTTGCAACCCCATCAAGCTTGGTCTTGTCCGATGAGGACATAAACCCGTTGACTGAAGTCGTAGCCGCTGAGTGCTGAGTACCGCCCCCACGAGACCCGTGTTGGGTGTCACTAGCCAAGATCCCGACTTGGATATCGTTGGTATTGACCGTGATAGAACCGTCGGCATTTGCTACTACATCGAAGGTTCGATCAGCAGATAGGTCTCCACCACCGGTCATACCAGAACCCGCTGTCAGGGTTCTGGTTGGGGCAACACCATCAGCCGTCGTGTTCTTCCAAACAGCAGCATTTACTGTATTGGTGATGCAGACGTACCAATTCCCAGTAGAAGTATCCAACCAAGTGGCAACAGGCTGAACGCCCTTTGAGGAGTCATCCGTGACTGTAGGCGCCCGAGCGAAACCTTGAGCCGCTGCAATTGTGTAGTCCGGTGGGTCTCCAGAATGGGCCGCAACAAGGGCATCTAAGGCTGACTGGTCTGGACCTGATAGAGCCCCACTGAACCAGACACTACATGTTCCTGAATCAGTATCGATGCGACGAAGAGAAGCCGAGGATATGGAGGAAGCAAGAATCTCCGATGTGAATCGAGTTGAATCAACCCGAGCAGACGGGAATGCTGTTGCAATCGTGTAGTCGTAATTTACGTCAGCCATTACGCCGAAACCCTCCACATCTCAATACGCGCTTCCTCAATAGCAGCAGTGTTTCCACCACCACCCTCATACTGAATAGTGAATGAGTTCGAAGTACCTGAAAGTGTAATCACGGCTTCCCCACTAAACTGAAGTTTATCAGTGATTTGGAGCTGGTCTTTCGACCACACACCACCAACCACCGTTGAGCTAGTGACGTTGAAGAACCTGGCAGAGATTGGACTACCCCCAGAGGGTCTGCTCATTAGACAGTACCAGGTCATGAGATAAGTACCCGTTAAAGCCCCCGTAGCAAGACTCACCTTCGTCTGAAAGGAGGTTGCGGTTGTAGTAGACTGACCTAGACTTTGAGATAGCGCGTAGTCTCTACCATAGTCAGGGGACATCAAATCCAACTTGGACTTGTCCGTCGAGGACATGAACCCGTTGACGGATCCAGTCGCTACCGCATGATGTGTCCCTGTGGTCTGAGACCCGTGATTATGAATGTGATCTGACCTAGAAAAGGTGGTTGCAGATCCATCCGTGTTCGTAGTCCCAATTGAAGATGGGGTAGCACTTGAAACCGAGTGCTGATGATCACTTCGAGCAAGAGAAGTTGCGATACCCTCAGCAGCCGAAGCCCCAATCGCTACAGACCCTGGAGTAGCTGTTGAAACATCATGCTTATGATCTGCTCGAGCTGAGGTACTTCCAACACCAGTTACCGCGGCCGACTTAGTAACATCCGCTGGGGTAGTAGTGGCTAGGGCAATAGGACTTGACCAGCTCGCCGAAGTACCAGAGGACGCAGTAAGAACTTGACCAGCACTAGGTGCCGTTGCTGCTGAAACAACGACTATCGTAGTAGCTGTCCGAATCCCAGAAGCTGTTCGGTCATCGGAAAGACGGGAGTCGTTTCCTTGACAGAAGGTTCCTGAGGTAGACCCATAAGACGGGAGACTATGCTTGTGATCACTTCGAGCAAGAGAAGTTGCGGTACCCTCAGCAACCGAATCTCCAGGCGTGGCCGCCCCCGCCGTCGCCGTCGACACATCGTGCTTGTGATCATCCCGAGCTGCTGTGGTTCCAACCCCAACGGCCGCTGTAGCCTTCGTAACGTCCGCCGGAGCCGAAGACGCTAAAGAGATACCTGGATCTGGAGTGGACCAAGCAGCTAGAGTACTTGATGAGGCAGTAAGGACTTGTCCCGCACTGGGGGCTGTTGCAGCCGAGATGATGACTATCGTAGTAGCTGTCCTCAAACCAGAAGCTGTTCTATCATCGGAAAGACGGGAGTCATTCCCTTGGCAGAAGGTTCCTGAAGTAGATCCATAAGACGGGAGACTATGCTTATGATCGCTTCGAGCGAGAGAAGTTGCGGTACCCTCAGCGACTGAGTCTCCGGGCGTGGCCGCTCCCGCCGCTGCCGTCGAAACATCATGCTTGTGATCATCCCTTGCTGCTGTGGTACCAACCCCAACAGCTGCTGTAGCCTTCGTAACGTCCGCCGGAGCATTACTCGTAAGAGAAGCATAAACCGTGGGTGTGGACCAAGCAGCTAGAGTACTTGATGAGGCAGTAAGGACTTGCCCTGCACTGGGAGCTGTTGCAGCCGAGATGACAACTACTGTAGTTGCTGTCCTCAAACCAGAAGCGTTTCGGTCATCACTTAGGCGGGAGTCATTCCCAACACAGAAGGTTGTTGAAGTAGTCCCAAAAGATGGAAGACTATGCTGGTGGTCCGACCTTGCAAGAGAGGTGGCCGTACCTTCAGCAGCGGTGTCCCCAGGAGTTATCGCCCCAGGAGTTGCTGTTGTCACATTGTGCTTGTGATCAGATCGAGCAGCGTCTGTAGCTACGCCAACAGCAGCCGTGGCTTTAGTAACATCAACAGGGGCCGTCGCGGTAAGAGGAGTATTTGTCGCCCCTGAAGCAACCCCATCAAGTTTGGTCTTGTCCGTTGAGGACATAAACCCATCGACTGAAGTCGTAGCCGCATCATGAAGGGATCCCCCACCCAAGTTACCATGTTGCGAGTCACTTGCTAGTATTCCAACTTGGATATCGTCGGCATTAACAATGATAGATCCATCGGCGTTGGCCACAACATCGAAAGTCCGGTCAGCAGTGAGATCCCCACCTCCAGTTAAACCATCACCCGCTATTAGCGTTCTAGCACTTGGAACGAACCCACCCGTCGGGAATGAGGCACTCAACAAAGGACGCTCTAAGAAGATTCTGATGATGAAACCACCAGAGGTCACTACACGACCAAGTTGGATGTAGGATCCTGAAAGTGGATACCCCGTAGTACTGACAACAAGAATGCCTGAGTTGTTCAAATACAGGTAATTAGTATCATTATCGGCGACTGCATTGACTGAAGATCCGACATAACGCCCATAAGCCCCATCTAGGTTGTAGTAGAATCCATTAACCTTGACGGACAGATCACCATCTTCAACAATGGCCCCATCATAGATGACTGCATTTGGAGCTAACGTCACCTCGTTAGTGACTTCTACTTCACCGATCACGTAAGGCATGAGTTACCTCATTGAGCAACTCTGAGAACAGCTTTATCAAGGACTACCGTTGATTAGGCTCTTACAGTAGGGCTCAGAACAAAACCCTATTTCTCTCTATACTAACCACTCTGCCACCGGTTCGATTGAAAACTTCAGTCAAAGTCTCGTGGAGAATCCCTGACCCATTGTAATTATTAGTGACCAACTGAGACACGACCCCTCCCGTTCGAGTGAGTAGCTCTTCTCGAATCTTTCGCGTCTTCAGTGGGCTATCCCAAGTCACAACTTGGATGGTCTTGTCTCCTGACTTAATGATCTCATCGTAGCTATCCTGATCAATCCAGTGATTGCTTGAGGGTAGCATTCGATGCTGTTCCTCAGTCAAACCAACAAGCAAAAGATCTGAAAGTGTAGAGGGAATAGGGTTATTGACATCCATGAACGCCATGTTATCGCCATCTCGGTAAACCCGAACGGCTTCATCACGATTCAAGGCATCATCAAGAACAAGACCCGCACATTCGATGTGATCTTCAAGTGGGTTCAGCTCAGTTGGAAACTGATCAATCTGATCTCCACCTGTAGCAGGGTCTTCGAGCTTTAGGGGGTGAACTCGGTCTATAGCCACAACTCAACCTTCTAAGGAGAGTTGCTATCAAAAAAGAACTGAGCCCAAAGAGGTTTACCTCTCGAGCTCAGTTCTTTCGCTACCTAACCTAGAACAGTTACTAGGCGGCTTTCTTTCCGTAATCCATGATTCTGACGAACAGGTCGTCAGCACTCAAGCAGATCCCAACCTGAATGACGCGGTTGCTTGCACCAGGTAGGGCCGTAGAGAGCCCACCAGTAGTAGCCAAATAGACCGGGACTCCGGCACCAGCCCCAGAGAGTCCGGAGACAACACCAGCAGCTTTACCAGCGTATACGACCATGAAGTTACTACCCGAAGGGTTGGCTTGAGCGATACCAATGACCCTTGCGCTGGCATCTACCGATGCTTGAGCCTTAGCAACGAGGTTACTCGTACCCGTGATGTAGACCGGATCCTTGACTGCTATGGAACCCCCAGTTCCATCCATGACTGCTTGTAGGATTGGAGCAGAAGTAGCAGCTATAGCCGTATGGGTGTGTAAGGTGTCCGCATTGCTACTTGAACCAGCAGTTAGGGTGTTCAGATTGGTGGCCGTTACTTGACCAGTACCTGGAGTCTGGCTAGTTGCGGTACCACCAATGGTAAACAGATTTGGTACACCCGCCACGCTAAGGCCAGAACCAGCACCACCAACGTCTAGAGCAGCAGTGCTTCCATCCAGTTTGATACCTAAGCCGTTGGCGAAGCGCCGAATACCCTTGGCTGGGTCAACTTTTGCTCGAAGCTTACCACTTGCAGTATTTACATCGAACTCCAAGCCCGATGAACCACCAGCGGCACCAGTACCCGCCTCACTAGCAGCCGTGTCAAGGTCAATCTGAATACTGCTGAGATTCTTGATCAAACCCTGATCATAGGTGTAAGACGGAGCACCTGAGAACTGGGACCAAGCGTTAGGAGTAGTATCGACCGCAATTGGGTCAACCGTGACACAATCCCAACCCATATTGGCGAAGGTTGTACCACTGGTGATAAAAACGAATACACCCTGATGGAATTCACTCGAACTAGTCTGGTCACAATCTGTAGCGCGAGTTAGCTTGAACTTGGCTCCAGCACCATCCCCTAACGTGGTTACCGTATAGATGCCGTTGTCAATTGCTGGGGTTGACTCATCCCCATTCTCACTAGCCACTAACACTCGCTGAGAAACACCAGTAGCTGCAAAAGTATACCCATCAATGGTGTTGTAGACGGCTGAGTCCGTTGGAGCTTCCAAGGTCTTGCCCACGCCAGAACCAACAGCCGTAAAGCCAACACCAGAGACAGTCCCAACAGAAATACCTGTCTTCCCGACGAGGTCCCCAGGAGTTCCTTCAGTTACATTGGATACCGTAACTCGAGCCTTGCTACCAGTCCACTTGTCCCTCAAGTCAATATTGGCACCATTGACGAAAGCAACCGTGTAGCTAAGACCGTAGACTGCCTGAACTGCAGAATTGATGGCGGCTGCTACTGCAGTTAGATTCGCCTCAGTAGTGAATGTAACAGTGACAGTTGTGCCGTAAGGATTGTGTAACTGCAGATCGAAAGTCTCGCCAGCCATCGGCAAGGAAACAGAACCACCAGTAGCACCAGCCTTGTCTGCAATGGTACCCAAACCACTAACTACTTTGACGATACACGAAGCATGAGGATCAAGGCCTTGGGCCAAAGCATCCACGTAAGCCTTATTAACTCCATCATCCGGGTCAACTGGAGTTGCCACGTTGTTGATGAGGTTATTACCCATGTCTACATTAGAAGTAAACTGGGTTGACCCAAGTTCTGCTGAGTTTTGACCAAATACCAGAACGTCACCAGAAGTAGTTGCAGGACCTGCTCCTGTAACTTTATTCCCATTCATCACAATGCCAACGCCACCAGCCCCCGATGTAGGGATAGTCAACTTGGCAATAGTCATGTAATCCGTGGTTGCCACTTCCTCGTGGTAACCTTCGGGAGACTGCATGAACAGTGGTTTACGTTCTGAGGCCATAATAAATGCTCCTTACTAACTACTATCTTGGGTGACCTCACCACGTAGGTCACGAACCGTTCGTGCCTCCGGGTCTATGGTCATAAAGTTGGGATCCATATTGTACTTGGTTGCGATCTCATTGATTAACTGAAGATACCGAGGCTTTAACTCAGAGATACTGTGCTGAGCTTGATCTATTGACAACTGGCGAGATTCCTGCTGTTTTTTGAAGGAAGCTACAGCCTTCTCCATGTCATTCTGAGCGTTCTGCATCTCCAAGGTTAGCGCTCGGGCGGATAGCTCAAGGTTTCGAATCTCGGCATCGAGTGCCCGAAAGGTCATTACTTCAAGCTCAGTGATCTTTTCAATATGGTCCACAGGATGTTGAGCATTTTCGAGTTCAACCTCTTCTGAGACCACTTCGGCCTCTATAGAAGGCGCCTTCGGTTTACTGCGCCCAACAGGCTTGGTTGTATTCGATTTGGATTTGGTTTTGGGTATCATGCGATGACTCGGGTCAAGTTGAAGGACGGATTGAACAACATTCGCGAGGAGTCCATAGCGACCCCAAGCACCTGAACAAAAACTTTCTGGTTTCCTGTTGCTACTGGACGAGTAGGAGTGGGGATACCGTTGAAACCTATGAAGTAGGTTTTGCCCGGTATAAGACCAGGCACACTTAGGATACCGTATCGAAGGATCTTGCACTGAGTACTGGTACTCTTACTTACAATGGCCCCCACTCCAGGCATCTTGGAATAGTTGGTGATGTCTACCTTGGTAACCTGGATCACCCCTCCTACGCTATCCCCGGAGATGTAGACCAGGTCCCCAATCTGATCCGTAGCTTGACAGTTAGCGGGTAGCTCAAATCCCTCCGTCTGAGCTAGGTTGGTTAAGTCCTCAAGGCTGAGTATCCCCAACCCTTCGAAGTCATCCCTCCAGGTCCCCGCATTGTTGCCGTGGATGATTCTCTTGACCTGACTTAACAGGAACTCTTGAAGATCTTCTTGCGTGATCGAGGATACTAGGGCGTTCAGAATAGCCGAAGCAGTCTTCTGATCATCCGTCTTATCGGCGATCCTGACTACTCGATATCTGACTTTCGTCTCGCCCATCGAATCCTCACGTTATGACGTAGTCGGCAACTACGTGATCATCCGCGTACGGGGCTTGAGATAAAGTAACGGTGTCGTACCCAGTACCAGAACCTCCACTCTCTGAGATCGTGTAATCATCGAGTAACGTCAAGCGCAACCCATTCACAAACACGGCAATTGTTAGATAAGGGAGGTTATGGGTGAACTTCTCAAGCCCAGGAGTGTGAAACACCAGGTTGAAGCCGTCTTTGGATCCGACCAACCCCTGACCCATGCGAAACCGACCCACAGATATGAACATCTGCAGGGCAGTTTGAAGGTTTAGGTAGTTGACAAGATACACTCACGTCTCCCGCCGAATTAAAACGACCGGGTTTCAGCGGGGATTTGCGTATGTGAATTGAGCGGAGAACGCAGCGGTCCCTCCGGAACCTCGAACCCAGATAGATGAGACTAGACCATCGAAGCCAATGCTCTCTTGGCTTGATGCTTGACCCGGGACTACGATCTCAGGCCCACCCTCTTGGAAAGCCACATAGAGGGGAATCGTCGTGCTTAAGTTTCGGATCCTAAAGTTTGACATCTGACGCGGCAGATCAATCTGAAGCGAGTCAGCGAGGCTAGCCTCACTCGGAGCTGTGGCATTGAACCCAGCCTGCTCGTTGCCTACGAAGGGGGGGAGAACCAAGGTAGCCGCGCTCGGAGAGGGACCTGCAGGGACCAAGACACTTGGTATCTCATCACCCGCTGAATCAACATAGACCAGCTTCAACCAAAAGAAAGCAGAATCCGGAAGCCCATAGTTTGAAGGCTTCATGAGGATCTGAACGGTCTTACCTGGTTGAATCGGGTTCTGAGGACCCGCAACAGCAGAATCAACTAGACCCAGGTTGGTAACAGTCACCACTTCCGTGGGGGATGGAAAGTCTGGGCTATCGTCCGTGTATAGACGGTATCTCACAACCCCCGTGGCTGTTGAGTCCAACAAAGGCGTTGTGAAATGAATGAACCCCGGCTTGCGTCGGAGAATTGAGAAGAGGCGTCCGCTCATGATGTCACCTGTATTGGACCTACAACAAATGATTAGGTGGCAGATATCATGGAGTCAACTTTCCACGAGACACAAGAGAATCAAAGGTCGACGCAGAGACGTCACCCTTTTCCTTTCGGGCTAGTTCTTGAGCCTCTTTCCAGGTACCTGTTTCTACCCCATCAAAGTTAGGCTGCAAACTAGCCTTGAACACATGATCCTTCTCTTTCTGAGCAACCTCTTCGCGCCTCTTCTTACGATAGGCGTTCTCTTTGATGGACTTTGTAGCCCAACCACCAGACTCGCCCTCTTTCAAGACGAATCCAAGGTTGCCGGGAGCGAAACCGATCTTAGCCTCCAGACCACAGTTGTTGCAGGTCAACTTCTTGTTCCCCGCTTCTACTGCGTCGTAGTCTGAGTAGGAAAGTCGCTGGTCTCTAGTAGTCCCGCATTCGTGACACTCAATCTGATAAGTAGGCATCCGCAGTGAAACCTTTCCGTTCGATCTACACCTACGTATCCTTTTTCTTGATCGGAATAGACCAACTACGAACTTTGGACATCACTGCCGCAACATGCTTGCAAACCCTATTGATCCGAGCTGGATCTCTGATGTTGGGAGTTGAAGCTGTACCCACGGGCTTCCCATCAAGATACCCTTCCCCCTTGGCATGGTACTCAGATCCCAACCATCTCCATGCTTTGCATGAGCAAGAGAAACTGACGTCCATCTTGGCAAGGGCTGTCACACGCCCCTTACGAGAAGCCTTGAGACGAACCATCTTGGGACCATTGCCACAATCAACCGAGAAGATCCACCTCAGGTTCTGTACGTCAGTCCTCTTGATAGTTACTACACATGCTGTAGCTCGTTGACGAGTCTGCGGGTTCAGTCCATTCTCAATTTCGGAGATCTTAGAGGCTACTCGAATGGGCTCCTCCAGAGAGACTGGAACTTCATGAGCACACTTGAGCAACCATAGTTGAGCAACATTCTCAACTATCGAAGCGTTGTGCCGGTTTGGAATCTCATCTCGGTAGGGGTACTTCGTGATAGACCCGTCATCCTTCACGTGTGGACCAGGTCGACGATAGGTGGGCCGAGCGTCAGAGTGATCAATCTCGTCGGGCTTCTTCTGATCCTTCAAGAGATGATCTGCATCATCCACCCGGTACATCGATTGATCCTCAATGTCAGGCTCTCGCTCCTCCTCTTGCGAGGGTTTGGCATAGGTGGAGGTCCCCGGAATACTCGGATCTAAGCCAACTCCCTTCTGAGATGGACCTGTCCCTGGGAGCCCAGATTCAGACACTAGTGGGGTTGTAAACCCTCGAATCATCGGTCAATGATCCAGTAACTAGAAAAGTCACTTGCTGCCCACTGAGCGCTAACCTTGTCTGCCGCCGTAAATAGGATCTCTGACAAGATACCCTTACCACCCTCTTCCAATTGAGCGATAGCAGTAGCTATCGCTTGCAGGAGAGTGAGCAAAAGCCTCTTTGAGTCCTTAGGGCTCTTTTTCTTGAGTTGCTTCAGGGTTACAATCGCGGTATCCAGGTGAAGTAGATATTGAGCTACTGGGTCAGAACCCTCTTCAGCGGCGGATTTGAAGTTGTCTCTGTTCTTCTCATTCTCATCCTTCCACTTCTTGGCATCCTCCGTAGTCATATTCTGCGTAGGATCAGCGGGCTTCCCTTCCTCGAACCGACTTCGACGAGCTTCCTCAGAGGATGTGGCCCCTTCGCCGGCTGAGTGAGACGAGTAGATGTTCCAACGCGCGTTGTTCGAGTTTCTCATGGGTTTAACATTCTCAGGGTATCTTGGGTCTTCCTAGCCCTCTTATCAGCCTGGTACAAGCGTGAATACTCTCGACGCTTATTAAGCCGTGATTGCTCTTTAGAGGCTCTCGCTTCAGGGGTGAGAGTGTCATTTTCTATCCTAATCTTGGCCAACCTAGCAGCACGAGTTACAGCTAGAGCTCTAGCATTCTTCTCTCTCCACTCCGTATTACTAGATCTTTTACGAACACCCTCTAATTGCGCCTTCCGCCAATCTGGATCTTGGGGTAGGCTTTGCATGACTTCCAAGTATCTTGGGTCAGCGTGCAATAGAGCGTTCTTAGCTGCATTGGCTTTTAACCACTCAGGATCTTGAGCACGTCTATGTCCTGCCTCTACAGTGGCTTTCTTCCAAGAGTGGCGTTTTGATCGCTCACGGCTAGCAGAAGAAATAGCAGCTAGCCAGGAAGGGTCAGCGTGCATCTTCTTCATCGCAATAGAATAGGCTTCACGGCGTCGCCTCTCTGCTTCTGGTGAAAGCAAAGATATACCGTCCCCTCCAACTGTCAGATTATACCCGATAGGGGCTAAGCATTTGTTGGAGTAAACTTGACTCACCTCAGCATCAAAGAGATCACTCAAGGGGCCGTATACTACTTCCAAAGTCTCTACCGAAAAGTTATGAGGTCCGTATTTGTTAATAGCTCTATGTAGAGCGAATTTTCTTCTAGACCTGGCTTGACTAATATGCCTAAGCCAACGCTCTTCAACAGTTCTAGTAGTACACCCCACATACTTCTTCCCGTTCACGAGATTCGTGATCAGGTAGATATACCCAGCAAAAGCAGATGAGGTCATAATTGTTGTGCACCAAAGTCTAGCTTATTGGTGCTTATCTTTTACTACATCCTTATTTTTCTCCCAGTGTGTAGCTATCTCCTCCAACTGGTCCTCAGTTAGTGCAGGATTAGATGACTTAAACCCGTCAATTACGTCCTGTCTCGTAGTAGCCTGGATCGGTCCCATGGCTTCGAGAGCCTGCTGGGATGTCTGGGATAGGGCCATGAGCACCCGACGTACCCGACGACTAGCCTCTTTGGGCGGAATGCGAGCGGACTCTACATCAGCGGCGATCCGACGGAGGGCTGTTGCAATATGACTGGTAGAAGCTGCTCGGAACATGGATGCTCTCTTTCCTTGACTTGGTACTGTGGTTGAGGAGTGCTTGATTGTCTTCAACGCCCTATCGGCAAGTTCTTTGATGTCTTCAAGCTTCCCTTGAAGTTGAGGGGGTAGATCCTTACGTAATCGTGCCGCCTCTAGAAGGATGTTTTCGAGACTCGTAGTGATCTGATTAATGTCCTTCACGTCAAGAGCCCCAGCCATCCTCGGTTGCCCTTGCTCCGGACGAGGTTGAATGAACGGAGACACCCGATCAATTTGACGTATACGGACATCCCTGAGAACGTCCTCCAACTCCTCAACCTTCTCAGGCCTGAGTTGAGTCTTTAGCTCCTCATAGTCCAAACGCGAGGCCGCCAAAGCCGTAGCCCCCAAAGCCTTGTCCAACTTGAACAAGGCATCTGGGATCCCATAGATTGCATCCCCAGCAACTTCATAGAGATGATCCCTTTGAGGAGAAGAAGCAATCAATCGAACTACCTGACTGACGAACTTCTTAAGTTGCTCGCAACGAAGGCGAGCATCTGTAAGTTCCTCTACAAGATAGACCAGTACACCAGCTTCTTTATTGGTTCCCGTAGAGTTTACGTTATCCATCGAGCTAGCTAAAGTACAAGAAGACTACCGGCTCAATCAGGTAGATCTAGCCGGTAGTCTCAGCACCTCAACCAGGAAACGCTTCAGGGAACTCTTCGATGAGTAGCTTCTTGAACTCGTCACTTTCAGCAGCGAAAATAGCCCGGATGACCTCCGGACACTTCTCGTAATTCAAACGAATCATCGCTATCCGACGCTTCCAGTGGTCTGAGAAGTTGTAATCATCCGGGAAGTCCTTACAGAGACCTTTGGCTACCCTTCTTCGGTAGTCAGCTGTCCCATCATTGTCGATACGAGATCTCGGTTCATCATCTGACGGCATGGATACCGTGGTCTCAAATGTTGGAGCTGGTTGCGACCCCATACCCTTCTTAGGCCCATTGGTGTTCCGAAAAGTAATCCCCTCTTGCTCCATAACCGACTCCACAGCATGCCCTGTTGAGCCCGAAGCATCGAAGGTCTCTACACCTCCACCTGAGGTCAACCCAACTGAGATCCCTTCCTGAACCCTAGCTTGACTAGGCGCTACCTTGCCAACTACAGGAGTTGCAGATGCAACCATGACTCGAGCCTTTGGTTGAGCTTGAGAACGCATACCTGATTGATTCATCGAGGCTAGGTTGGTAGTGACTACTGGAGGTGGTACGTAACCTGGAGTTCTACTCTGGATATCACCCTTCCGAGCCTCCTTCTCAGCCACATAGATTGACCGCTCTTCATCGGTCATCTTGGATAGGAGATCCCCCTCAGAGATCCCCTCACCAGGTTGAATCTTGACCAACTCCGCATCTCGAATAGCGGTACCAACTGTGTTGGGGGTCACCTGAGGTGCGGTCTTAGCCGAGGTCTTGAATTGTCTCTCAACCTCAACCCCAAACTCAGCACCACCAATCAAATCAGAACTACTCCCTCGTGCCACGAAGGCTCCTGCTCTTCCGGTAGACTGCCTAACCTCAGCGGTCCTCTGCCGGGCTTGTTGAGTCCTAGCAGAGCTACTCATGACCACCCGCTCATCAGATTCAACGGTAACGATGGCGGACTTCTTTGGAGGAGATAGTGGGTTCTGGCCTAAGTCATTGGCTGCCCGAACCCCAATATTCGCAGACGGGTTGGCTACTGGAGCTGCACCCGGATTGTATTCGTCAGCAGGTACAATCCACCCCATCCTAATGGCCCCTCGAAGGGTAGGTAGCATGAAACGGCTACCATTCAGCTCTACAATAGTACCATCAAACAGAATCTCCATCCCATCGTAGACACTGTAATTAGTACCGCCCAAAGTGAACGCTTTCGTCGAGATAAAGCGTTCCATTTTTCCCGGTGTAAATCTAATCTGGGTCTGATTGGCTTCCATTGTCATGGCCTCCTCGGCTCATGACACACCCATGATAAGTACTTTAAACAAGTCAGGTGCCGTGAGTCACCCAGTAGCACTGAACTCACAGCACCTGTCGAAGAAAACCGAAGTAGAACTTACTTCTTGGCGGTCTTCTTGGCCTTCGACGCGGACTCCTTCTTCTCCGCAGCAGCGGCGGCGGCGGCAGCAGCCTTAGCAGCAGCGGCAGGAGAAGGAGGAGGAGGAGGAACTATTCCAGCTTCCACCTTGATGGCCTTCAAGAAACGAGCCTTTAACTTCTTGGAAGCGGGCTTGGCGGCAACGATCATCTCCTGGCCGTTTGATGGATTGCGAGCTTTGCGCTCCGCCTTCGGGGGGACCCCTACGACAGTTAGCTTCACAATGCTAGGAAGGACGAACTTCTTATCTTTGCGAAGACATTTAGCAACCACTGTATTCAGAGCAGTGAGAAACCCACGGACATGGGTCTTGGTAGTACCTTCCATCTCGTTGGCAATAGCCGCAATCAGTCCAGTCTTGGTCATAACTTACATTCCTTCTGATCTGAGTTAGTTTGCGGAAGGAACACTCTCCACTCCGTCTAGGTGGTAACAACTACACCACCGACTACCAATCTATAGAGGTGGACAAGAAATAAATCTAGGGACCCCCTACTTAGCCCTCAACCGGTGTCTCTGAGCTAGCCCATAAGGCTGATAGCTCTACCTGATCGCCCGAGTTGACCGTCAGCATCGCCTGCTGAGCAAAAGCAGTCTCCTCCTCACGTGCTCTTAGGAAGGTGTCTATCTGGGCTTTGATTTGTTCGTAGGCTTTCCTCAAAGCCTCTTGTTCAGAATCAGCCTCTCCACTGAACTCTTGACGGAACACATCCTCGAAGGTCTTTTGGGAGACCGCCTCAATGGAGCCTGGATCCAGAGTAGTCCGGTACCCAGTATATGTGGTACCAACCAGCTTTACGGTCACTACCCAAGTAGGGGTGTCAGGCAGGTCCGTTGGGGTGTTTTTGAACTCGAAGGTGACGTTAGTAACCGCGTTGCGGTTGATCGACCTACCGTAGAGATGAAGAGCGCCTGAAATGGAGGACAAGATACTCATGCCCTCTGAGTACACCGAGAATCAGGGCAACTTGATCAACCAAACAATATCCCCTCTCATAGGAAGTGGGCGCTAGTACGGAGCGAAACACCCATAACAGGTCTTTTGTTCTTTGATTAGGCTATGTTGCTTCGATAGAATCACGACTTGGTGCTTAAAGAGGAAGGCCGGGAGTCCTTTCGGAAACCCGGCCCACACTCAATTCAGCCTAATTTTCTTAGACTCGCGTTACCACTACCCTGGTGAGGCCACGGGGGTTGAACGCGCCAATACCGATATTTTGGAAACAACTGAACCCAATCGTACGCGCCTTGGGATCATCTGCACTCAAAACTGTAAGTTCTGTACGTACGGGTATCCGGCCGAAATTTTCAGGCTCAGCGGAAATATACACAAAACCAGCAGGGACCAAACGGCTCGTGATGATCTGGGCGCCCCAAAGGGTTGCCTGGAGACCAGTCTTGAGCAGAACGGCCTGACTCTCGATATCCAGAATGTCGCGTCCGAACTTACGGATGTCCGCGTAGTCCACCGCGTTCATATAGATACGAGCGACCCTAAGGTCGTGACGCTCTACCTCAGCAAAGGCATCCGCGAGGACACTTGGGCTGATTGGAGCCACGACGTTGAGGTCGGGGTTCGTCTGACCTGGCAAGGTATCGAAGCCAGAGACTGCGATCGAGTCGAGGACTGCAAACACGCGCTCGTCTTCCGCGGCCTGGATCTGGGCTTTCGCCAAGTCCTGAGCGCGTTCGATGAGATCGAATCGGCGTTCCTTGATCTGAGTAAGGGGGATCTCGGGGTTCGAGGCAAGCTCGAACAACGGGAAGATGACCCTTCGGGGCTTCTGGATGGCAAGGATGTTCTCACCCTCTTCACCGACCACGTAGGCGGTGACATCCGGATCCTTATCGTAGATCGGGAGAGCACCATCCGGGAGTTGTTCGACTAAGAAGGTCTTACGACCCACAGCCGTGTAATCTCTGCGAAGACGCAGAGGCTGAATCATCGAAGCGGCAAGCTTAGCTCGACCAGCAGCCGTTTTGATGTACTCACTAATGATCTGTTGCTTGATGTCGTTGCTAACCACGGTAGTCTACCTTTCTTGTCGGCTCAGATCCTGAGGTCGACGATCAGCATGGGGGTGGTGGCATCGACAGCAGCCTTGAGAACGCCGACAACAGTGGGAGTCAGACTCTCACTGGTTTCAAGGGAGTCGGCGGAAACGTTAGTGATCAATCCATTGATACTCGCGTATAGGAGATCACCAGCAGTATAGGTAATAGCATCACCCTTTGTGTGCCCACCACCAGTTAGCTGATACTGGGTTTCGTAGATCGTTAGACCTACGCAAGAACCAGATCCGCAAACGTACGGTCCACGACCCGATGCCGGTCCGGGAGTGTTCTCGTAGGCGTTACCAGCAGCATCATTCAAGAAGATGCCGAGGGGACGCATACCGGTGCTAAACACGGTTGGAGGATCTGCAGGGGTTCCTGCGGGACCCCCAATCACATTGTTTCCCGCCACAGGGCGAGTGAAGGCGAATGACCCACCGAGCACACCAGTCTTGGTGATCCCGGATAGGGTGGTACTTTTTGCTGAAGCGCCCGTTGCGAGTGCAGGATTTGCTTGGGTGAAGGCATCTGCCGCGAGGACACCCACACTATTGCGGGTGACGACGTGAAACAGTTGGACTCGACCTGAGGTTTCCCTGAATTCGCCCGAGCTTTGACCGTTCATGGACATACTTATGTTCCCTGTTGGGTTAAAGTTGAGCAAACTTCATATTCATCTACATCTAGGCAATCACTGCATCTCAACGAATTGAGACCTCAGGACTGAGAGCTCTTCTAAGTGGAGCTGATCACACAACCCCACCTAACAAGTTCATTAATCAGTTCGCATGCCGAAGGCCTCACGAACATCCGGAGCTGAATTCCAGATCCTCGAGAGATCTCGTCCAGCACTTACATTCGAGGGGACCCCACCAATCTGGCTGACACCAGCAGTGGGTCGTGTTCCGACAGTCCTCATAGAGGCAGTTCGGACAACATGAGCTTGCTTCTGCTGAGCTTGGCCTTGGCCCTGATCTTCCTGACCTTGACCAGCCGCTTCTTGGGCATTCTTGTACTCAGTGTTAGAGAACAGCTGACGGAGAGCATTGTCCTCATCGGGCGTGAGTTGAGCCTCACCAACATCCATATTGGGGGTATCCAACTGAATATCCATATCGGCAACGGGCTCGATCTGACCTTGCTCAGCAAGCATCTGATCGATTTCGCTACCTACTTGTTGCTGGCTTTGACCCAAGCATTGTTGAGCAGCCTGAACCGGATCCTGACCCTGGGCGATGGCTTGCTGAACAGCCTGAGCTACCTGCTGAGCCTGGGACTGTTGCTGCATCTGAGCTTGTTGCTGCTGCTGACCCGCCTGCTGCTGCTGAGTCTGAACCTGCTGGGCTTGAGCCAATTGCTGCTGGATCTGCTGAGCCTGCTGAATCAACTGGGCAAGTTGCTGTTGCATTGCCTGTTGCTGCATCTCAGCTTGCTTCTGCTGGCCTTGACCTTGATCTTGCTGACCCTGGTCCTGTTGAGCTTGCTTCTGCTGAGCTTGACCTTGATCTTGCTGACCCTGGTCCTGTTGAGCTTGCTTCTGCTGTCCCTGGCCCTGCTGACTCTCTTGACCTTGCTCACCTTGCTCATCCGCAGCAAGACGCGTATAGGTAGACATTAACTCCGCATCAGGGAGGTACATGAAGGAATAGCTCTGATTTTCAACTTCCGCAGCAGATGCGGTCTTGGGAAGGATCTTACGAGCAATAGCTACACAAAGAGCTGCCTTCTTGTCAGTGGCTTCGCTCTTCTCATCATCGTCTTCCTTCTCTTCCTTCTTCTTCTTGATGTTCTCAAGAAACTGAGGAGGTATCTGACCCGCTTGCTTCTGCTGACTCTGACCCTGACTCCCTTGGTCTTGCTCCTCTTGCTCTTCTTGTTCATCAGCGGCAAGACGAGTATAGGTAGCCATCACCTCTGCATCGGGGAGATACATGAAGGAGTAGCTCTGATCCTCAAGCTCCGCCGCGGAGGCGGTCTTGGGAAGGATCCTGCGAGCAATAGCCACACAGAGAGCTGCCTTCTTCGTAATGACTTCTTCGGAGGCAGTTTTCTCAGGATGATTGAAGGTATCGGATCTCATCTCAGGCATACCAATCTCATTACGCTTGACCTGACCACCAGCGTATTCAGCTTCCCAAGTTCCATTTGAAGGATGGATATCCTCAGCAAAGTCCGAAGGCCCACCAATCACGTACTGGTCGGCGGAGGGCTGCTGATTAACGTGATCCTGATTCATCAAGTAGGGGTCGGCGACTTTCATACCAGCCCTCTTGGCGATTGCATTTACGTTCCAAGTTGAGCGCTCACGAGGCATGGAGGAGATCCTTTCCTTAATTCGAGAAGCTGTATAAGAGCTTCATCGACGTCCGAGAGAGAACAATTTACCTTTAGTGACCAATTGAACCTTCTCAGAGTTAGTGAGGGTTCGGCCCAGTACCTCACGACAAGCCGCAAGGTATTTATCTACATTTGGATATGAGGTTATTCCGCCCAGTGCGATGACGGTCCTATAAATCCGAGCATCGCCTGCCATCGAGGATTTCCTCTCGGACCTCTCAAGAAGACGATTCATGACGAGAATTTCCCGTCCTGAGAATCTGTTAGCCCTACCTACCGCTTCCCATCCGCCATGGTCATGCAGAATCAGTCCAGCTAGGATGTTCCTAGCTAAGGAGGGGTCTCTAACGTTGGCAAGTACCATCTTTGATCGCTCACGCCACTTCGAGTAACGTAAAGCAGACTTGATAAGAGATTCATTGGACCGATTCTCGTCCAAGGTACTCTCCTCACCCTTGTTGGCTTCGGAGATGTCTTTCTTGACCTTGTTCGTGACCTCTCCAACCAAAGACTCATACAAATCGTTGATGACTTGTTTGAAGGGCTTGGTTGAGTCCTCAGTAGATGGCTCTGAGGAGGGTGATCCACTCATCTCAGCTTGTCCGGGGAAATCCTGCTGAGCGGTATTAATCTGTTGGATTCGGGCCTTGTGAGCCTCAACAGCCTTGGAGGTTCCAGAAAACGGTGGCGGAGCGCGAAGAGTTCCAATTGAGGGCCCGTCATGCAAGTATGAGAGGTAGTCTGCAGGCTTCGCTGGAGCTCCAACTCCAATGGGTGCGAGCCTCGCTGCCTTCTGCATGGTATTCGGGTCGAAAACCTCTGTGGGCCTCATGAAGGCCACTTGAATCCTCTGTCGAGCTGCCTCTGCCAACTCAGCTGTCTTGGGATCAAGAATGGATCTAAGTACAGCTCCCGAAAAGGCTGGGTGCGCTACCCAAGAGGCCTCAATGAACTTGACTGAATTGGGATCAGAATAGTGACCACAGAGCTCAGCTATCTTGCGTCGCTTACCCTTTGGGTCTAAGAACGTTTGACCCTTAAAGTATCGGATATGCTTGCACAATTGACTTTCATCTTCGGCCACATTCCCACATTTAGTGCACTGGGTATATGATACCTGGCACCCCATGCTAAGGGTTCCAAGGGTTCCATTGGAAATTGCCTCAATGAGATCTTTGTGCTTCCTATCCGTAGCTACTAAGATATCGACATAAACTGAATCCCCAATGTCTCGAGCTGCAGCATCAATGATCTTACCTTTGGAAAGCTCAGGGATCTGAATATGCTCAACGAAATTGCTTCCACCAATGAACGTTCTGTAGCAAGAAAGAAGGAGTTTTCTCTCCCAGCTATCCTGATTCGAATTAATATACTTCTCAGTTCCACGTGTGATGTAGAAGTCTGGGAACCGTCTGTCAATCTGAAGTCCCTCAAACATTTGCTTACCCGTAGGAAGCCCAGGGAATTCAGTATCGACCGAAGCAATGATAGTCACATGGCTCAATAAGTACTGAGCTGGATCATACTGCTGAAGTACCACTTGAGAGGCACTTCGCAACTCAAACGAAGGTTCTGGATGAGTTGCCTTGGCACGAAAGTCATCCCATCCAGAAATGCTTATTGCTGGATGCACAACTTGGGCCCTAGCATACTTAGGGAAACTCATACTAGACCCCTACTCCGAACCACTGATGAGGTTCACCAGTGGGGCCAAGAATCGAAATCGGGTAGATGATGTAGAGGCACTTCGGGCAGGCAAAGACCTTGTGCCGAGCACCCTCATGCATCTTATAAGTAGCACGACGCATCCGATTCGAGCACTTCGGGCATGCGGGCTTACCCATCTTGATGTCCTCAGCCGTAGCCCTGTACTGCCTGTTCTGAGAGACCCAGTAGGCGGAGGACTTCTGAAGATGAGCCTCAATCCTCATGTCTCCAGAGTTCTTTGCAAATCGGTAAAACTTAGAGACTTCTGATCGAAGTTCCTCATCATTCACATTTGGGTAAAGAGCGCGATAGAGATCGTCATAAGCAATGATCTCGCTCGCGCCCTTATGCCAACGCCTCGCCAGCTCTACATAAACCGAGGGCTGGAATTGCTTACTCCAGAGGGAACTCGAGGAAGCTTCCTTCCTAGCCCTCTCGATCTCTACGGTTAGGTAACTCTGATCAAATTGAGGTGGCAGATACCGGATGAATTTAGGACTGACCCTAACAATGTCATCCGGAAACACACGCTCATTACCAAATGGCCATTGGACATCAAGTACGCCAAGGCCCTTGTGGACAGCAGTGACCGTCCCAACATAAGGCGAGAGATCCCCACCAATGACGTCGATCTTTTGGACCACATCACCTTGGGTAAATTCCTTTACAAGTTTCCAATAGTCGATCATTGAAACCCGTCCCGCCACCTATTCAAGTAGGTGCTAGCTGAGGTCAACTTATGGGGCGAGAGGGCGACCTGTGGTGGACTTGCCAGTTGCGACGGCCTCCGTCTGGTCATCCTTGAACAAGCTCATGTACTCGTTCTCGTCGGCATCGGTCTGAATGGGAGCCGTCGGAGCGTTGAAGGTATCCATGTAACCCTCGTCCGCGTCCTCCTGTAGGACCTTGGCTTGACGAAGCACATGGACCTGACGCTTGAGCATGTGATCTGCTCCATAGCTATTCAGCTCGACCTCGTCCGCCACCTTGTCGATCTCATTGACGACAGCTTTGGCAGCTTCGAAGTTCATCCCCCACTTCTCATGGTTGTCTTGAATGACCTGAGCGACCCGATCCAAACGGGTGAGGATCTTGCTGGCTTCTTCCTGAGCAAACTTGGCAGTCATATTGTTTCCCTCTGAGGTTCTAATTGAGGACTCACGAACGGTTAACAATGGATTTGTTTGAGTTTCCCCTGACAGTTTGGCTAAGAGCATGTTGTAGAGGTTGGCATCTACGACTGCGCCGTAGCGACCATCCTCAGCAGATCGAATGGCTAGGTCGAGAGCAGCTCTGAAACGAGCATCGGGAACCATTCCACTAATAGCCTTGGACAAAACAGAAGACTTCAACCACTCTTTAGCCGCAGCAAGAAGGATGTTGTAGTCTTCTGCAGTGAGATCGCGAACAACACCCTGTTCCCACTCAACATATGGGGCGAACCCTTCATGACCTTTTGGGTAGGGCTCAATACCGTGATACATCGAGGTCCTTTGGGGTTGGGATTTAGAGTCGTCTGCCAGCATGGATGCTTCCACCTGTGCTTTGACTAGGGGATAAGAAGAATAGAGGTTGGTTTCTGGAACCCTTAGGGCTGGCTGAACCAACCTCTGAAAGTTCCCTGTTGAACCACCAATTTCCCGTCGATTCCGAGATAAGTCCTTATCCGTCTTGTTCAAGTCGGGGTCACGTTCAACCTCAACCCGCTCTCGACGACGATCATGACGAGGAGGCTTGAGCTTAGGCAGAGGTCTAACAAGGCGCTCCGCCTCCTCTTCCTCTCGCTCATGAAGATCCTTGGTAGCAATAACATCCATGGGTCGCAGGCATGACTCCTATCTAGCCTGCGACCCTAAAGGACTATTGGATCACCCAAACCTGGATTCGGACTCCTGAGAAGGTGCCGCATTTTTCTTGAGGTGAAGGTATTCAGCGATCTTCTCAGATACGTTGGTATCTTCTACTAGCTTTCTACCAACCTCACCGTAGATGCCTCGAAGTACTTCGTTGAAAGTGGAATCATTGATCGTGAACATGTCACGCTCAAGTTTTTCCTTGGTATCCTGAGGATCGATGTTGAATAGCTCGAGAATCACATCAACACTCACGCTACCCTTCTGGTAGAGATTGAACAGGGCATCGTAAGTGTCTTGCGAGTCACGTAGTGCCAAACGAGTGAAGCTCAACCTCGGATAGAGGACAACCTCGTTCCCCCACTCATCCTGCTCCACGAAACCTTTTCTACGGGCCACAGGCCTAAAGAGATACTTCTCGACGTACTCCTGAATCATCTCACGGAATAGGAGGTACCTGGTATTGAGTACCTCGAGTTTCACCCGGTCACCAGAGAAGGTAGCCTCCCCATTCAATAGAGACTCTGTAACCCCAAGACCCGCGAATAACTGCTTGTCCGTGATCTCGTATTCAGTGGACAGATCCAGAAGACGGTCTCGAGCTCCGATGTCCTCCCAATGAACCTCGTAGTTCGTGATAATACTGTAATCTGGGTCAACCAGAGCCAAGTCAACTTGCTCACGGAGATCCTCGACATCCAACTCAGAAAGACCCTCACCCCAAATCAAACGCTTGGGGGTCATCGCTCTGGAAGCAATGAGAGTCTGCGCTTGACGGAGCTTCTCCCTGTAGTAGAGGCAGTTGCGTGTTGCGGCTAAGTTAGCAAAGAAGGTATGGTCCTCATGCACATTCAAGCTGTATACAGGGCCCGTATACGTCGTAGTACCAACTCTAGTAACTCGGTAATAGAGTTTCCCCTCAAACTCAATATGACGAGGGCCTGATTTGCCAGTCTTCCAAGAGTCTGGTACTTTTTTCTTTGCTAAGAAACCTGACTCAAAGAATTTCTTGACCGATGGCCCGTGGGTAAAGTGAACAGAATAGGAAGGTTTTGCGCAACTCAACTGCTTAACCCAACGCTCCTTAAGAGCATTGGTGTTCGAAGCTGGGATTCCCAACGAAGTGCAAAGCAAGAATATTTGATCCGTAAGAGATTTGTTACTCCCATTGAACCTAACCGAAATACTACCATCTTTTTTGGTTACAACGTCCCCATCAGAATCGACGAAACCACGCAACAACCCAAGCAAAAAGTCCTTTGGAGCATCAAAGATCCAATTGGGTAGCTGCTTATCCTCACAGGTGTGACCAAAGTTCTTAGCTAACCAACGAATCAAGGTATCCTGGTAACCAAAGAGGTGCGAACCATTAGTCTGCCAAGTGACCCCTAACCGATCAAGGGTGGGCTTGATCTGCCCCTCGATTGACAGAACAGATGTTGTTTGGGTATTATCAAATGTAATACCCAAACAACCGTAGGCTAAGCCTTCTCGTTTTGCAAGATGTCCTGCACCTAACCAGTAACCTACAAAGTAGCCAAAATCAGAGTTCAAGTCTAACCATCGTGGGGACGATGTGTTATCGAAGTCCAAAGACAAGTCAAATCTAGACACTGACTCAGTCAGCGGAATCTGAGGTACTTGAAGAGCGTCCCTAGGACGGATATCACCAGCAAGAAGATCAACGACCTTTCCATCTCTAAGTACAAAGTGCTTGTGATTCTTTGTACAAGCAATAGGGGAGTACAACTTTGACACATGAAGTAGGGACACTTCCTCATCGACAACGCGTACTCCAATCTCAAAACCCCTCCAGACTCCGGTATGACTTAGAAGTAGATCTGTATCTGGGTTCAAGGTTTCGATTGGAATCTGCCCAATAAGCCCATTCCTTTGCACAAGAACAAGAGTCCCGGGCAAATGGCAACGCAAGCATCGATCGAGGATGCTTGCTCCCAAATCCTCTCCAGCCCCTCGTCGTGCAGCTAGATGGTAGCAAAAGGATCCCTCATCGGCATCGGTGCCTAATGGGATCAATTTACCAGATTCGAGGTAATCACGTACCTCGGAGGGGATCTCCTCAACCATCTCCTGGGCTCGCTCATCTCCAGCCTTAGCTTGAGTGAACAAAGCCTTGTCCCGATCACTCGGAATCAACTCAATTCGAGTCTTGTCGGTGAACGAGAAGGTAGTGAGCTTCACCTGATCAATTGGAAGAATTACAAGCTTGGCCCACCCCTTGTAATTCTTCTGGTAGTAGGCTAGGTCCTTCTCCTCGTGATCCGGATAGGGCTCAACGAGTTCTTGCTCCGTTTCAGTTCCAGTACCATCAGGATTGAGAATAGCTAACGGACGACGCTCTACCCGATTACCAACCTCCACTGGGATATCTACGGAAGAATCTTCTGCGAAGAGAAATACATTCCCGTCCAACCAATAGTGGTGGGTACCAGTGATCAACCTCTTGAAGAGTTCAATCTTGTCACACATCCTCTCGAAAAAATCCAGGATGTACTTCCCGTAATTATCAGCACTCTTGAAACCTTGTGGGCAAGTCCTGGGCTTAGGGGTCGAGAGACGAACTTTGGAGAGAGGTAGCTCGGTGTGAAGGTCAATAGCTTGACCAACGATAGGATCCGTATTGTAGAAATGACGATAGATCTCTCTCTTTTCACGAAGAGACTGTGGGAGCTCTAGAAAGTCTGTGGAGAGCTGAGGAGAGAAGAAGGAGCTATTCCCAGAAAGGGAGGTATTTGAGCCCGCGCCAATTGGAACGGGACCCCCGTAATTCCCAGCTCCACTCATGTTGGAGGTACGAAGCTTTCGAGCCTGTCTCTCCTTCTCAGTCAGATTGGTGAACTTACCCTTCGCAGCATAGGGGGCATACTGTCTGCTTGTAGAGGACCAAGAGGAGGAGAACCCGCTCTGAGGTACATTGGTAAATCTAGCCGCTGGCATTAGGGTAACTCCTCGCCATACAAGTCATCGATATCTGAAGGCATTGTCTTTGATAGACCCGCTGCCACCAGATCCTCACCAGAGGTCCCCTGAGGGATCCCATAAAGGGCTTCCAAAGGGTCCTTCGGAGATGAAGTGGACTTCTGCTGTTCAGCTTCTCTTCTAGCTAACCTCTCCGCCTCAACTTGCTTCTGTCGATTCCTATCCTCTGTATCGCGAGCAACAACCGTAAGAATCCTATTTTCAACCCCAGCAGTCCTCCTAGCAGCTTGATAAACCATCCCAGAGAAACGCTTCCCAGAGTTAGCAATTGAGATGTAGGAGTAGGAGGCCTCATCAGCAGCACGACGAGCTTTGCTGTAGAGGGTTGCGTAGATCTCATTCAACTTCTCAGAATGATCCATCATCAAGTCTCGAATTCGAACAGCCTCAGCACAAAGCTCATCGAGACTCATCTGGTCCAAGGGCTTCCTGAACCGGTAAGTCTCGTGAGACCTGAGTTTAAGTCCATTTTCGGCCATTACATTGACGTTTGGATACCTAGGAAGTTGCTATTCACTGACTTTGGAATCTGAGCTACGAACCCAGTGAAGAAGCAAGGAGCAAGAGGGTCACCAGAGAGAGTCATTTCATCCTCTTTGGTCCACAAACCCCTTTTTGATAAGTAAAGTATGTCGTTAGCCTGATAGCTTATGGGAACGTAGGGAGGACCCACAATTCTAGAGGCATAGGTATACCGTTCATAGCTAGTGGTAGCCATTAGGCATCCACCAGAGAGCATAACTGCATACTGATAGACCAATTGCTGTTTGGTCATCGCAGTAAACTCGTCGGCAGACTCATCGGATCCCCAAACTAAGAAGCCTCCGTAGAGACCACTTGAGAATGTCACCATTCTCTCGTCAGTAGGAGAGTCAACCCATTGAACCCCCTGACCTCCAGACCACCCGAGCCGAATCATATCCGGAGAGACAATAACGGGCTGAGTGTCCCCTTTAAAGAACACGACACAGTCTCTGGAACGGATGATCTCAGGCATGGGATCTCAAATTGAAGTTTGAATTACGATGTAGTTGTTGTTCTCTGGCGCTGGGGCTTGAACCACATTCCCGATGAAGTACGTGTTCGGGGCTCGCGGATCACCAGCCGGCGTCCATTCATCTTCAGTTGTAAACAACCCACGAAGAGAGAATACAACCCTCTGACCTACCCTGTACACGATGGGGACTAGAAGGCCACCCCCGGTACGAGAGGCATAGGTGTACTGCTCGAAGGTTCGAGTAGCGATAAGCCAACCTCCAGCGCAGAACGTTCCGTAGCCATACAGAGGCTGAGCTCCTGTCATCGAGGTGAACTGATCTGAGGACTCGTTCGACCCCCAGAGCAAGAAGCCACCGTAGATGCCGTCTGAGAACGTTACAATGAACTCATCCCTTGAAGAGTCATCCCACTTCACTCCCTGCCCACCCTGCCAACCCTGAGTCGCCATGGCTTGGGAAACGGCAACAGTATAGGCGTCGCCACGAAATAGGACGTAGCAGTCTCGGGTTCTCGGGAACTTCTGAGTGTAGGTCATGTTTGCTTCTAGATGCTAACTTGAACCCCCATGTAGAAGTTAGTAAGGCTAGACGGGGCCTGGGTCACGAACCCAATGAAGTAAGTATTTGGTGCACGAGGATCCCCAGAGAGGGTCCATTCGTCCTCAGACGTCCAGTACCCTCGTAAAGAGAACAAGAGACGATCACTCGCGTGATACACAATAGGTACTAATGGACCACTTTGACGAGAGGCATAGGTGTATCGCTCAAAAGTTGTGGTCAATATGTGCCACCCTCCAGCCCCGACGGTACCAAACCGGTAGTAGGGTTGGTTCGCTGTCATTGACGTGAGCTGGTCCCCAGATTCAGAAGATCCCCAGAGCATGAACCCAGCGTAGTAACCATCAGATTGGGTCACCAAGAACTCATCTAAACTTGACCCAACCCACTGGACTGCTTGACCACCCCGCCAACCCTGAGTCGCTAGAATGCTGTCAACCGTGACGGGGTAGGCATCTCCTTTGGCGAGAATTATGCAATCCCGATCCCGAATGGGCTCGTTGCTGACGAGCTGCTCAGGCACTAGATGGTCTCCTGCTTCTTCTTGAGCCCTGGTGTCTGAGCCCAAGCGGAGATGATGTCTTGAAGAAGCTTGTTCTGCTGTATGTCGCCACTCAAGAACTTCTCCCAAGAACCTCCCTTGTTCCTAAATACCAAACGAATCGACTTGAATTCTGGATCCTCAATCAAGTACTCAGTCCCCAAGAGATGATCTACAAGTTGCCGGATGATTCTGTGGGCAAAGACCAACGGAGGACTTGTTTCGGGATCCAAACCTGCGGTCTTCTCGTTAAGCTTCTCGATTACAGTACCATCCTTTAGGTAAGCTTCCTCGAGAGCTGGTACCAAGTATTGACTCCTCAAAGTTGAGGCCTCGTGCCCAACAGCTTCAGCCGCCCCCTCGAGAGCCTTCTTGAACTCCTTCTTAAGAATCTCGTCCTTTCTCTTCCGATCAGAGGGGAGTTCAGGTCCCTTAGACCTGATGGACCGCAGACGTTCCTGCATCTCCCGATTGGCATGAAGTCCTCGAAGGTCCTTCGCCGTGATATTGAAAGAACTCAAGTATTCGTTGACCTCCTTTGAGCCAACACCCTCAAACAGACCTCCAGTTTCTTTCTCAACGGAGTCATAGGCTGACTTCAAGGCTGGGAGGATCTTTGGGTCGTCAACCACCTTCTCATGCTTCACTCCTGACTTCCCAACATAATGAATGGTGACTCGACCCTTACCCATCAATAGGTGTTGCTTTTGCCACCCGGTAACCCCAAAGTGCCCACGCTCTTCGGCAGACTCATCATTGCCGACACGCTCATAAGTGTGGTCGATCAAAGCAACGACAAGCGCCGTCAACTTGGTCTTCGTATTCTTTGACTTCAGATCCTTCTCTACCTTACTACGGAGCTTCCCTAGAGAGGACTTGAACTCTTCGATCCGATCTGCCTTCTCATTGTTTCTGATGGCAACCTGACGGGGACTGTACACATAAATGGTGTTCCCACTCTCCAGCTTCTTCTTTTTCTGGTATCTAGCGGCAACACGAAGTGAGATCTCATCTAGGATTGGGAATCTCAAGGTAGCCTCCTGGAAAGCATCCGAGGAATCATACGGTCAAGGATGGCTCCATGCTTTCGCATCCGTGTCATCCTGTAGTTGCGCGGGGTGGTCTCTCTCTGAATTGATCGAGTCTCACTCTGCAAACTACCTTTGGACACTAGTTTGATATTGGTGATCCTAGCTAAAGATAACCATACTGCCCGAACGAAGGCATCTACCACATCATCATGAAGGCCAGAAACCTTTGGGGCCTCTACGATGATCTGATTCTTGGATCGTTGAGTAGCTTCTAGCCCTAACACCTCACTGATGAACGGGGAGTGCTTCCCGCTCTCCATTTCTGTTGGTAGCGGGTAGTCATAGAGCTCCAACTTGCGGTCAAACATTAGCATCTTGACCGCCTGGAACATACGACTCTTCTCATCCTGAGTGAAGAACTCGCTACGGAACTGCTTCAACCCCTTCTTATGAAGAGATTGCTCAAGTGGTAACCCATTCCAACGGTCAAACAAACCCTCTGTGATATAGAACTTCTTGCAAATGGCATAGATCCAGTCAGCAATAGCATCGAAGTCCAATCTCTCGACGGTCTCTAGGATCTTGGCGTAATCACTCAGAGGGATTTGGAGTTGAGGGTTGGATTCCTTCCACGGAATCCCGGCATACCAAACCTCATGGTAGTCCTGTATGATTCGGTCACCCTCTGCATGAGTGATGAAGATTGCAGTACCATCTCCGATTAGCCCAACGTCAATACCCATCTGGTGAGGGTTACGAGGGCGACCTGCAAGGATGGGTTTTCGCTCTGGCTTGATACAAGCCAAGAGATCTCCCTCTCGCTCCACCCAACCACGAACTCGATCTGAGAATTGGGCCCCAAACTCCGTCATGAAGATAGTGGGATCCTCATGGTACTTCTCTCGAAGGAATGTCGAATCACAATCCTTGTAAACTTCCCAAGTGGGGGCTTGGATAGCCAACATATTCTCCGAGCCAGCAGCTCGAGACATGGCGAAATGAAACAACTCGTAGAACTTACCTGCCCGATTTAGGGGGGAAGAGATCGAGATGATGCGACTCTCGACCGGACCTATTGTATCGTTAGTCTCTGGATCCTTCGGAGAAAATGCTAAAGCCGACGGAGCGATTGCCTCGTAAATGTCCTTGGCTGAGCTAACACCCTTGTCTTGAAAATGAGCCAACTCATCGAGGATGATGACGATGTTACCCGATCCACGAAGACCTTTTGACACACTAGCCTTGAAGGTGATCTTCAAACTAGCCTTGCCGTTAAAGCTTGTGAACTTACCATTCTCGTGTCTGACAGTTGGACCAAACTTCTCAATGTCGTACGGGGTTCTGAATTGAACATAACTAAGCGTATTGTTGGCAATATATGGCTGAAAGAACTCACACTTCGCCATGTGTGCGGTCACATCACTAAAGAGTAGGCCTGCTTGGTCCTTATCCGTGGCTACCGAGATGATCTGAATTCGATTCCCATTTGGGAGTCCGTAATAGGCTTGAGGATTGCCAAGGGAAATCAGCCGGTACAACTCGTAACTAGCGAAAATCGCTGACAATGTGGTCTTTCCGGATCGTCGGCCGAGTGCCAAAACCAACTGTCGACGAACATGATCCTGCTCACCAATATTGCAGCGACCTTCACTGAATAGGTAGCGTAGGTACTCAGTTTCAGTGAATCGATACAGGACCCTTGTCTTGAACATGTCATGAATGACGATGTTCTGCTCAGTGTCATTCAAAGGGATGCCATAATACAGCTTAACGATGAAGCGTTGTATCGGATACAACCTCATCCCCAAGCCCCAAGATGACTCCGCATATTGTAGGACATTGAAGATCTTAATACGACGCCCGTCGTAGGTGATCTCACTCAAGTCCTTAGAATCCGAAACTTGCTGTGTGTTCTCCAGGATACTCTTCGCCTGTTGTCCGGCACTCCGGATCAGCTGAGAGATACCCATGGACTTGGTATCTTTGGTTGCCACGGCTACCTCAAGTTGTTCTGGGCTTTCTCTTCCCAGTCCTGCATCTCAGTGGCAAACCGATTGAAGAACATGTCCAGGAGCTCAGGAGGTAGCACTTCTAAGGCTACTTCCCGCATAACTTCGACCCACATAGTGAAGATCTTCTGCATCTTTTCACTATGTAGATTGATGGAATCCTGATCTACTTGACGGAGCTTCAACTCAATCTTGGCAATCTCTTCTAAGACCTTGACCCGCTTGATGGAGATCGCAGAAGTATCCTTACCATACTTCTCGGATTCAATTCGTTGGAACTGTAGAGCGGCTGCCTCACGAGCAACATCAAGCTTGACCCTCTGAAGCAGAGCAAGAGTGTCATTAGGGTTGCTTTCGATGAGACCAACTAGAGGGTCCGTGTCGACGAACTTCTGTCTCTCCATCGACATCTTAGCGTGATATTCGAGATCGAGACGTTGTGGGCGATTTTGAATCTTTCGAGGGCGCCCACGTCCTCTCTTGACAATTCCAGTCTCACCCTTAAAAGGGCCAATATCATGTAAAGGAAGAGTCGAAGTAGTAGCTTCAATCACCTCCTCGTGCGAAAGTTCTTTCTCTGTATCTAGTTTTTCATCTGGCATAGGGCACCTCACTCACTGAACCGGGTCAGCACCCCCGCCACCCTTGGTCTCAATGAGATACTGAGACAAGTTACGAACTACATCGTACCCCTTGTCTTTTTTAATCTGAGTCTTGAGGACTTTAGACAGATCCTTTCCAGTTTCAGCTAGGTTGAGAACCCCCATTTGATTGGGGGTTCCAGCGAAAGCATCTTCTGGTCGAATGTCCTTGCGATTAGGAGGAACTATTTCGTCAATCCCTTGGTTCATACGCTGACCATGGTCGTTAACAATCCTTCGCAAGATCCCCCGAGGCTTGTTCACAGGGAGCACAAGATCTTGAACCCTCTTGCGCATCCCAGGGAGTTGGTCTGCTCGAACGAATCGAGCAGCCACTCGAAGGACTAGGGTGTCAACCGTAGTAGGATCATCGTGGATCATAGGTTGATTGTCGCCCCACCCATCTCAACAGAAATCGTTGGAGACTTCTCTGGAGTTGGGTTCAACTCAATGTCCATCCCAGACTTGAGCTGCACAAGGTCAGCCACCGCAGATGGGTTATGGCTCATCAAACTGGCAACTGAGACTTCATCAGCAGGCCCCGAAGCGAGGATCTCTCTTTGCTGAGCCTGCTTATTCGTATAAGGTGGATCGACTACGAGGTGTTTGGCATACTTGGAGCAGAACCCTGGATGCCTTTGCAGAACACAGGTTTGGCACTTTGATCCAAGTTTCACGTAGGGTACTTGACGAGCCCTATGCAGACGAGCACCCTCGTCACAAGTACTACCGTAGTCGGTATACACCGTAGGATCTACGTAATAGATGCCCTGAAGCCCTTGCTCGCTCATAGCTACCTTGAGCTCAGCTTGTGATGCCAAGAGGTCCCTTGCATCAAACCGACCCTTCAAGGCTGTGAGAAGACGCTCCCCATACAAGCCCTCGTTCAAGAATCGAGAGGCTGTCTTGACGACATCTCTCTTAGTCAAACCAGAGGTGCTGTACCCAATAGATCCACCACAGAAGGCCTGCTCAACATAAGCCCGCATCGGGATCTGGGGTTGAGGAGTAGCTGCTGAAGCTGTTCGATAGATCTCCTTGAGCGCTTGTACCGGGGTCTCACCCCACTTGTAACTCTCCGCACCAGCTCCGAGATTACCTGCTTGCTTGTGCTCCCATACTGCCTGACGAACGGTCTCTTCTGTGTATAAGTCTTCAGCTCGAGCTACGAGCTTCTTCCCATAGACCAGGCAGCGACTCAACTTGCTATAAATGCAGGTTGCACACTTAGCACTTGCCACAATACCCTTAATCAGGTGGTTGTGCTTCGCAATGAAGTCAGCCCCCTCGTGACAATTGTCGAAAGCCTCTTGTGTCGAGTAGACCGTTCCGTATAGACCTGCTTCCTTGTAGATCGGTTCCCAAGAGCTACGAGTAGTTCGCAAGTCGTCCAGGGTGAAGGAGAGCTTCAAGGCTTGTAACAAATCAGACTCACTCCGACCCTTGAGCATCTCCCTCTGTAGAAAGGTACAGACATCGAAAGCCTTTCTACTTGATGCATTCTTGAAAGCCGCCACCCTACCCTCAATAGGTGGCGCCCAAGCTAGTTGCTCAGCAATATTGTGCTGATTCTGAGAAGCCAATACCGGAAGGTGAACCTTGGGTGGATCCCCTGCCGCCTTAAGTTGATGAATCGGGTTCACCACTGGCTTCGGAGTCTCGACAGGCCCTGCTACCCGAACATCCTCTGCTAGGTATGCCGCCCTGATCCTCTCACGGGGATCTTGACTCGAAGCTTGCACCTGCTTCCCACAGGCACACTGACTGTGTTCTACCGCATTAGCTAGCTCAGAGGAGTAAGGTACCTCGAGGACCAGCTCCTTGTGAAAAACTGAGCAAGTTGACTTGGCATTGTGAACACAGTCAAGGCACTGGTCCTTAGCCAACAAGAAACGAGCACTGCCGCCGTTGCGCTTTACGAAGTCGGACTCACTCTTGCTGGCCTTCTTGGAGCAACTAGGAAAGTCCTGAGCATCGATGTAGTATCGACCCAAGAGCCCACGTTCCTGTAGAATGCTGGCAAGCATTGGGCGAGCCGCTTGAAGCGTCCAAGAATCGAACCTGGTCTTCAGGGCATTACTGAAACAGGCTGGATCAGTAGACTGCATGAGAGCCAGACGAGCCACCTTAGAAACTCGTTGAAGGATCTCATCCGAAGCCAACTTACCATGAATCTCACTCAAGTCCCCCATAGTTCGAGGAACGTCTTTATTCGGAATCAGGTGAGTTGCGGGAGCCTCGTCCCTATGGTTCCAAGCAGCTTCCAGATCCGGAGCAAAGTCCAGGTTCTGCTTTGGTAGGTCAGCCAAATCCCTATAGGCCTTGTCATCAACGTCAAGCCACTCAAGATTGTTGACGGTGCCTTCCTTGAGGATAGCAGAGATGTCACCAAGATCAGCCATATCAATTTCCTTCAGTGGTAGTCTTCGCGATACAAATCTTGTTGATCGTTACGGTAATCGTGAGCATCCCACTTGTACTTGACGTAGGGGACGTCCTGCTTTTCAGAGGTCTCACCAACATTGGGAGTGATGTCCCTATAATGATCGTAGGTGACAGAGCTATCTCCGGGTAACTCTGAATCCGCAAACATGTGCTCGAAGTTGTGGGAAGGTCTTGGAGTCAACGGAGCTTCAGGGGACGGAAAATCCATCTCAGGGAGACCAGAGGTTCCATGATGATGGACATTGAATTGATTCCCCTTGTCTCCATCAAAGTAGTCACTCCTAGCAACAGGGTCTGGACCATCGAAAGGAAGACCAGATTCAGCTATCGAGGCCCAAACATTGTAGGGCGATAAGTGGTCGTCGTAAGGGATCGATCCAGAGTCTGGATCTCGTACGGGACCCTTCGGATCGTTTGGAAGACCACTTTGAGGACCAAAAACTCCTCGACCATCTGGGTTCTTGGTGCCGTACCCTTCTGACCCCTCACCTTTTGCACCATACCCTAAACCAAAGTCACGAGCCTCACCGTGAGTGTCATCATCCGAGGGTAAATTCGATGAACCCCATACAAAGGGTTCACTCGCAGATCGGCTGGTATCATTCTCCCAAGGAGTGGTATACAGGTATTCATTACCCACCCCCTCAGAACGACCCCAGTCGTCATCCACGGTTGGTTCATCCTTGTTGTAGGAGCCCCCAGGACCTTGTTGTTCCCCTCGATCAAGATGGTCCACTCGAGGTCCCGGAAGGGTATTGACTGGGAGCGATGAGTTGGCAACTCTTTGAATGAAGGGAGCCTTCCAGTCTCTTGACTGCTTGACTCGGAAGACGTCTCCAGCCGGAGTTGGTTCGCTTGTCTCCGAAGCCCCACCTCCAGGAATCCTAGAAGCCCCGGACTCACTGTTCTCTTTTTCGTGAATTCGATCCACAACCCCCTTGGTCTTTGATCCTGGTTTTTCAGCCTCGTCGACTTCCTTGTCCCCAAACTGTTCAGGATCCTCTAAGACCTCGTCAGCCTCTTCGATGAGTTCCTCAACTCCATTAAACCCATCCAAAGCCTTAATTTCAGGCTGCCAATGAGGAGCATGTAGTTCATCGTGTAAGGTATCAGTGATATTGGACAGGATCTCGCAAGCCTGTTGTAATTGAGACCTAACCTCCTTCACCTTCATCACGTAGCCCTTGCCGCCCAACATGCCATCTGGGGAGATACTCGATGACTTGATTCGAGCAAACTCCTTGTAGGCCGTGATGCTGTGGCCAAGGGCAACTGAAGCAGCGAACAAGGTCCTTGCCAGGGGCCTCAACGCCCGCGGATTGTATTGGTGCCCTTGAGGTATGGCTCGTTTAGCTCCATCTCCAACTGGACTCTCAAACTTCTGAGTCGGAGGGGCCAAGGGGAGATTCTCCTCCCGAGCAACAATCACCCTGACCTTTTCACGATTGTCCAAGGTACACTCCAATTAGGCCTTGAGAGGCGCCCCATTATCGTCAAAAGTCCTTTCAACAAACAAAGCCCCATCCCCTTGTCTGCGAATCGCCCACAAGTCCTTTGTTGACTTGTGGATCAACTCATCAGCAGAAAGACGTATGAACGAGCTGAGGTCTTGAATAGAGGCCACCTTCATTCGAAGAGGGGTCACCATATTGGCGTTTCGAGCCAAGAAGCTATCTAACCCAGTTGAGGGTTGAACTTCGAAACTGCTGATATCGAAATCTTGCTCAGACATCCTAGCCTCACGTAATTACAAGACGAATCTCAACGTCTACGTAGTTGTTGGAGCTATAACCAATAACGCGCAGCTTTTCTGAGTAAGTGCCTTGCAGACTACCGTCTTGGGGTTGAACTGAAACAGTGATCGTCTCACTCTCCCCGGACTGCAAAGTACCCTCAGCCGGTAACCAACTTCGAAGCCATCCACCACAAAGGCCTGTGAGAGCTCGTATGTCGTACTCAAGAACCGAGCCTACCGGACCTGAATTCTCAACAATGAAGTTTTGAGTTGGTATCTGTGGGAACGGGCCACTAAGAGGGCGGACTACTTCGAACACCAAAAGAATTGGACTCGAGGAGATCACTGCTTTAGGTCGAACATTGATTACCACCGGAACTGTCTGGGGGTTGTTCGTAGCCGTTGGATCCTGAATAACTACTGTCTCAGCATAGGGGCTATCAGAAGCCAAGAGACCAGTTGAGTCCACCTCAACCATAAAGTCCCCACTCTCGTTGACCGCCAACCCACCTACGCTAGAGGGGTTGACCTTAACGAAAGATGCTGACGAAGTGAAGCTAGCACTCAAAATAGAGCCATAGACCCCACTGTTCGTGAGCAGTACTGTTTGAGAGGGAGAGTACCCGCGACCCTCGTCGACCTCAAAGGTGAGGATTGAGGGGGGACCAACCAGTATGCTAGGAGCGAAGTTTGACTTCAACTCGGCTATACTGTCCGCCATAGCCTGAACGACGCCACCCGGGATAGGGATGGAGTCCCGCAGCAAACCATAGGGGGACTTGATGTCCCTTACTTGGTACGACGGAACGGATTGGGAGACGTCAACTCGAGTGGTCCATAGCCAGTTACCGGCTGGAACTGAATACTCGAACTGATAATCGTGAAATCGGAGGTTCTGTACGAGTGGCACGGCAGTCCTCTAACCTGCCGGCGTACAAGTGGAAACTCAATCGGTTGGCTTATCTATACTAAGCCCAATCCCGCGACCCCCGTAATCTGGGTAGGCTTGATGATCAGGATTCAAACAACGCGCTTTGATCTGCTACCAACATTGGTATTCGAGAATCCTACTAAGACCATGCTTCAGGTTCATACCATTAGGGTACACAAGAACCAGAGCCAACCTCAAAATATTTTCAAAACAGTTTCATCACCACAAAAGTACTCTAAGTACACTCATCTCCGCCACGATGGATCCATTGTGGAAGCTGCACGGATCTCATGATGTTAAAATTTTTGTTAGCAATGGAAGAGAACACCTTGAACAACGGTTCGAAATTCCCATCCTCTGAAGCCTTGCGCTCAAGTAGCTTTACGGCCCCAAAAAAACGGTGCCTCACCCGTCCTTGGGTGAGACCTAACTGTGTTGCCACTTCACTTTGGCAAGTTGTCTTCCACATACCAATCAAGATCTCCACGTCTATGGGCTTCAGTGGTACGTAGGGTAGGATATTTCTCATTTCATCCTCAGTGACTTGAGGGATCGAGAGTAGGAACTTGATTCTCTGAAGGCCCCTGTCCAACCGATAGCTGATAGCTGCTTGAGTTACATCGAAGATCTCGGCTATGTCAGCCTGACGCTTCTTTCGTATGTAATACAGCTCAATCAGGTCAGCTTCTCTATCTGGGATTCTATCGAGAAGGGGCCGCACCTGAGTTTCGAAATGCAGAGAAGACAGGATCGATTCGATCTTCTCCTTCTCCTCTTCCTCCAGAGGTTCGTCGAATAGGGGCTCTGGCGACGCAAACCGGTTTGCCATTTCTGAAGGGTCAACCGAAATTACATAGCCAGTACTACTCATATTACCTCAACTGGTTTTGGAAAACCCAGCACCCGAAGGTAACTGGAAGAAAGTGGAGATCAGAGTCTCAGGTTGAATGGCGCATTGCTTAAGAGCTTCAAAAGCGCCATCGAAGTCAGGTGCAGACTCACGTAGTTCGTATTCAAGGTCCGACCTAAGTGCCATTAACTCGACATTAAGCCTAGCTTGCTTCTCGAAGTCTTTGATCTTCTCGTACTGCGTCTTGGTTAACCCAGCTAGATTTGAAGCGTATATGCCGTTGATCGAGCCTTGGGTAGTAAGAAGGGAGGCCAAGATCTTTCTAGGAACTCTTGGAACTCCAGGTAGATTGTCTGAGGTGTCACCCGAGAGGGCTCTGAGGTGTACCATCAGCCGCGGTGGGACTCCATACTCTGCCACAACCTTGTCCGGGTCGTAAAGGGTCTCAGGTCGACTTCCTTGCTTGGGGACCAAAAGTAAGTCGGTATAGGTAACTAACTGTAAGAAATCCCTGTCAGTGGATATTATGACATTGTGCTTCCCACTGAGCTTGTTTCTCACCAAACAAGCGATGATATCATCAGTTTCCTCCTCAGGATTGTGTACTTGATGGATCCCAAACATCGGAAGCATCGCCTGAAGTCGAGACATCTCAGCATAGGTCTCCTGACTATGCTCAGGTCTACCAGCCTTGTACTCTGGGTACATCTTGGCTCTACGTTGTTTTGAGCCATCCCATACCACGTACAAGCTTGCTCTTGAAAAACGCTTCTTGAAGGCGGCTAGGCTACGTAGAAACCCAAATACCAGTGCAGTGGAGTGCCCCTCACTGTCCGTTAGCTGTTCCGAGAAATTCCTGAATGCACTGATAACCCTGTAGGCTAGGTTGTGTCCGTCGAAGATGATGTTGTTAGCCATATCTGGGTTCCAATCTGGTACAGATCTCTCGAGAAGGTCACAATCCCTGTGGATGATGGAGAAACGTGAGATGAAGACGTCAAGATCCTCGAGCTCGGAGGCCTTTCTCGTCAAAGCATCGATATCTGGGAGTTGAACCAAAGGTAAGTAGAATAGAAAGCCAGATCTCTCCAAGAAGGCATTCATCTGCTGAACTCGTAGATACTTCCGTATTAGGGGTTCCCCATCTGAGCCACAAAAGGCCATAGGTGAGGAAAGATCCACTAACAACTTCTTCCCTTCTCGAAAGGCCCTCAACCACCCCTGAATCTTCGAATATCGTTGAATCAAAGTATCTAACAAACGTCGACCTGGAACCAAAGCCATCATGGGCGCCCGAGCCAGATCCACCAACCTCCTAATCCGAGTCAACTTGGTGAGAAAAGGTGAATTGTACTGTTGGTCCTCAGTTTCTTTCGAGACAAACTTCAGGAAACTACGGGGTAGCGTGAGCAGCGCTTGTTTGGACCTGAGTTTGATGAATACTTGAACTGAGTTATTCTCGGGAATGTTCTCAATGACCTTGCCATTGATCCCACTGTAGGCCCCACTCATCACAAGAACCTCATCCCCAACCTCAATCCCTTGTTCGGTCTCCACGTGAAGTTGACGACGCATCTGTTCGATGGACCTATCGAAGACTGGGGATATCTTACGCACCCTATGCTCGACAACGGTTAGAACCGACGCCACGTACTTCGAACCCTCAAGCTTGAAGTACACTTGATCTTGTTGAGTCCTTCTGACGAATATGTAGTTCTCAACGAGCTTGTAGACGGATCTCGAGTGCCCACGCGTGATGATAGACGCGGGCACAAATACGTCTTTGAGGCTCTTAACGGCTTTTCCAACCGCCTTGCGCAGTACTTCTGGATCCTCATCCTCACCTTGAGGACTCAATTCTAGGACAACCCACTCAGCCATTTCCCACTCTATTCCAGATCTCCAAGAATCCACGACGCCACTGAGCATGCGTGATCAAATCTCTATCACTAGAGGTGTTAGCTTCGAATGTAAACTGAGAGGGATTTCTCCTCTTCCCAGGGTTTCCCTTTGGGATCACTTGAGTGTCATAAATAGTCCGAGCTTCTGGATCACTGGACCCTAGATTACCAATTTCTGGCTCACTGGGTTCCGGATCTGGGGGAGCCTCAGGTTGACGAGGAGCCTCAGGTTGACGAGGGGCTTCAGGTTGACGAGGGGCTTCAGGTTGACGAGGGGCTTCAGGTTGACGAGAGACTTCAGGTTGACGAGAGACTTCAGGTTGACGAGAGACTTCAGGTTGACGAGGAGCCTCAACCGAAGGAACAGAGGGCGCTACGGGCTTCTGAACCACCGCAACTTGTGTGAGAATCGGAACAGGAGCCGTAGGGACTGAATAATTGAGAGATCCGATGGACCCTGAATAGGCCAGAGTTGTCACGTCGCAAATCAGACTGACCTGAGTTACGAACCTAGACCTAAGAAAGTGGCTGGAGACCTTGATCAGTTCAAACCCATACAACTTGTAGACCTCGGCAGCTTGAGTGGTGTCCGTAAAGGCGAAGTCAGCTCCAAGGCCATTAGCCAACCGAAAGGCGTTCATTGCGGCCTCGGACAACCCTGAAGCTACCTCTTCAGCAGTCACTCTCTCACAGGCCTGGTCAACTAACTGAAGAGCCTTTTTGACGTCCTGCTTGATGTTGATGAGAATCTGGTAGTAAGTCGAAACTACAGACAGGTTCAGGTACTCACGGACATTATCAAGAGTGATTGGCCCAACTTGGGCTATCATCTCGAGCCGACTCACAACATCACGAACATGACCCCCAGCATAGTCGATGACTGTCAGCACACCCTCATCTTCGTATTCTACCTTCTCAGACTCTAAGATGTGCTTCATCCGAACCAGGACATCATCCCGAGTAACCTTACGAATACCGTACTCCTCACATCGGGATCTAATAGCCCCACGAACCTTCTCAGGTTCGGTGGTACAGAACATCCCGATCATCTTTCGTTCTTCTAAGGGCTTTAGGAGAACATCTTGGGCATCCTTCGACATTCGGTGGCACTCGTCGAACAGGTAGATGCGCTTAGCTGCCCCTACGACTGCGAACGGAAGACTGTCCACAATTCTTCGAATCTGTTCGATCCCACCTTGACTGGCGGCATCCTGTTCAGAGAAAGCCACCGAAGAATCATTGAGGATCGAAACACAACTCTCGCATTGGTTACAGGGTTCAGGGTCACTCCTATCCAAGTTCTCGCACAACATTGCTCGCGCGTAGATACGACTTAAGGTCGTCTTTCCCTGGCCGCTGCCTCCAGAGAAAATGTAGCTAGTATCTAGCGCAGTCCCGTTCTTGAGCCTAGCTTTGAGAAGTTGGACTGTACCCTTTTGACCCAAGACATCCGCAAACACTAATGGACGGTGAGTTGTATCCCACACTGGTTAAGCCTTTACTCGCTGGCTGCGGTCTGAACTTCAGAATCCTCTTCCTCAGTCATGAAACTCAGGTCGAGAGATTGAGCCACCGAAGCAAAGTTCGAAAGATCCTCAGTCCAAGCCCCGTGACGTCGGAGGATCGAACTGAACTCATAAACGTCAGGCTCTCTCGTCTTCCATTTCATCTCCGCAGTCTGTTCATCCTCCTCACCGGTACAACGCTCGAGGAGATGGTCTACCAACGCGGTACGACGACTGGCATCCAATTCGTTCCAGGCATCGAGAGGGATCTCAATGAGGAAGTCTGGTTTCCCTGTGATCAGAAACTTCTGCAGGTCACTCATCTTCTTCACAGTACCAAGAACGGTCTTTCCACCCTTCTTACTGCACTTCTCTTTAAAAATGTACCTGAACTTGGCCTCAGCTAACTCAGGGTGGTGAGTGCCAATCAGACTGTTAGCTATAGATTCGACAGATTGAGCTTCTTCGTAGGTCTGTGCCATGGTTACTCCGTGATTTGGTTCCGAATGTACGGACCTAGCAAGTCATCACCCCAAACTTCCCAGAGGTCAGCAGGGTCTTTTACTAGCTTGCCATTTGAAAGGGTAACCCCACGTGGGTACTCCATGATCTGAAGATGATCAAAGTCCAGGTGGTGCTCCCTAGCAAACTCTCGACAGGCAGATCTTCCAGTTGAGTCCGCATCGTAGAACAAGTACACCTTACGCACAAGACGAAATAACCAACGTAGCAAGTCGTCAGTGACCTTAGCAGTGATCGTACTGATCGTATACGGAAGTACTCTTTGAACTGGGAACAAGTCAAAAGCACCTTCAACAACACACGCTGAATTGCTAGACCACATGTGAGGGATAGCCTGCCCCAATCCAAAGAGTACGGGCTCGTCACGTACTAAGAAGTAGTCCAAGTACCCCTTGTTTGACTTGTCAACGGATCTGAACTGGAACCCGCTCACCACATCAAGGGGGTTGGTGAGCGGCAGAACATAAGAGTCCTTCAGTTTACCGCCGTCATGGGACCACTCCTTGAAAGCTTGGGGTACCCCAGATGGGAGAACCCCATCCAAGTATCCTAACTTGAACTCGGCTATCTGCTCCGGAGAAGCTCCTCGACACCAGAGCGCTTCCTGGACTCTCTCGTCCAAATTGCCTCGAGCGAAGTCAATTAAGTCATCAGCCCAACTCATGAGACTCGATCACCACCAACGTCTTGTCCACGTTGTAAAGTTGGAGACCAAGGTAATCTCCTACCCTTACGTAGACACCTAAAGCCGGTGCATCAGTCGTCAAAAGCGCCATATTGCTCGGAAGGTCAGAGGACAACAACTGAAGGCCCTCGACTTTCCCTACCTGAGTGGCATCCGAATTAGTGAATCGATGGATCACCCCACGGGGTAGAATCAGGTTCTTGGGTTTGAACCTAGAATCATTCATGGAATCTACTGCAGATCCAACTGAATCGAAGGTATTGGACCAACCGTAAGTTCTTGCCAGCTCCCGAACTTGATGAGCTAGCGCTGAAAGGACTAAGGGCTCCTCCTCCAAAGTACAAGGGGAGAACCCAAATCGAGCCAGCCCTTCGTTGTTCTTCTGAGTCACAACGAACCCTCGACGAGCATTGGTGACCAGAATCGGATCTAACCCGTCAGCAACCCCTCTTTCGGACAGAGCGGGAACTGCAAGCCCAGCCCCAGACGAACCACGAGGGCGAACCCTCTCCGTTATCAGGAGATAGCTAAAGACCGAGAAGTTCATTGTTCAGGTGGAGGGGAGAGAAGCTTCGTGGTGTCAATCTTGGGAGTCACCGGCTCCAATCGAACCCTTCTGAAGAAGAACAAGACTCTCTTCCACCAGGGTACACTCAACTCCTGGACTGCCATGAGTACCCATAGAAGAACAAACAGTTCAGATTGGTTGGTCCTAACCCAATCTACATCTTTCAGGTCCCGAGCTAGATCGGGTAAAATGTCAGAACGGATCTTGGCAGGCTTGAAGTCTGAGCACTTCTTAGCATCAATCGGATCTTCACAGATGGTCCCCTCCCAGTTTTCAGGATCATTGCAGTTGAGGAGACAGAGCCCAATGGTTTGAACCACCGGAAGATCAACCTTGTCCGTAATCCGATTGTACTCGGGGTTTTCTTCCCCCTCAATCTGCTTCCGAGTATCCAAGGAATGACGGTAGTTATAGATGCATCGAGTAGGGAGTCTCTCCGAAGCTTCGGCCACCCTGCGGTCAAGCTCCAAACATACTAGCTCTCTAATCCTGGCCTCTACTTCAGATTTGGTTCTCATGTTTGAAACCTTTAGCTCGCCGAAGAGTCAGGTGATTTCTGCCATCCTCACTCTTGGTATCCGCGTGATAGGCTACCGGCGCAAAATCAACGTAGGACTGCTTGTGGGTCACCAAGAAGATGTCCAAGCCCATGGTCTTGGCTAGGCTTCTCATGAACAAGCTCGTGGTTTCCACGTACTCATCTGACACCGCAAACAGAGTCTCATCGAGGAGCAGGAACTTCCTGCGTTTTAGCCTAAGCAGGGTCAGAATACGAAGGATCAGACTCGCAATGACTGCAGGGCCTCCACCGTAGGATTCCATTGGATCCCCACGGGTACCACCGTTATTCAAGTCCCCATCGCAGATGAAGAACTCTGCACTCACTTTGTTGTACTTCGAGGACAAGTCGGTTTCGAAGCGTAAGTCCTGGTCAAAGAAGATCGTCTGGAAGCCACTAGAGATCACCTCATCGATGGTCTTCACCTGATCTCGAACCATACGATCCATGAGCATCAAGTAGAGCTCAGAGACCTTAGCCAAGACTATCAAACGTGAAGAGAGAGACTCCAACTCTCTCTCCTTATCTTTGAGCTCGGAAACCAACTGATTCCGAAGCGCTTGAACCTTGGTTGCCCTAGTCCTAAGCGCTTCGAGCCTTTGCTTTTTTCCTACTTCGCTTGGGAGGGCATGAACCTTGTCACTCGACACAGGATGCCTTCCTCACTGTTGGGGGTTGCCTTGCCAGTTGCCGGATCCAGGTAGAACTCGTCAATGGTTCTGAATAGGCAGGTAGCCTGCTTCTTCCCTTCCTTTGGCTTTCCAAGATACCCACGGAAGTTGATCTCATAACCCTTCATGCTCTGGACCAACTCAGTGAGTTGCTTGGCACTCACGGTGGAGGCGAAGGAATCAGCCTTGGATTGGGTTGTGCCCTCTTCAGCCTCAGTCACCGGAGATGCTTCAACTTTGATCGACTTAGCCCGGGACTCCGGAACATCGAACCAAATCTTGTTGGTCTTCGAGTCAAAGTTGAGGATAATGCTATCCTTCTCCTTGTCTCGGAAAGCACCCTTTGCACACTCCAGGGCGTGCAACAGACGACCCTTATTGATTCGAGCAACGAGAGAGTCCGTCTTGAGAGCATGGTAGTTGAACTTGTCGTGCAGCTCCCCATGACGTGTCCACCCAAACACATCACCCTTCTCATTGATAGCGAAGGTCTTGTTATCTCCAAGCTTGATGACAACCTTATCCCCACACTTGGCCAAGAAACTCATGAAGGCCGAAATATAGTTTCCATGAATGGCAAGCTTCTTCCCAACGAAGTGATCGCTCCTGAAGAAAAAGGCCATGAACTTGTTGGTGGCATAGACATAACCGTCCCCCTTCTCGAACTTAGCCTTGTCGAGGATCTCAACTCCATGGAAGGCCTCGGGCACCGCCTGATCTGACTTGTCAGCCATGAAAGCTCGAGCGAGGTTGATGGCCTCTCGTAGTACCCCTGGGCTGAACTCGTAACTCTCCGTGGCTGATTCCAAGTCTTCATCGTACCTGGAGATGCTATCCGGAGAGAAAGACCCGAACTCGGCTTCTGCACCATCCGGCGAGGTCACGTATTTTACTGTATGTCGGCCATCCTCATCAGAGTTAGCTTCGATCACACAGGTTTCCTCTTCCTTGGCCAGAGGGCGAAGAGAGTTGCTGAGGTTCTTGGCGGGAAATACGAACGACCCATCCCCACTAGACTCGATCAGATCGAACTTCGCCCTGGAGATGCAAGTCTCGTCACTCGAGTAGAGAAAGCATTCAGTACCTCGGACAACGAACAGGTATCCAGCTCCTTCGTTGGCCATAGTTGAATGTGGGGTGACCGTTGAGACCACGTCAAGGGCCTCGATGATGTCTGCCAGATTGAAATTGATTCGGATGTTCATCTAGGTCCTCACTTCTTGTCGTAAGCCTCAAAGGTACCCTCTACCTCTGTGAGCTGCCTATCATAGTCCTCGAGCATATCCTCCAGCTCCTTCTGGGTCCGATTCCTCTCCTCAACGAGAGTCTTCGCGTTATACCCAGAATCGCTGATCTCCTTGACCAAAGCGGCCAGTTCTTCCTTCTTCTCTTTTAGAGCACCAGACAGTTCAGACTTGCGACGCAGTATCCGTGAGTGACGCGACAGAATGCTGTTGACTTTTTCTTGTAACTTGTCTGGAGTCAAAAGCTGAGACATCTAACCACCTCTCCATCCCAGGTCACTGGGCGATCTCGTTAACTTCAGTCATCGATACCGAGGGCAAGTTCTGTTACACCTTCCGGTAGGTTTAGCCTCGGGCGAGGACGAGATTTCTTCGTCTGCTTCTTCCCATCCTCACATATGGTAGAGAAAGCGCACAAGTTGCACCCGTAACTGGGTTGAGATGGAAACAACTCCTGTCTGAGGTCACTATATGCCTCAGAGCCCCTGTCGAGATTTCTGAGCCTACTCGTAGCTGTATCAATCCTAGTGAGAACCGACAGTACTTCTGCCTTCAGGTTATCCAAGTCACTGGCTGAAAATTCAACCCATTCAATGGCACGTTCACCCTTGAATCTCCAGAAAATATACCCCAGACCATCCGGAAGCGTACCTGTGTGTGCTCGGTAAAGCAATCCGTACCACTTCAACTGAGTCCCTTCTATCTTCTGCCCTGGAGCGAGCTTGTGGCCGTCGACATACTGCTCTCGATGCTTAGAACCCTTCCCATCGAGAATCACCAGATCGTTGAATGGCTTGACCCTTTGGATAATGAAGTCAGACCTACCCCCAATAATGTACTCTCCGAACTTGAAATCGAGCTTGAACTCGGTATCCATTCGAGAGCCTACGAACCGATTCTCTCGAATGGTCTGTACACCAATAGGGATCGTTGCCTCCAGATCTACTAGAATCTCCTGCTTACTATGGTAATTGGAGCCCGCAGCCAACCAATCAACATCTCGCCCCTTACTCTTGGCCTCGTTGATTGCCATCTCCAAATGGACTGGAGCTAGCTTAAGCAGGCGACCCGAGATATCCTTGTCCCTCCAGATCTGTTGCTTGTAGAAGGCCTCAAAAACAGTACCAATAGTGGTCCCGTAGAGTGAGTTCACACTATTCTCTGGGACTTTCAACACGGTTCGAATGACGTACTTGTGCCAGTACGCATAGGGGCACTTTTCGTACTCCTTGTACCCTGAATACGAGATGTAGTTAGTACTCATCCTACTTCCGCCATTTCTAGGTACCTAAGAGCCTCTTTGCGGACTTCATCAGCGAAGTCTAGAGATTGAATGTTGACCTCGATGGTCTGGTCTGGATCAACCTCACCCTCAGACACTAAACGCTGGACAAATTGGTCGATATCCTGACGCTCACGTTCCTGAACTGCCTTCTTTTCCAAGTCGAAGACATCGGAAGCCGGAGCTACATCCAGCTCGAACAACTTTACCCCCAAGTCACTACCCTCGAACTCAATGAGCGCCACCTTCGGAGTACGTTCCAAGTTCTCTCGCACCAAGGCGCCGCGGGACATAGCGCCTTGATTTACGAAGTACTTACCCCCAACAACCTCGACACCTTGATCCTTGTGCCAATGCCCAAACATGAATACATCGGGACCATTACGACTAACAAGAGACTCATAGGCGAAGACCGGCTCGTTCCAGAAGTCCTCAACCGAACTTGGAGCTTTCAAAGAAGCCAGAGCATGAACTACGGCTATCAAATACGTGTCCCCCTTGCGCTTCTGAATCCCCATCAGGTCCGTGAGCGTCAAGTTTGGGTTGTAAGGTACGCCAACTACACGTACCCGAAGGCCCCCATCCTCAAAGACTTTTTCATTGAGTTGCTCAAACACACCACTTGCGTAAAGAGTCCCAAGAGGCTGTCTCTCGAGAGTATCCATGTTGTTGTATCGAACATCATGATTCCCCGTTGTGACAAGAGTCGGACAAGGATACGCCCGATGGATCGAGGCGGTCCTTTGCACCAGGTAGTGAGAGTTCTTGGTGGGGGCTTTCACATGAAAGTAGTCCCCTCCATCCAAGACCGCATTTACCTCATACTTTTTGGCTAGCGATCCGACTTGGTCCAAGTTGGACCAAAGCTCTTCAGTGTAGTCAGCCTTCCACGAAATCGGGCTATTGTCAGAGAGGTGTGTATCGGTTCTGAATAGGAAGGCTAATCTAGGCATGAGTGTGGTCCAAGGTCAAAGGGCGAACACACGTTGGACATACACCTAGGACCTGGATCTCACTTTCAAGGGCTCTTTCCTCCGCCTCAACTTGAACTAACTCACTCTCCATAGCATCAATGGCCTTCTGAAGACTCTGTGCTCGAGTCGCGAATCGGGACAAGGTACTCAACTTTCCTTGCAACCCCTGCAAGGTATCGGCATCTGGGATAGCTACCTTAGCCACCTTGTCTAGAACATCAAACTTTGACTTGATCCCCCGCAACTTCGAGATCCAAAAATCAAACAATCCAAGCTTCTTAGAGGATTGACTCAAAGTGAGGGTGTCCGGAACCTCCACTTTTTCGACCCACTCTAGAGCTTCCACCTCGGACTTACGACGAGAGTACTCAGTAGCGAATCTGGACAGTTGGATAACCCTGGAACTTGAGTCTGAGATCGACGTAACATCGGGAACCTTCAACTTGTCGACCCACTCCAAACCAGAACACCCAATGTACCTGCGTTGGTACTCTTCCACGAACCAAGCGAGTCTTTCAACCTTGGAGTTCGAACCGGGGATCATTGTGACGTCCGGTACCTCTACGTCCTCAACCCACTCCAAGCTAGACACAGCAGAGGATCTACGCGAGTAACCATCAACGAGCTTGGATAGGGCTTCCACTTTAGGTACTAGCTGATTAATGCCTGCGGTCTCTGGTACCTTGACAGCGGTGACACTAGCCAACCCGCGAATCTTCAATCCAAGGGTAGTGATCTTGGAAATATACCCTTTGATGTTGTCCAGACGGCCCCCTACAACTTCAATGGCCTCGAATCGACTCTCAACAGAGGACACCCTCTCGAGAGCTTCATCCAGCCCATCGTAGTTGCAGAGTCTGATCCTGAGCTTATCCACATCCCCTTCTCGAACCTTCTTAGTGGACTGAGCCTCTCGGCGATCCTTCTCAACCAACTTGGTAGCCTTGTTGATCCGGGTTAGCTTGGAGACATCAGAGATAGTCTCAGCGGCTACTCCTCCAGACTGATCCAAGAGAAAGATCGGATAGAACTGATCTGAAATTTGGATACAACCAGACTCATCTCCTACTTTGACAGGAGCCACTCCGTTCAGCTTCAGGAACTCTGGGATCCCTTTCCCAGGATGGTCGTACTCATCTCCATTGAAGACATAGCGATTCACTGAATCACCCTTCTCCCAGAGTAGATCAAAACTCTCAGTGACTATGTGCACTGAAGAAAAGCACTTGCACGTCTTCACCCCTCGAAGGGTACGAGCGCAGTCCGGACCGTGCCTGACAAAGCTCATCCCCTCAGCATTGGTGAGAGCATACTTCAGAGCTCTCACCAATGCACTTTTTCCAATATTGCTTCGGCCAACGATGACTGTAAACCCATCGATGACGAACTTGACGTCCTCGGCAGATTGGAAGCCCTTGACCTCAATGTGAATCATTACGCCTCTGCGATGATCTCTTCCGTTGATGAATCCGAAGACTCATCGAACAGAGTATCATCATCGAGCTCCTGTCGCATGTCGGACACGATATCCTCGTCATCAACCTCGGAGATCACAGTTGGAGCCTCCGAGAGTAACGTCTTCATCACGTCATCCCGAAGTTGCTCGAAGGCCTTGGGGTTGTTGATCAGATAGTTACGTAGCTTGTCCCGACCTTTGAAGGATTCACCTCCAAAATCATAAGCTGCACCTCTCTTGACCACAATCTTACGTGGTACAGCAGCTTCGACCAGAGACAAATACTCATCAACCCCCAATCCGTAACGGATGAAGATCTCCCCTGTATGACCTTGTTTCCCGTCCATCCTGTTCTTAACAGCCTTGACCTGGACGACGTTTCCGTACGGAATCTTCTTCTTCTGCAGAGTAATTGGGTCAACCTTCTCGACAAACTCAGACTTGATTCGAGTAAGCTTCAACCGTAAGCTTGCATAGAACTTAACCGCTTTCCCGCCCGCCGTATTGTCATCCGTTGGGCCATAACTAGCCTTCGAGATGTTAGCTCGAACCTGATTGAGGAAGATGACGCCCGTTGGACTACCCTTTAGCCACTGGGTCATCTTCGGGAGCACATTACTCATAGCTCGAGCTAGGATACCAATGGCTGCTGCGTCATCGAGCTTCTTCTCCAGTTCAGCCTTGGGAACCATCGCTGCCACCGAATCGATCACCACCAAACCAACCCCCTGGCGAATGGCAATGTACAGCATCTTCATACCCTCCTCGAAGGTAGTGGGTGCAAACATCGTCAAATAGTCTTCGGCAAAGCTGACTCCAATTGACCGAGCATACCCATGGTGGATGGCATTCTCATAGTCCAGATAGAGAACCCCTTGCCGAGCCTTCTGTACCTGAACCGCGGCAGCAAGGGCGAGAGTGGTTTTCCCACTTGACTCAGCACCATAGATCTCAGTGATACGTCCACGAGGGTATCCAGGGCAGACAAACCCAGATCCATCTAGAAGAGGGGTTCCCCCAATCAGGTTATCGATTGAGATAGCCCCTGTTGGAATGTAAGGGAAAGAACCATTCCGGACTCCAATCGGGTCTTGATCCGTAGCCTTCTTGATGTAAGCCCTCGTGGCGGCCATCATTTCCTTACGCTTCGCGTCAACGTCATCCACAGGGGTTTGAACACTTTTCTTAGCTGCCATGTCTACTCCAATGCTGAGAACCTGAAGAATCTATCGTTTTCCCTGAACAAGGTTCCATATTTATAGGTTTCCCCAGAACGAACACCCCTAGAGAATGTGTGTTCCCCTAAGAATGTGTGTTTTTCAGAGGGGATGAGTACATCCTCATCGATCTCACCCTCCAACAATAGCCAGAACCTAGCTGCGAACCTCGCAACATTGTAGGCGTCTGCCTCGTCGTTGTTCCAACGAGAGATGCCCGTGTCCGCCTTGGCCATCATAACCATGTCGGCTTTAAACATTTTCCCCTTGCGAATAGAGGGATCCTCCTTGGCAAGGGACTTCACTGTCAGAGGATCGAAATACACCACATCTTTCCGATTGGTATATAGCGCCTCATTTATGTAGAGAAACAAGCCATAGAGCCCCTCCGAATACTCTTCACCAAACGGAGGAGACTCTACTCCAACAATCTTGATTTCAGGGTAATCAAGCAGTAAGTCGTTAACACACGAGCGGAGACCCATGTACCGACCTACGAACACCATATCGGAAGGACTCGAGAACCTACCCTTATCTATCACACGATCCTTCCCCTTAGCCCAGGGATCGTGCACGCACCAACCCATCGCCGACAAAGATGGATCTAACCCAAGAGCGTACATTAGGCACACCCATACTCCCACGTAACTGTAATTCAGCTACGTAACAAGCTAAAAGCAGGTAGGGGTACCTGAATACCCCTACCTCAACCACTCGCTTGAATCAGACGTTACCGAGGACTCCAGAGAAGTCTTCGTCCGTGAGATCAGACCCAACAGATACGGTACCGCCACTTGGAGTCATGCCAAGCTTCTCGCGCAACTCATCCGTGGTCAACTGGCGGAACGGATTCAGCTTCGAGTACAGAGCATAGGCTTTCTCGAGCACCAACTTCTTAAAGTTCTCGTTCTTCAGGTAGACTGCGGATCCAGCCTGAGTAACAGTGTTCTTCTGATAGTTGGTGTCCCCGCAGGTCAGGTTGAGATCGATCTGTGAGATCGACGAACCATCACTCACGAGACCCTTGTTCATTCGACGAAAGTTTCCGTACATCTCTGGGGTGGTTCTCCAAGGCATCACCCTCCAGTGCTTAGAGAGACGATCCTTGTCGATCTCACCTTCACGATCGGTCGGATACCAAAGGACCACAGTGATCACATAGTCCTTACGATCCCCAACCTTAGCCCAAATCTTCTCCTCAGCAGGCGTCAACCCCTTCGGCCAAGCAATGTATCCGAGACCATCTTTGAAGAGTCCAGAAGCCGTCCGAAACCTGGCTTCCCGAGTATCAAGTAGGTCAACAGGCTCGAGCATGTCAACAGACTTATTCAGTTTCTGGGCGATGTTGGCTCGGATCTTCTTGATCACTGCTCGCTGTTGCTCAGCGGACAACTCTGGCTTCTCTTTGAGAAGATTCCGAAGCTGAATTGCTTCAAAGGTGTTGAAGTATATGAGGGCAATTCGATCCGTTCGCCCCTTCTCACCCTTATACCAATCGAGCTTGTTGGATTGAACTCGATTCTTGTCCTCGTCACCAAGGCCAATATCCTCGTTAACGTCGGGAATCTCGATCTCAAGATCTTCATCACTCATGACTTATTTCCTTTGCTTGCAATTGACATGGCCCCAGATACGAAACACGGTAGAGCTGGGTCACCTGGTCGGTGCTTGAACGCGGTACGCCATAGGACAGGATAGTGTCACCACGGACGGATCAGGTCAGTGACGTACCAGTAGAGTGATACACCAATAGATGATGCGTCTCGACTCAGAGGTTACTGAGGATGTCGTTGAAGTCCAGATCTACGTCTTCTAGCTTTACCTTTGGAGAGGCATCACCAGAACCTTTGGGTTTCTTGGTAGATGCCTTCTTAGGGGGCGAGTCACCCTCCAAAAAACCAGCTAAATCTTCCTCAGTCACTGGGCTTGGTGCTGGCTCCAATGTTGTTGCCTGAGGTACCCCGTCTGAAACCACTGGCTCTGAGTTGGAGTTCTGAGTAGGGGGCTTATCTGCCACAGGCTTTACCTCAGTTTCGAACTCCCCATCCTCGATGCTAGCTAATGCCGCTAATAGATCAGGGTCTTCCTCTTCGACCTTTGATTTCTGTACAAGAGGGATGGTACCCTTCATCAAGTTGTCCAGCTCATTCTCGTTGATCTCGTGGCTGGTTTGAGGTGATGGAGAGGGCGGAGTACTCCCATTAATTGGAGTCTCATCTCCGTATCCGGCACCAGAGTTTCTGTCGGAAAACAACAGGCTTCGTTGAACCTTGATCTCTTGGGAGGTTCGAATCAACTCGTCATGAATCATCTTTACAGCCTTATCGACCGTATCGATATCAAGGAGGTCTAGCTTCAGAACAGAGATCCGATTGATCTGCTGACGAAGCATAGTGTTAGCGATGGCTTCCCGATCAGCTATGTTGGAGCCTCGTCTCACCGTGTCATTTCCAGCCAACAGACTAGACTTTTCTATCGAGAGAGAGGTCTCCTCCCCAGCAATCTGAACCATCAGATTTCGCTTTTTCTGATTCAGTTGGACCCGAATCAAAGCGACTCTGTTCAGGTGATTTCGGCATCTAGAAGTAACCGATTGAATGTACCTAGCTCCAAGTATCGTTGGATCAGGCTCCAATTCGATCCGAAGCTCTGAAATCTCGCTATACAACCGATCAACGTAACTCTGTTCCACTCACTCAATTACACCAGACCCAATAGCCTTCATGATGGCTTTACCAAATCCAGTGTTTCTAGCTATCACCTTGTCATTGTCGATGGCCTTCTGCACAGCACCACGATCTCCAAGGACCCAAACCCGCTTCTTTGCTCTTGTAACCGCCGTGTAGAACAGATTTCGTTGAAGCATGCGACCATGCTCTCGAACCATCGGCAAAATGATAGTATCATGCTCACTGCCTTGGCATTTATGCACAGTTATCGCATAGGCCAGACGTAACTTCTGAGGGACGTCATTTCTAGGGACGTCCACGTTAGCATCCAAACCACTCTCCCCAATGCCATGAACACGGACCCTCAAGTAGTCAGCATGAATCTCTACCAGCTTCCCCATATCCCCGTTGTAGATCCCAAGCTTGTAGTCATTCTTGATGACCATCAAGCGGTCCCCTACTCGGAAGCGAAGCTTCCCAATGACTACTTCCATCTTGCCAGGCCCGAGTGGGTTCAGTACCTCGCGTAGTCGTTCATTCAGGTTGGTAACCCCAACAATCCCATCGTACTTCGGTGACAAGACCTGGAAGTTGGCATCTCGAGCCTTAAGCTTCTCGGCCATCTTCAAAATCAAGTCCACTATCCTGGAATCATCCAGAGAGACAAACCTGAAGTCCGAGTTCTCATCACCAGTCAGGATCGACTCCCCTCGATTGATTCGATGCGAGTTGACCACAATCTCGCTCTGTTGAGCCTGACGAAAGATTTGGGTCAACCTGACTGTAGGGATAGCCGGGCACCGTACCAAGTCCCTCAGAACGCTTCCTGGGCCCACAGAGGGCAACTGGGCATCGTCCCCGACAAGGACCAGAATGGTTCTTTCCTCCAAAGAGCTAACCACCCTAAAGAACAACTCCTGATCCAACATTGACATTTCGTCAATGATAACTGCCCCTACTGGGAACTTGTTCCACTCATTGTAATACCACTCCTCTCCGTTGAACCGAAAGGTACGATGAACCGTAGCAGCCTCGTGACCCGTCACCATGGCCACTCGCTTTGCGGCAATCCCTGTCGGAGCCATCAACTGGAAGCTAACGCCAGCCTTCTTGAAGAGTTCGACGAAGGTCTTAAGGACAGTTGTTTTTCCAGTTCCGGGGCCACCAGTAAGCACAAGCACCCTATTGCTGATCAGCTTATTAACAGCATCCTGCTGAGCGTCAGACAATTGAATCTGATGAGTGTTTTCGTAGGTCTCTAGAAACTCCTTTAGATCAATCTCGAGGCTCAAGGGGGTTCGGAATCTGGCTAAACACTCAGCGGATCTTCGTTCGAAGTTGTACAGGATAGGTAGGTAAACGCCAACATCCGGATCAATGAACACCTTCCCCTTGGACTCCAATCGAGCCGTAGCGTCCATCAAATCTCGAGCTAGATCTTGACTTCCAAAAGTTTCAGCCTCGGCCTTGAGCGACTCTCGGAGATTCATTGCTAGGTCCCCTCTCCGAACGCACAAGTGACCTGCCTGGGAAGCCTCCCGTAGAACCCATAGTACTGCACCCTCAAACCGACGAGGGTCGGTCTTAGGGACACCGCGGGATTCAGCAACGTCATCCACCTTGCTGAACTCGAAACCCTCAACTTCCAACAGGCTATAGGGGTTGTCTGAGATGATCCTGCGGGATTCCGAACCGAAAGCGTTGAACAAAGCCTTCATCTGCTCAGAAGTCACATCGTGGTCAGCAAGAAGGGAGGACAACTCGGAACTAGTGACCGCTTCAATCCATGCATTCGTAAGAGAACCTATGGTTGACTCATCGAACCCCTGAACTTCGGAGAGCCGCTTTGGGTCCTCAGAGAGAACTCGAAAGGTGTCAATTCCAAAGGTGTCAACCAAGTCACCTATCTTGGATTCATCTAAGATCCCAAGACAATGACGGAGGAAGTTCTCTACTCCGACCTCAGACATCGCCCAGGGACCCCACCCATTGAAGTCGAATTGCTTTCCGAACTTTGAGTGTTGGGACCATTTGCCGAAGAGCTCGAGAGGTACTCCAGGTACGACACCTTGAATCCCGAAGAAGCGCCCCTTGCAAACAATCTTCCGATCCAAATGCGAAGACTCGGCTCTCGATGGTTCTACAGTCAAAATGTAGAAGTCCTCGGCCTTGTGAATGACCCCGGTGACTAGGACTCTCAATGATATCATGAGCTTACAAGGGAGAGGAACTCTTCCTCCGAGATGCATTTCGTCCCATACTTACGAGCGGCTGCTGCTTTGGTTGTGGTTGTGTCTGCAGCAACGAGGTAAGTCAGCTTCTTGGTAACAGAACCCTTAACCTCCCCACCGTTGTCCCGGACCATCTGCTCTAAGTCCCCTCGCTTGTGACTCATCTCCCCGGTAAAGCAGAAGTACATCCCCGAGAACTTGCCTCGAATCGGGTCTTGAACTACAACCCCAACTTGACCTAGCTCGTCAACTATGTGGCTATTGTCCTTGAGCCATTGGATAAGTACTGCGGCCTTCACAGGCCCAATACCCTTCACCTTACTGAGGATCCCAACGTTAAGCCCTCGAAGCTTGTGAATGTCATCATACCCAGCATCCATGATCAATCGAATGGTTGATTGGGCCACCCCAGGGATGCAAAGAGACCCGAGCATCAGATCGAGAGTTAGGGTCTTCTTCTCGTGGAGCAAGCCAAGAACCTTGGTCGCTGAGGTTGAGCCCATGCGATCTAGACCCGCCACTTGCTCCACGGTGAGCCGATACAAGTCAGGGACCGACTTGACCAAACCACTAGCAGCCAACTTCTCCAACAACACGTCACCCCATTCCAGGATACCCAGATTGGAGAGCCACTGGGACACTCTGCCGACGACTTGAGCTGAGCACCTATCCCTGTTGGGGCAGACGTGAAACTCCCCTTCCTGAACAACCTCAGCCCCACATGAAGGGCAGGTGGTTGGGGGTTGAAAGAAAAGGTCAGAGTTCACAAGCGTGCCACGACTCAGATTTGCAACTACCTTTGGGATCACATCCCCAGCCCTTGCAACAAGAATTTTGCAACCCTTAAACAAACCCAGAGTGTTGATGTACTTCCAATTGTAGAGGCTAGCGTTCTCTATCTTGGTTCCTAGAATATTCACAGGGTCGAAGTTAGCTACTGGAGTGATCCTGCCAGTACCCCCTGTTTGCCAGGTGATACTACGAAGGACGCTCTCTCGAGTGATCGGAGCGAACTTAAAGGCTACAGCTCCAAGGGGGCGCATGTCCTGCTCACCAAGCATGAACTGCTTCCCAACATCATTGATAGCCACCACCAGGCCGTCAATGTCATGGTCCAGCTTGTCTCGTTTGGATTGATGATACTCAACCCAGATATCAAGAGGGGTTTTTGATCCTGGTTGCATTCTTGAGAGGCTCCAACCAGGAGTTGAAAGCCCCATAGACTCGATGAATCGAAACTGATCCGATTCGAATTCCAGCTTAGGCCCACCAAGTACCTTGTAGAACAGAACACTCAGATGCTCACAGCTTTGCCCATCGTATCGCTTGGAGATCCCACTAGCGGCATTCCTAGTGTTGGAGTACTTGTTAGCAAAGTGCTCGTCGAAGTCAGACTTACGGATGATGATCTCCCCACGAACTAGACAAGTTGTCTTCCGTGGAATCTTGTCAAGTACCCCCTTCATCCTCGCCACGTTGACGGTGATATCTTCTCCAATCTTTCCATCCCCTCGAGTCAGAGCTTGAGTGAGCTTACCATTGACATAACGTACGGATACCGAGATTCCATCCAACTTCTCAGAGACCAGCAGTTCTTCACCCGGAGCATACGAGGTGATCCATTCGGACATCTCCTCAAGGGTGTTCACCTTGTTCAGAGAACCCATCGGGTAAAGATGCTTCACCTTCACCCATTCCGAGACTGGAGGTGCCCCAACCGCCTTGAGGTAATAGCTCACCGCATTCAGGTCAGACAGCTCATCCTTCCAGGCGTCATAGACCTCGTCGGATACCGTTGGGGTCCCGTTGTAGTAGTCGTTCTGTGCTTTGGCAAGGAGCTCCTCGAGCTCCTTGATCCTATCTTCTTCTTTGTAGCTGGTCATGGGAGTCCCTAGTTGGCCTTTGGATCTTCAGTAGGAGCGCCTTGCTCAACAAGAGACTTCTTATGTAGCTCCTCCAAGATAGTAACAGAGGCCATGGGGGTAAGAACAAAACGAACCTCTTTCCCGTTCAACAAAGATAGAGGTGCGATTGGATCAAATGAGAAAGGGTCCCCTGTCTTTGAGTCCACAGTTCGAATGGTCACCTTCCCACTCAAAGGGTCCACCTCGACAACCCCTTCAACGATGTAGATCCCCAAGCTTTTGACATCAATATCTGCCATGTGAACCTCATTCGGTTGGAGCCGTTAAATTGCCAAGGCTCTCCTTCAGTGACACCAAAAGAGAGCCTTTGTTGGACAGAAATCAGAAGCTAACGGACCGCCAAGTAGACTTTCACCTTTCCTCACACGCTATGCCAAAGTCCCTAGCCTTAGTTATGATTCTGCTTACATCTTGAGTACTTGAGAACCTAACCCCAGAATATCTCTGCAAAAACCACTTTTTCACTCCAGTAGTAACTAAAGAGTCCAGAATAGCTGACAACTCACCCTCAGAATGCCAGTTGTCAATAACAGTGGTCCTAGCTTCACACTCCACTCGACTTGATATCTTGGTTAAGCACTCTAGAGGTGAAAACCCTTGAAAACCACTACCCAACAACCCTCTGTGTGTACTATAGGGGGTTAGCTTCACGTCCACTGCCACATAATCCAACAATTTCTCAGCAACTAAAGCATCCACAACAGAGGGCTGCATCCCATTGGTGTCCAGTTTGACAGAGAAACCCAAGCCCCTAATTTCCTTAATGAGGGCTACTAAGTCCGGGTCCAAGGTTGGCTCTCCGCCACTGAGGGTAACCCCCGTTAGGAGCCCCCTACGGTTAGCTAAGAACTCCAGACATGAGGAGTTCGATGCTCCTCCTTTATTGGGGATCAAGTTTGAGTTATGACAGTAGGCACATGACAGGTTACAACCCTGAAAGAACACCACTGCCGCCAGGTGTCCTGGAAAATCGATGAATGAACAGGGTTGAATACCCCCTATCACTTGAAGAAGCCCTCAAAAGTACTACGCCCCCTGAACTCATCTTGTTTACCTTCATTCCACTGAGAGACGGGGCGCAAGTAACCAACCACCCTTGAGTAAACCTCAGTAGCGGATGCGCATGTCGGACACTTAGTAACTTCACCAACTAGGTATCCATGTTCTGAACAAATTGAGAAAGTGGGGGTTACGGTGAAGTAGGGTAAACGATAGTTAGTGCAGACCAATTGAACAAACTTCCTCACCAAGGCGGGATCTTTGACCCTTTCCCCCAACCAAAAGTGAAGAACCGTACCTCCCGTGTACTTAGTCTGGAACTCATCTTGATTCGACAACAACTCAAACGGATCTGAGGTGGCCCCTATCGGAGGGAGGGAAGAGTTAGTGTAGGACTCAGGAGACTTCATCCCCGGATACTTCTTCCGATCAAGCTTGGCTAATCGATAGCTAGTACCTTCAGCAGGAGTGGCCTCCAGATTGAATAGGGACCCCGTAGCTTCCTGGTACCCCAGGATAAGACTCCGAATCCTACTCAGGATATCCAAACCTAAGTGACGACCGCGCGCTTCTAGCAGGGTGCTTCCTGTCAGATGCACTACAGCCTCATTGAGACCCACCAAACCTATCGTAGCGAAGTGGTTTGCCCAATACTGACCCGTTTGCTGCTTGACCGCTCGAAGGTAGAACTTGGTATAGGGGTACAGCCCCTCATCGGTTAGCTTTTCTAATACCTTTCGTTTGATGAGCAAACTGTCACGGGCCTTTTCGAGCAAAGAGGTCAATCGGATGAAGAAATCCTCTTCGTTCGATGCCAAGTACCCCAACCTCGGAAGGTTAATCGTGACTACTCCAATAGATCCGGTTAGTGGATTTGCCCCAAACAGACCTCCTCCTCTGTACTGCAAGTCCCGGGTATCCAACCTCAACCGGCAACACATGCTTCGGGTATCGTCTGGGGATAAGTCAGAATTCACAAAGTTAGCAAAATAAGGTATGCCATACTTAGCTGTAACCTCCCAAAGTTTGTTGTATCGTGGGTGGTTGTAGTCAAATCCCTGAGTTATGTTGTAGGTGGGAATTGGAAAGGTAAACACTCGACCCTTAGCGTCACCTTCAGACATGACTTCAAGGAACGCTTGATTGAACAGGTCCATCTCTTTCTGATAATCCCCGTAGGTACTATCCTGGAGCTCTCCACCAATAACTACAGGCTCATCTCGCATTCTACTCGGGACCTCGACATCCAAAGTAATATTGGTGAAAGGGGTCTGGAAACCAACTCTAGTTGACACATTCAAGTTGTAGATCCACTCTTGAAGAGCCTGCTTTATGGCAGGAAAATCTAGGTGATCTCTTGCGATAAACGGGGCCAATAGCGTATCCACTGAGGAGAACGCTTGAGCGCCGGCTGTTTCACCTTGAAGGGTATAGAAGAAGTTTGTGATCTGCCCTAGAGCAGATTTGAAGTGCTTCGGAGGAGAACTCTCAATTTTACCAGAGACTCCTCGAAACCCTTCCCTAAGTAGGTCAGACAAGTCCCACCCAACACAATACCCGGCAAGAAGACCTAGGTCATGTATGTGGAAATCCCCATTATCCTGTAATTCCCTGATATCTTGTGGGTAGACTCTCTCAACCCAATACTTTTTGGTGATCTCCGAGAACACATAGTTGTTAAGCCCCTGCAGGCTGTATGACATATTGGCGTTCTCCCTGACCTTCCAGTCCTCTTTCATCAAGTAGGAGTCGATCAGATTAGCACTCAGAGAGGACGTTAGCTCTCGAACGAACCTTCGCTTTTCGCGATATAGGAGGTAAGCCCGTGCCACTTTGAAGTAACCGAGACTGAATAGCACCTCCTCCACTCTATCCTGGATCTCCTCAACTGTTACTGTTTCCTGAAGACGACCTATCACGGTCTCAACTATCCTAGACAGATCCGAAGAAGCAAGGTGGAATTCAATTGAGTTAGCAGCTTTCTGGATAGCTTCTTTGATTCTGGTGGCGGAGAACTCCTGAAGGGTTCCGTCCCTCTTGATAATGAAGCCAGGTTCGGTTTCGATAGCAGGAAGTTTCACCAAGTTCAGCATCAGACCGACTCCTTTAGGACGCAAGGTCATACACAGCCAACTCGATGAGAGTTCTTCGGTGGCTAGTACGTTTCAGATCTACATCTAATCTGGATAGCATCTGCATATTGCTAACTAGCCTCGTAGTGGTCTGCTTCTCAGCTTGAGGCAATACGGACAGCTTGAAACGATAGGGATGCATGCCTAGACGGCCTGCTACCTCATCGTGAGTGGTCCCCTTATCCAACATCGAACGAGCAACGAATAGACGCTCTACACCCTTAATCAAAGCCCCCAGAATCATCAAGGAAGGGTCTTCAGTAGCGTACTTGAAAATGGTTGAGACCTGATGCAAAGCCTTCTTCCAATTCCGATTAAACACGGAATCAGCTACATCCCAAGAGGCTACTGTACTCGAAGGGGTCATGACAAGAGACAGATGCTCTCGAGTGACTTCACCTCTACCTACCAACAATCTAAGCTTTTGAAGCTCACTTGATTGGCGATACAAGTCGTCACCCGCAACCTGGAACATGTCTGATGCTACTCTCTGATCGAGCTTCAGACCGAGCTTGGTGGCTTCCTCTTGGAGCCACTTCACAACTTCATTGTTGTTCTCCCAGGTCTTGAACTTCTTGTACTCTCGAACCGTCGCTTTCGGTCCTAACTTAGCCCAAACACCTGAAACAGAAGCGGAGCGAAACACGACAACAAGAATTGCTGATAGGTCCTTAGGGTCCAAGTCATCGAGATACCCCTTGAGCCCCTTCTCCACCTTCAGCTTGTTGGCATTGTCAACGATCACTAGATTCGTTGGAGAATTGTCTAGATCATCGAAGTTGATCTGAGACGAAACTAGAGCACTCATCACCTTCGATGAACCGACTTCAGACCCCTCGAGCTTAGTGACAGCGAAGCCACTAGCCCCACTGAACATCTTGATGTCCCGATCGAGAAAGAAGTCCTCCTCACCAAAAGACACGACTACTGGGGTAGTGAACCTGAATCCCATGGCTCACTCACCACAGAAGGTTGAAGCTAACGTGGTTTTTAGCTGGAATCCTAGGTTAACGTACGAGGACTCATTGCGGTCGTTAACTATGCGTAAGCCATCCCAGAGGGTATTCCAAGTTGTGGTCTTTACGCTGGATCTCATAGAAGACAACTCTTCCTCGATGTCCCGATTAACGACCCTGGACTGGTCTACAGCCCCAACAAGTACATCATGCACTAGGAAAGTCAGGAACTTGAGAACGAGGTTGAGGTCCTTATTCACCTCGTCAATTACGGAGAATGCAGACGAAACATCACCGTTAGCGCTGGCTTCCAACATAGTAAGCGCACGATCTCTCAGCGTGAGGCGGTTAGAACCCCAGTACTTTATGGCTCGGCCTACCGAACCTTCTCCTAGGCGAGTATAGACAAGAGCTTTACCGGAGTCCTTCTCGAACTGAGAAATCCTTTGAAGTACGAAGGATTCAGGTAGCCGTCGGAAGTTCACCCTACCGCATCGAGAACGAATCGTAGGGAGCACTCGATCGAAGGACTCAGCTAGAAGAAAAAACCTAGATAGCGCTGGGGGCTCTTCGAGTTTCTTGAGGATCGCATTCGAGGCCGCTGGAGTCATCCGATCCGCCCCATCTACAATGAAGAACCGATGTGGAGCAGAAATAGGAAGCATGATGGATCGATCTAGGATGTCCCGAATGGGCTCTACTCCTATCTCTTTCTCATCCGGTGATGAAATAGTAACCACATCAGGGTGAGTGCCATTCCTGACCTGAATAGCCTCTGGGCTATTCTCCCCTCTCTTGGCCACCACCATCTCTAAGATGGTCTCCATCACTGAGAATCGACGCCCTGTACCCTCATCCCCAACTAGTAGCAAAGGCTTGTCTACTTGACCCGCTACAAACCGACGAAGATACCTGACAGCTTCTTCTTGGCCAACTATATCACTCAACACTTTCCACCGAAGAAGGGAGGGATAGCTCGTATTTCTTCGGATCAATCGGGTCCAAGAACACACAAACTCTGTAGTTCTGACCACACTTCACACAAACTAACCGTGTGACTTCCTGACCGCTTGATCCGAGAGTGCCTCCACAGCCTTCTCGAATACACCGCATGACTCCCAGGTTTGGGTCGCTCATTGTCGAACCAATCCTTTACGCGACAGAAAACTAGAATGCTGCGTACCCACCAGTTGACACCCCCCAAACATGCTTGCACTCAACGCACTGATAGGTTCGATGGTGCGGGGCCCCTTGAGTTTCATTCGTAGGCTGAGGAGTGATCTGAATTGCCCTAACAGACTTGCACCTGCTATTGGGGCACTTAAGATGAATGATCTTCGGCTCGGATTCACATTTACTGGACAACCCAGGGTTGACACCTTGTGCATTGAATCTGTCTGACATTTGGATAGCTATATCGATTGAGGAAATTCTACTGTGAACAGTCGATTGAGTATCGTAAGAATGCGCTCATAAAGCCCATCTGTAAGATCAATGATAGAGGCATCCGCCAATGTAGAGGGCCGATCCACGAATAAGGTGGGGTTCGGCACAAGGGTCTGGTCGAAGGTACCATTCGTGACGTACGGGAGAATCTTGACCCAGTCATCCCATCGGATGACAACATCAAGGACACCAGGATTGACCAGACGAACATAGGCGACGTCATTGAGTACACCCTTGGTAACTTGAGCCTGACGGTGATAATAAGCCGCCATGGCTTTCGCTACCTCCGGAGTATCAGCTCTGGTGAGCCTCTCAGGACGTCGCCCTGCTATCTTGAAAAGTCTCTGGTCCACACTTGGGTCCAGAGATAACTAAATCAGGTAGGGGATCACCCCATTGCAGTCGCACCCAAATCAGGCTTCTTGTTGTGGTAGATGCCAGTCTCCGTCATCAACATAGTACTGACCACAGAGACTGAATTGGAGATCGTCGACCGAACAACCTTAGTCGGGTCTAGTACGCCAGACTCCTTGAGGTTGACCAAGGTCATCGTCTGAGCATCGACCCCAAGGAGCTCGTCCTCTACAGCCTCTTGGATCTTATCCAGGAACTTGTCTGGATTCCGAATCCCACCGTTAGTGAGGATGGCCCGGAAGGGTTCCAAGCAAGCTTCAAGCACCAACCTGAAGCCAGCCCTCTCCTCCTCATTCTCAGGGAGAGGGTCAGGAATCTCCTCTCCGTGGAACTCCAACCACGTGTTAGCGAACCAAGAGGCTCGAACTAGGCACATACCTCCCCCAGGAACCAAACCCTCTTCTATGGCCGCCCTGGTGGCATAGAGGGCATCTTCCATTCGCCCCTTGATCTCCTTCAGCTCAAGTTCGGAGTGGGCGCCGACCTTCACTGAACACACCCCTCCAAGAAGCTTGCCAAGACGGTCTTGTAGCTTCTCTCGGTCGTACTCAGACCCCGCGCACTCAATTTGAGCCTTGATCTGAGCAATCCTCAAGTCGATAGCCTCCTCGAACCCTCCCCCTTCGACAAGAGTCATGGTTCTGGTAGTGAGCTTCGCTGACCGTACGGTACCAAAGTGCTCCATGGTGACATCCCGGAACGTCATCCCAAGGTCCTTCGAGAACACGGTGGCGCCCGTCAAAGCTGCCAAGTCCTGTAGGATTTCGAACTGGGACATCCCAAAAGAGGGGGCCTTGACCAGTTGGGATATAAGAATCTTGGCCCCAAAATTCTGGCATAACGTAGCAAGAGCCTCCCCACCAAAATCGGGGGCGATCCAGATCACCGGGCGATGCTCGTTAGCTATCGTTTCAAGGACATTCACGAAAGGACGGATCATATCAAAGCTCATATCCGTCAAGAAGATGTAGGGATTCTCCAAATCGGAGCAGTCTTCAGCAGGGTTAGTGCGGAAGTCGGAACTGATGAGCCCACTCTCGATCTTCATTCCATCGGTAGCCTCGATGGTGATCCCCATCCCCTTACTCTCCTCGATGTTGACCACACCATCCCTGCCTACCTTGGCCACAGCCTCAGCAATGATCTTGCCGATGTTAGCGTCACCGTTGGCACTTACGGTAGCAATGCTGGCGACATCCTCTTGAGTCTTCACCGGAAAGGATTGATTGAAAATCCCACGCTCGATGTAGACCAGAGCCTGATTCATTCCCCGACTCAAGTTGTCAGGAGACATTCCAGCTACTAGATGCTTGTGGGCCTCAATGAACATAGCCCGAGCAAGCACAGTGGCCGTAGTGGTGCCATCCCCAGCATCATCTGAGGTCTTCGATGCCACCTCACGTACGAGCCTTGCCCCGAGATTCTCCCAAGGGTCTGGGAGCTCGATCTCTTTGGCTACGCTCACTCCATCCTTGGTGATGAGAGGAGCCCCAAAGGCTTTGTCGATACAAACATTACGACCCTTTGGTCCAAGGGTTACCACTACTGCATCGGCTAGCTTGTTGACCCCGGCGAGGAGGCGGCTTCTAACATCTGATCCGTATTTTACTGGCATCTGGATTCTCTCTGGTAGAGAACCCTAATACACCAGTAAAACCCAAGGTGCAGTTACTTGGGCTTCCTAGCCTCTTGAACCACTGAAGCTATCTCATCAGGATCCAAGTGCGGGGGGTCCGGTGGACCATAGGTTTTTGAATACGCTATCTCGTGAACCCGCTGTTGATTCAAATCCCCACTTCGACGAACCCAAACCCCAGCATTTGGAACTTGGTACTTTCGATTCTCCAGCCAACCTAAAGCATCAAGAAGAACAAGCTGCGAAGTCAAACCATCCCCAGACCAAAGTTCTACTCCCCCTTGCCAGATAGACGACTCCCAAGACATGTGATCCTCAGAAGGACCAAACCGGAATACCCACCCTGGCTCCAAACGAAGGGTGACTTCATCCTTGATTCGCTCTTCATCCCAAGTGGTGACTTCGATGTCAAGACTCATACCAAACCAAGATCCATAGCTAGATCAGTGTTTTCTGGAAAGTCCAATCTCCGCTCAGCCAAACACTCCTGAATCGTCAGATTAGGCTGCAACTTGCATTGACGATCGTAGAGCACCGTGTAGACAGCAGCTGCTAGATTGACACAATGACGCGTGGGAATCACTACGAACCGCTGGCAATGCTGCAAGTACATCTGCGGGATAGAGCCATCCTCAGGACCAAACAAATAGAGAGCATTTTCCGGATGCTCGAACTGAGGTAGACTCTCCGAGTTTGGACGGAGTTCAACAGCCACTGGAGTTGCATCATTGAACTGGTCGAAGAGCCGATCATAATGTCGTAATTCGACATTACGATAGCCTTTCATCCGTTCCTCACGTGGAAGACGTTTCGCCCCCTTGAGGCCAAGGCTGATCCGATCCCCGGTGAACCATACCTGCTTGGCGCCATAACACGAAGCCGCCCGCAAAGCAGCTCCAACATTGTGTGGGAACTTAGGGTTTATGAGAGCAATAGCTGGAGTAAACCCAAGAGGCTTCGAGTTCTTCCCGTAAATCTCAGGTACCGAACTCGCTGATGTACTTTGGATCGACATAATCTGTCAACCATACACCATTACCTGTCAGATAGAACTTGATTCCATCTCGACTCATAGCTCTTGAATCGATAACCAACAACCTTGGACTCGAACGACGCTTAGCTACAATCTCCGCAGTCTGCACATCCAGTGACATGTGAACGTGATGCCGTTGCATCTTCTTCAGGCCTTGGATCTTGATGATCGGAATGTTCTGCTTCGAAGTACCATGGTAGAGGATCTCGGGTGGAATTACCTCTTGGTAACCAAGATCTACGGCAATAGAATGTCCCTGACGAGCCCTGATGTGACAACCATCTTCGGAGTACTCAAATCGGTTCTTATTGTTCTCCGATACGATCTGATCCAATTCCTCTTTCCGGAGATGCAAGGCAGACAGGATAGCTGAGATAGGGGTCCATCCAGCCGCAGTGAGTGTTACGCCCGCCGAAGCTGGATCATGTCGAAGGACCTTACTTAGAAACCTACTCTTCTTGGTCAACCACTTGGAATCCACCTAGTCACTACCTTTCAAATTGGCAACTGGATAGAGTCGATGAGCTATCCTAGCTACTCCATTGGCCTCAAGAACTACGAGCACTTCATCCAAGTCTTTGTAACAATGCGAACATTCATCCAGAGGGGTATGAGCGTGATTTCCAACAATACCTTCAATTTTCACCCCAGCGAACTCGCGTTGGATGGACTTCATTTCCTCGTCAATCCAAAGTTGTTTGTGCTCCAGCTTCCGCTTAGCTTCCCCACGAGCCATCTTCCTACCAGATCCATGATTGACGGAGCATGCAGTCTGATAGGCTCCAGGCTCCGCAAATAAGATTGCAGCCCCGTCCATCATTGAACCAGGGATTAAGCAGGGATGTCCAGTCGTCTCCCACTTGGTCCCGACGAGATCTGGATGGCCTGCGGGGAAGGCGCGAGTAGCTCCCTTTCGATGGACGAATCCGCGTTTGGTAGTGCCATCGGGGAGTACTAGGGTCTCCTCCTGAACTAAGTTGTGTGAGATCTCGTAGTAGACCTCGGAGTCCGCATTGAAGACCTCTTGGAGGGCCTCCTGAATTCCGTGAACGATGACATGCCGATTGGCAATGGCAAAGTTGGCCGCACTATTGTGGTACGCCCAGTATTCCTTACCGAGAGGTTCGTCGATGTAAAGCCATGAATCCTCTCGACGATTGGAGGACAAACCTCGAAGGTCAGCACCCTCATAGAAGTAGTGATTGGCCGTCTGCCAACCATACCCGCGGGAACCGCAATGGACCATGACGAATACCTCTCCAGTATCTCGGTCGGCCTGCAGTTCAAGAAAGTGATTTCCCCCGCCCACCGAACCCATTTGAGGGATTACTTTGGAGTAGGCTCTCTCGATCTTCGTGAAGTCAATTCCTTGAGGGACAGGGATGTATTGACGTTCGCAAAGGTCAGCAGGAACCCCAAGAGCCTTGGCTCCATATCGGAGGATCTCTTGAGCTTCATTGTTGTCAAAGACGGGCATGAGTTTGGGACGAACTGAACCCACTCCGGTCGCAATTCGCTTCTCAACCTCTTGAATCCAAATCTCGCGCTTGTGCCAACTCCTGACCGCATTTGCCGAAAGATTAACCTTAAGGCACAAAACCCCGCAAGACACGTCGTACCCTGATCCAGCCTGAATGAGAGTGTTTTCGGTGACAAGGACGCACCCGATAGGAACCCCGAAACCAGAGTGTCCATCAGGCATCAAGTAAGCGCCGATAATTCCATCGTAAGATGCACCGTTGGCAAGCTGACTCCAGAGACTCTCTTCGCTTGCAGCGTAAAGCTCATCGGAGAAAAAGGCGTGGGCTTCCACCTTCATTGATCCGCAACGCGGAAGAACGTAGTGGGCGTCACCGACTTTCTGGGCCTGATATTTGAAGGACATTTTGCTTGATTACACCGGTTAGGGGTTCAAATTCTCCTGAAGAATTCGACAGAAGAGGGCGCCTTGTTCAACAGCGTCATCAACTGCCACATGCGTATGCTTCGGGAGTCCTTGGAACCATCGTTTTGGCATGTTCTTTTTGGTTGTCTGACGGAATTCGATACCAAGCTTAGCGCAAGCGTATGACTTGATGTCCAGAGCCGAGAAAGAGAAGGGACTTTCACCTACGAACTTGATCAGATACCAGTAAGTAAATGCGAAGTCAAAAGTAGCTGGGTACCCAACGAAGACAGGGCGTCCTGGTTGCTGATTGACCCAGTCGACATAAGAGGTCATAGCCTCCTTTGGTGGCTTCTGGTCCTTACGACACTCCTCCCACTCCTTGGGTCTCTTGGACCACCACTCCATGGTATCAGACTCACCTTGAGCTCCTTGGAGGGTCTCCAGGTTGACTGAGAAAGTGCTCACCAGCGTCCCACTAGGCAGGTAAGCGGCGGCTCCGAGGCTGAGCATTGAATGAGGTCCCGGAATAGGACCATCCGACTCGATGTCGGTCGATATGTATACTTCGTTATTCATAGGACCGAAGTACACCAACGCAAAAGAGCCCGAGTTTGCCTCGAGCCCTTTTCACTCAGGGTAGGACGGCTACCACTGATTGGATCTGCTCTTAGTGAGAGAAGATTTCATCACTGGTGCTTCAGGTTTCGGAGCTATCGGTGGCGAGTTGAGATCAACCTCTCCACCAACGGAAGGCTCTTCCATAAAACTGCGCATCACCTGCTCCTGAGCAGCATTGCTGAAATCAATGTTGGCACCGTAGAGGACTTCCTGATCCGAGTCAGCCAATGCCGAAACAGCTCGAGCCCGGTTCAATCCTCGATTCAAACCCATACGACTACCAGCGCTCTGAGCATAACGCTGATGACTTGCATACTTCGAACGAAGGTTATTGGATGCAGATGCAACACCAATTAAGCCTCGAGCTTCGAAGTCATGTCCAAGACTATCGAAGCCCATGACTGCAGCATTGAAGTCACCACGCTTAGCGGCAGCCTCGGCCTGATTCTGAACTTGAAGCAACTGAGCTCGAGCAACCAGTTCATCCACCTCTTTGGTGGGTGCTTTCTGTTCTTCCCCAGACTTCACGAACTGAACCTTGGCATTCCCTTCTACAGATTCAAGTTTCATTTTCCCGTCGGACCCGAGGATTTGATAGGACAACTTAGCATGAACAGCGTTGACCTGGCGAGGTCCAGGATGCTTCTGAGATGCAAGCTTGGCCTTAATGACAACGTCGATGGTTTCCTCAGATAGGATGTGAGGAATCTTGACTTGAGCCTCACCAGTTATGATCTCCTCGACATCAAAGTCGGAGAGTACCTCCACCAGCTGGTTGCCATCCCTTGGAGTCAACTCAATGATCAAGTCCTGAGCATAAGTGCTCAGAAGACCCCCAAGCTCCTTGCCGAAGGCCCCGAGAGCCGAGTCTGGGTCCTGAATGAAAGCGTAGTTCCCAGCTCCAGCTAAAGACAATGCATTCAGCAGCTCCTGGTTGGCATCAGGACCGTAACCAAAGGCTGAAACACTTACTCGACCTCGTTGCTGAGTGATGATACTCGAAATCCCCTCAACCGTAGTCACTCCCATGTTAGGTTGCCCATCGGTGAAGAGAATGATCCTGGTGATGGTGGAATCCCCAAGATCCAAACCGGAAACAACCTCAAGCCCCTTGAGGAGACCTCCCGAGAGGCAGGTATTCCCATTGACTCTATATCCAGCTACAACCTTCTTGGCCCGGATCTTGGCATCAGGGGTCATCTTCTCCGCAGGGAAGTCAATACTTGAGTCCGTAGCAAAACTGACCAAACCAAAGGTGTCTTCCGCCGTAAGATGATCGATCAGCTTGGTCAGGGACCTCTTCGTGTAGTCCATCTTCATCCCAATCATCGACCCTGATCGGTCAACTGCTGGGATAATGCACAGTGGCGGTCGGTGGGTTTGCCAATCGCTCTTGGGCGCAGTTACGGATACGACCAAGTGAAGGTCGGTGGCCTGATCAAAACGAACTTTTTCAAACGTGAACCGTGGATTTAATAGCATTGGTGCATTCTCGCTAATCAAGAACAGTGTCGGGATGCGGAGACTGGACCAATCTCCCAAATCCAAACAATTCCAGTTGAGTCCTAGATTTTGCCCAAGCTCATAGAGCGCGGCTACGTCAGTATGAGATCCAAGCGTTAGCGCGGTCTCGGTCCCCCCTAATACACCACTTGATGGCTCCGGGAAAACCAAAAAGGGCCGCCTGACTTCAGACGGCCCTTCATCAGCTACGCCACCGGTCAAGCTACTAGGTAGTAACCAGTCCCATGTTGTTGGGCTCGAGACCAATCCAAGTAGGGTTCCCAGACAGCAGGAACTTTCCCTGAATCGAGATAGACCGCATGTAGTGGGAGTGCGTGGGGCTTAGCAGGCTTTCTCAAAAGCTTCATACCAGCCTGCTCAGGAGTCCTACCAGCTTTCATCGTATTGCACGGGTAGCATGATGTTGTTACGTTCGACCAAGTAGTTTGTCCACCTTGCTTGCGAGGAACCACATGATCATAGTTCAGTTCACGCATTGACTTGCGCTGACCACAGTATTGGCAGGTAAAGTGATCACGGGTAAAGACATTGATGCGGGAGAACTTGACACCCTTCTTCATCGTAGCCACTTGGTGTTTGAGCTGGATCACCGCTGGGATGAAATATGAGATCGATGGGGAACTCACTATCTCATCATACTCTTCCAACACAGACACCTTGTTCTGGTAAACCAGGCAAATAGCCTCGTCCCACGTGAGGATTGCGTGGGGCATGGCCCAAGAATTCAGAAGCAGGGTTCGAGTTTCCATGGTGCACCTTTACCTTCGCCTTCGCCTTTTCATGATGTTTCTCCGTAACAGTTGCACACAACCATTAAACACCGAAGCCCCTTGTTAGGGGCTTCGTCAGTGGAAGTGCGGGGAATCGAACCCCGGTCCGCCAGCCGTCCAGTACCTCTCTCATTCACGTGTGTAGTTGCCATGTCCCTAGCAACTGAGTTCGAGGGTTCGGCCTTCGACCTAGCTCCCTGTTTCTCTCACCTATGCCCCGGGAGCCCGGAACACCAGCCAGCCTTTGTGGTTTGCAATCCTACCCACTACCAAGACAATCTTGTGGAGGACCGGCTGAAGCTACTTACGCAGCTTCAGCAATTGCGTTATCATTGGCAATTATGCGTTTCTCGATTGTTCAAGAGCGGATCGAGAGCCGCTCACACGCGAGAGAACCTTTCATCCAACGTCGAAGCCAATCACTCCCATAAGAAGAGGTATACTACCTCAAGTAGGGTTGGTTGTCCAGAGGGGCCTGTGGAGTCATGACTAGCCCGCTCTACTTACAACACCCGTTAAGGAGCCTCCCGAATACTGAAATCCCCGTACTCGCTAATGGGGACTAAATCATGCCCTAAGTGATTCGCAAACCACTTGGGGTCAATATCACCGTACCGATTAGCCTTGAACTGAATATCCCCACTTCTGTCAGCCTCCAACAAAGGAGCCAAGGCAGCGATAGCCGGAGCATGATCTATCAGAAGCCACATCAAGTCTTCCTCACGATTAGCATCATCGAAAGAATGAGTAGCGCCACAAGTTCGACAGTAGACATGCCAATCTGTACTCATGCGTAGAACTACACCATGTAGTAGGCCCTTCCGGACTTGAACCGGAAACCACCGCCTTATAGGGACGATGCTCTAACCAATTGAGCTAAGAGCCCTCGAGTGCTTCTGTTATTGGTGCACGAGAGAGGAATTGAACCTCCACGAGAATTATCTCCTGGGCGTCTGAAACCCATGCGTCTGCCTAGTTCCGCCACTCGTGCGTTGATTAGTAGCCTCAAAGGGATTTGAACCCCCGACCGTCGCCTTGTAAGGGCGCGACTCTACCACTGAGTTATGAGGCTGTAAGAATAAGTACACCGAAAGTGGTGCTGAGAGCGGGACTCGAACCCGCAACTTCCGCCTTATGAGGACGGCGCTCTAGCCAGTTGAGCTACATCAGCATGGCGACCCTGGAGGGACTCGGACCCCCAACTTTTGGTTCCGTAGACCAACGCTCTATCCAATTGAGCTACAGGATCATGAGGCACCCCCGGCAGAACTCGAATCTGCAACCTGAAGATTAGAAATCTCCTGCTCTATCCGATTGAGCTACGAGGGCATGAGTCAAACAGAGAAGCTTCCAAGTTTTCCAAGCATGAGCTCTTCGTAATTGTAGTTCTTACCGAGGCACTCCTGAATACTCACGGACTTCTTGTGGGCCTCGATGGCATGGCCGTTGTAGATCCAAAGGCTTCGAGGCACTCTGATCTGACCTAGGACGAACCGAGTACCCAACTCGGTCATCTTGTACATACCGTGAGTCTTGACCGGTGGCTTCGGATTCAGAACGGACTTTTTCTCCGGTGGGCGTTCCTCAATGAGCTTCCAGTACCTCAGCTTGGACCACTCACCACCCTTCACTTCAGATCCGAGAGCAACCATGTTCTCGAGGTACTGGCTCATGTCAAGCCAATCCGAAGCTGTCTGGAAGTGGCGGTACATGAGGATCAGCACATAAGCCATGGTCGAGCTGAGTTCCTTCTCAACCATCCGAACGAGCTGGTGGCAACAAGGACACAAGACCCCCGGACCCTTCACATGAGGCTTTAGCTTCTCTTGGGCTTCGGCCAAAGTGGAAGAAGGTTGAATTGGAAGGTTTATTGGCTTCTTTCCGACGGTCACCAACTCAGATACACCGAAAACAGAGCGGACGAAGGGACTCGAACCCTCAACTTTCAGCTTGGAAGGCTAACGCTCTACCAATTGAGCTACGTCCGCAAAAACGACCTTCTCTTGCGTTAGAGAGCTATTAACCCACGCGCACCCCACTGAAGGAGAAAGAGTTGGTCTCAAACGACTCCCCGGAATTGTACCGGATCCCTTGTACGTGGCTGGCCACTCCACAGCCCTTCGGACGCATACAAAGATCAGACTCTGAATCTAGAGCAGTTTGCAAACACCTCATGCAAGCTGTACGGGCCAACCTACCATACTTCGGCGTGACCTGCATGAAACGTCGGAGGCGTGGGTGAGAATCGAACTCACGATTACCGATTCACGCCATTCAAATAAAACTCGACCCAATTGGGCTACGTCCGCATTACTTAGTAAGTTCGATCCAAGGCACTCCTATTTTGGACCCTATGGGACCGAAGTCACCAACTTTGGACCCATCTTTGGATGACCACTTACTGCCATCCTCCGTGGTAACTATGGTCCTGGTAACCTTGGTAACTACTGTCTTACCTTTGGTAATTCTCCTGCCATTGACAAGGGCTAAAATAGCTACAGAATCACCTTCCTTGAAGGGATTTGAAGCTAACCTGAACCTAGTAACCACTGACTCGATTAGAGAATCCATAGTTTTTGGAGGCGTGGGTGGGGAACGATCCCACGATGAGAGTTTTGCAGACTCTTGCCTTACCACTTGGCTACCACGCCAGAGCTACACAACTTCTATCTTGCGAATCTTCACATTACTGGGGCTGAACACTGCTACTTCGGGAACTCCGGCAACCGATTCTCGACTCATATCCTAAATCCTAGCATAAGCAGTTTAGAGCGGGTAGCGGAGATCGAATCCGCCGAATTCACGTTGGCAACGTGATACCTCGCCATTGAGGAGTTACCCGCAAAAATCGAGAGCCCGACTCTCGCCGGGCTCTCCTAGGGGCGGCCGTTCCCAGCTACCCTCCACCACTACTCAAGCATGACCCACTGAGTAGGGGAGCCACCTTAACACAAGAACTTACCGGAGACAAGGAGATGTGAAGACGACTAAGCTCCTCCCAGTTGAAGGACGGACAGCTCACGCAATCCGACGAGACTCGAACTCGCATTCTTGAATGCTAAATTCAATGTAATCTTCACGAACATTCTCCAGCAGAGCCCACGACCCGAATCGAACGGGTGATCTCGTTCTTACCAAAAACGCGCACTTCCAACTGTGCTACGTGGGCGAAACTTCAAACTTTGACTTGGGGTGTACTGAGAAACCAAGCAAGTCCTCAATGTTATTTTCGTCATAATCCCCACAGAGATACCCGGTAGAGTCCGTGCCCGGGATAATCCCGATGATCCCATTGAGAACCCCAAGGATGCTCACTGTCGGAGGCTCCCCGCACCGGCACTGAACCATTGGGTGCTCAAGAAGAGCTTCGTTCACCGGAACTCGATGCGCGAAGAGACCTTTGATGGCTTCGGGATCGATCTGGAAGTACTCGTTGAGGCATTTGGCGATGTGCTCAGCAAGTACTTTACGATCACTCAGAAACTCCAAACGCTCTGATGAGGGGGTCATAATCATCAAGTACACCGAGAAGAGTGGAGCGGGAGAAGGGACTCGAACCCTCGACATTTTGCTTGGGAAGCAAATGCTCTACCAACTGAACTACTCCCGCATGGATTGGAGCCCCTGGTCGGAATTGAACCAACGACCTTGACTTTACAAAAGTCCTGCTCTACCAACTGAGCTACAGGGGCCCTTAGGCTTTCATTTGGGCAGCCGCCGCCGCAAGAACATCTCTCACGTTCTGAGGGAGCGTGGTAAACGAAGTAGCCATCTCCGCGAGAAGCTTCTTACCATTCTTGGCTCTGGTGAGGTTCTTCTTCGATCCGTCGTAGTAGTAGTAGGTGCCAAAGACTAAATCGAGCGCCTTGCCCCCACAGACCTTCTGAACATCCGCTTCCCCAAGAGGGAACTCCTTGCCATTAATGACAAGCGTGATCCCCTCGTTCTTCTCATACCCACCACGATGCTTTATCTTGTAGAGGCCAGGTTCGTCCTTGAAGGAGTTTTCACGGTACACTAGCTCTACCACATGCTTACGGTTCATGATCCTTGGATCATCACCAGAAACGGTACCACTATCCGCTAGCCAGTGCTTGATGCTGGTAGGGTTACCTTTGGGGAATTTGTCATTGAGCTTCCACCCGGTTGCATCAATCACCTTCGAGTTGAAAGTACCCTTGAAACCAACTGCTTTAAGTGCCTTTATCACGTTCCCGTAAAGCCAAGCAGGATCTGTCGACTTAGGGCTATCTGGTACTTCAAGAGAATCGAGGATCCAAACATCCTTCTTGTCATTCCTCCGAAGGGCATAGCTTTCATAGACAAGGTGACTCATTCCAACAAACACATGCTTGGAGTCAGTCTTTCCGTAAGCTACCCAGAAGTTGCTCGACTTGTGGAACTCCTCAGAAGAGTACCCAGCCTCTCGTTGAATGCCCGTAACAAACTTCCACTCAACGCCCGCTGGGATGCCAGCCTTACTCTTGGCTTCCTCAAAGGTTACCTGAACTACTTCAGGTTCTGGATCGTAGCTGACGTCAGCAGGACCCTCGTAAGACGGAGGCGCGCCACGATCTGGAGTTAGCTGTCCTTTGAGAAGGTCAGCAGCGGCATTGATCTGGGCCATGACCCTCTCATCCCCACCACGATCAGGGTGATGCTTCAGGACCAACTTACGACGAACTGACTCAACTTCGGAATCAGAAGGATTGGAGTTCGGAGGAAACCCAAGAATTTTTTTTGCTTCCTCAAGGCTCATTGACAGCTTAATAGCGTTGAATCTTGCTGCCACCTTGAACGTAAGTAGTGCGTCTTGAAATGCCCGAAGCGGAGAGACCATACTGCTGGTTAGCAATAAGAAGACTAGTGGAGCTGAAGGAAGTCGAATCCTTGGCCTCTGCAATGCGAAAGCAGCGCTCTTCCAACTGAGCTACAGCCCCATTACTTCAAAACTTTGGCCAACAACCTTCTGGCCATGTTCATCATGTGCATGCCAACCAACTCGGAGTCCTCGACTATCTCTTGAAGCTCGATGACTTTCGATTGGTCTGGCTTCCCCTGAAGGTTGTAGGGTAAGTACCCTATATCGAGGAACAGCTTCCCACCATGACACCCTAGATGCATTGTGAAGGCATCAATGGGTTGAGGTGGAGAGAAATAATAGAAGACGTCGTTCTGTCGCTGACTCGCGTTCATCGAGTAGCGATCACCCATTGTCTTCCTGAACAAGTTAATCAAGTTAGGGAGTAGAGCGTTGATTGAGTCTCTACCATCCCGAAATAGAGCTAGATCAATCTGGGGGTTGCTTTTGAAGGAAGTCTTAACTGCATATCGCTCGAAGACCCACTCAGGGATCTCAGGACGATACCCCGACATGGCAACCTTGAAGTTCCACCTGGCGACAACGCTTCTGACTAGATGATCCATTCTAGTCAGAAGGGCTCATAGGTGGTTTAGTTGGGACACCAGGATTTGAACCTGGATAAACGGAATCAGAATCCGTTGTCTTGCCGATTGGACGATGTCCCAATAGTAACTTCCGAGTTATGTTCGTAGCCCTCAAACAAGTCAAGTTGTTTTGAGCCTTCAAATTCAGGAGTCTCCTCTTGCTCTTGAAGCCCTTGAGTTGCTCGTAGCGAGTCAGCCCAACACTTGTAACTACAATAGTCAGTGCCTCGATAGACGACTGGTCGTATCCCGCACCAAACACAAGGACGTTTCATGATGAAATTGCAGGGGCACTCCGATTTGAACGGAGATTGACGGTTTTGGAGACCGCCTTCCTACCAATTGAAAGATGCCCCTATGCTTACACCGAGTGACCATAGCGAAGTGCTACTTTTCCAGCAATGAACTCATCTTCTGTGCAGGGTGACTTACGTTCTGAAACCTTAACTTCATGAGGTGTGAAGGAAACCCCAGTTTCTTCTACCGCAGCCTGATAGGACGGAATCATTTCAGACCAGTCTTCCCAAAGGTCCACCATCCTAATTGTGGGGTGTTCCAGAAGGATTCTCTGGATCTGTTCGACCTTGAACTCCTTGGTATCCACGCGGTCTGACAGGTGCACCTCGTCGAAGTTCAAGCCTTTCTGCCCCAACAGCGCATGAATCCGATCCGTGAAAACTTCCCTTGGACGCCCCGTAAGAAGGACCACGTAACTATACTCGTCCTTCATTTCCTCTCGAGCTGCCTTGACAGTTGACTCGATCCACCAGTCTGATGGTACCTTCGGAAGACAAGGAGGGATCATCGACTCAATCTGGAACCACCAACCATCCTTGTCTTCCCACCAATCTGGCGGATGTGGGCTGCGGAACAGCGTCCCGTCGAAGTCGAATACACAGAGCCGACGGATCACCTTAGATTGCTCAAAGATCGAATACAAGTTTGACAAGATCGAATGGCCATTTCCAACCACTTTCGAGCCTGAACCTCATCCTCAGCCCACACAAACTCTGGTGTTGATTTCAATCCCTATTGAACCATCTTCCCCCTTGAAGGCTTGAGGTCTAAACAGGAACTTGGAAGCATCACCATGATCCCCTGCCACTCTCGAAGCTAGACCTCTAAGAACGGCTGCTAATCTCATCCTACTAGGGTTCGGCTGAGCTACCACCTGGTATACCGTTCTGTGAAACTTACTCAAAGTTAGCTTTGATGTTCACTTCCTGCTTCAACGAATCGTGACTCGTAGACCTAAATTTTCATCTAGTTCCGCCGTTAGAGGACTCTCTACAGGCTTTCAGAGATCATAAGATCTCCACGTTTCCCCTAAACTATGGGTACGTTAAACACGTAAAGTTGGTTCTTTTCTTGATTCCTCAAGTCTTTTACCGCAACAAGGACAACGACATTGCGCCTTCGGCGCAAGTCTTTCGTGCTGCGAACCACTTAGACTTGCTTTTCAAGGATCATCTCAGGTCTTCCCTTGGTTTTCGGGTTTAGTTGCCTGAGTCCCCGAACCCTAATTCAGTCCTGAGAGAATGTCAAGCTAATCTGGTTTGATCAACTTTGATCAACTTTTCTTTCAGCTGCTCCAACCCTTGCTAACTCTGAGCTCAGTTCCAAAGTGTTGGCTATTCGACGCATACTCAAGTTTTCCAATAAACAGTTTCTGGTCCTTTCTGCCAAGTTAGAGTATTAGATTTAACTCAAGCCTCTGGCGTGCTTTTGCGCAGCTAGCGGGATTTGAACCCGCGATCTACTCCGTGACAGGGAGCTGGGGACGGCCGGACTCCCCTATAACTGCATAACTTGCGGAGACAAGAAACGTAAAGACGTTTGGGTCAGCTGCTCTGCCAACTGAGCTATACCTTGGCTTTTTGAAGGCCAAGGCAATGGGACTCGAACCCATGACCTGCTGATTAGTTGTAGTCCTTACTGCATTCTCCGCAAAAACTTACTCGCTTGGCAGCTCTTGGATGAAGTCCCAGATGTCCGAAAACTCATGCAGAGTGACAGCGTAGGCGGGATCAATGTCGATCCCATACCAGGAAGCTCCGAGAGCCTCAACCGGTTTCTGGCTTGAACGACTACCCGCGAACGGGTCAAGGACCAGGCTCCCTTTGGTGATCGACACCTCCCCAAGACGGTCCCAAAGCTCTTTGGGTTTCTCGTAGGGATGGCTTCTACCCTGGCGGACCGCAGGGATGTGAAGGCTATTCGAGTAGGCCTTGTCAGTTCGCTTCTCCGCCGGCCCCTTAGTAGCAAAGAAGATGGGGTCCCACCCAGAGCGCCAGACACCCCCGGTGCCAACGTAGCTCTTGTCCCAAGAGATGATCGTCGTCGGGAACCACCCGGACAGGGACAGCGAGAATCCCGTGTCTGGAATCCCCTTCCAGTCCCCGAACAGGTAAAGGTGGCAACCGTCCTTTGCTACCCTGTGGAGCTGCTGTAGGGCTCGGATCAGGAACGAGATGGGACCGTAGACCCTTGCTGCAGCCCCGTCGTCCTTGCCTCGAACTGGTGACCCCTGTGAGTAGGGCCAGTCGAACAGGATCGTGTCAAAGGTGTCCGCGGGGACCCCCTTGAGGACCTTCAGGCAATCTCCGTTGACGACGCCCCCTCGAACCAAGCCATTGACTTCCATGTGGCGCCCCAAAGCCGATTCGAACGGCTGACCTATCGGTTAGGAACCGATTGCTCTGTCCTCTGAGCTACTAGGGCTTGAGATCTAAACGCTCCGGATGAGGTTCCCAGGAGCTGAGTCTTTTCTGAACTACACCGAGGATTCGAGTGACCTCTTGAATTTGAGCTTTCTGCTGCTCGATGCAGATCTTGAGGTAGCTAGCCCACCTCTTGGGTTCAGTCTCGTCCCTCTTGTGGGCATTCAACCCGATGATCAGGATGTCCTGTTCGTCTCGTTCAAGTCTACCGAAGACATCCTTCAGATCTTCCAAGATTTCCCTCAGATGAACCACGTAGGCTTCCGATCCGTCCGAGCTAAGCTCGAATGGAGGCCACCCGCTACCGAAGCACTCCCCTTGGAGGTATCCAATACCAGGCCGACGGTACCCGTGAAGCACCATCCCAGGCATCGACCGATCCCCCTTCTTGGCTTTGGGGGTGAGCATGAACGGTCCGAAGCAACAGGGGCAGGTGGCCTTACCTACCCGAGCACGCTCCTCGCGCTCTTGCTTTTTACGCTCGGTCTCAGCCTCGTAGGATTCCATCTGCAGAGCTTCGAGTACCTGATCTTGGAAGTGGTTCTTGGTCATCCACTGGTCGAGGGAGACACCCTCGGAGTCACGAATCAAAAACGGGTACTCTCTCCCAATGAAGTCGAAGAAGGATTCAGTCTCGAAGCTAGCACCTACGGGAGAGGTGAACTTGGTGCCTCCTCTGATGGGTTCGATCTTCCAGTGAAGTAAATCGAAGATGGGCCACAACTCCTTGAGTGGCTTCCCCAGCTTAGGATTCTTACGAACCCACAAGAGGAGCTTGGTCATCTTCTCTGAGTCCAAAGGACGCCTACGAGCAGCAGCCTGAAAGCGGCGGACTACGCTTTGGACGATACAAACCGAGTCCATACTAGTTCCTCTATTTGCTCCCTCTCGGAGCACTTGCTTGCCAGCTCTTGTTGGGTTAGCAGTCGGTGGTTTCGTCGACCATCGGTCTTACGAAGCATGCACATCCCGCAACAACCCTTAATCCCGGCTCGCCTACGATGTCTTCTCTTGAAGTTTGCCAATGGTTCCTCCCAGCCGCCGTCAGCGGCGCGGTAGTGAACCGTGGAAACCTTGAACTCAACATTGGATCAAACCTTCTCAACAACAAGAGCTCTACGAAATCTAACATCCCCCGTCAAGTTGAACTTCTTAGAGAGATCTTGTCCAGGTGGAAGTTTCATATCCCACCCACGAGTAACCCAACCATAATGGTTGACCGTCACAATATCTCCCTTGACGTCCTTGACCTCGAGCTCAACTCCCCTACGCATTTCGCTCCACCAATCACCACGTTTCATCCATACCTTGAGAATGTCTCCCTTTGCAAGGCCACTTTCCGAAGCATACCTGGAGACTACATTGGCGATGATTTTGAGTTCGTCCACAACGATGATGCTAGCACAAAAAAGAAACTGGGGTGGCGTACGGGTAACGATCCCGCCAGGGACTGTTTCACAGACAGCCAGGTTCACCATGCTCCTTCACGCCACCATAGCGGAGACCAGAGTACTCGAAACTCAATCCTTGCAGGAACCCCAGGGTTCCAATCTGGTGAGCGACCACTCACTCTACGTCTTCCAAGTTCTCAATCACTTCTACGGCTGAATCTTCCAAATAGGCGAATGCCGACTTTCCACTAGTACCGCCTAGAAGCTTGTCAGTTCTTTCCCAGATAGCGGTGCTCTCGAGAGCACTGCTCTCAAAGTCATTCGGAAGGGCATCCTCCCAATCGTCCCATCCAATGGGAAGCCCTCTAACCCAAGCCTCGAAAAACTCGAAACTCCCTGCCTCAGAGGCTGGGGCTCCAAAGTCTGGTATATACCTTCGGACATGAGCTAATGCGGCTTTTGAACGTCCGAAATCGAAAGACCGCAACCATTGGAGCTCATTGGGCTGAGGTGTCTCAGAGAAGCTCATGATCTTGTTGATCAGGTTGTCGCGATTGAAGCTATTCAACTCTTTGAGAATGGGGGAACGATCCAAGATATCAAAGATCTGGTCCCCATCTGGGATCTTAGCCCCAACGTTCACCCAGAAATTCATGAGCGGGGAGACTTCAGATCTAAGCTCAGCAAACCCTGATGGATCGTGTCTCAAAGCTCGAAACCTAGGGGTATACTGGTTCATAACAGCAAGCTGTTGATCAAGATGACCAACGAGCTGAGCTTTCTTATGTAGCGGTTGAGACTTGAAAGCATCAACCAGAGCTTCGAGATCGCTAGCAAGCCCTTTCAAGAAGCCCCAATCTACGAAACTAGCCCAAGCATAGCTCAACCGCTCTAGATCAGCAGCAAACTTGTACTTAGCGGACACGCGAGAAACGATAGGATCCATCAACTAGGTGGGGGCCAAGAGAAGAAAAGTCAGAATTTGTTAATTCTAAAATTCGAACCCGTTGAACATGGCTCACCTCTCTGCTTACTAGCAATCACTCACCTTTCCCATTGGTCGGGGTGGTGAGGATCGAACTCACCTGATGTCCTGATCCCAAATCAGGCGGCCCACCTTGAGCCCACACCCCGAAAGTCCATGATTCTTGAAGCAAGTCCATCCAAGCCTCAAGTCGACACCTAAGGTAAGTATCACTAACTCGAACTGTTAGAACCCCATACTTGGACCTCCAAACCCTACCATTCAAGTTACCACTATTCGACTTTCTCTGAAGATGAATCAAGTCAGGAGAAACTTGAAGAAGGCTCGACCAAAACTGAACTAGATCAAAGATATTTTGGTCGATATGAGTCTGGATAGGGAAGCTTAAAGCACGATCTGGGTTAGCCAATCTCTTTAACCAATAGTAAGCTAATTGAACTAACTTTGGATTTGAGTTTGAAATACTCACAGTGTTTTTCGTGCGACGAAAACCTTCTGTCAAATACAACACCACAAAGTCACGAAAAGTAGGGGAGAGTAACAACTCAGAAAACTCTGAGACCCCTTTCTGATAAGCTTTCTCTCTGAGTTCCTTGTAACGAAGTGAATTCTTGGCCGCTGCTCCTTTACCTAAGTTGTACCCAGATCTACTCTTGCGCTGAAGGGGGATATTCTTAATCCAGTGATAGACTGTACCCTTACCTAAAGATACTCGCTCACATATTTCGTCAATTGAGAGACCTGCCAGACGGAGCTTCCGAGCAAGAACCCTAAGATGATCGTACTTCTTCATTTCAAACCCTCAACCAGGTCGTTCATACACCAGTTGAAGATTGTTTTAACAATGAATCGAGACAAGGATTGAGAAGATATAAGCCTTTCGGCTCCGCCGTGTCTGCCATTCCACCACAAACGAGTTTCCTCACTAGGAGGGACTCGAACCCTCACGTCCTTTCGGACAGCGGATTTTCAATTGTAATCTTCTACAGCATTCTCGACTGGTACCATCATCGGGGCTCGAACCCGAACTCCATAGGAACAATGCCCTGGGGTACGTATCCCCAACACTGCGAGTCTTCCAATTTCCTCCATGATGGTATTGGTGCACGAAAGAGGACTCGAACCTCCACGGGATCTCTCCCACTATCACCTCAAAATAGCGCGTCTGCCCTTCCGCCACTCGTGCATAGCTAATTCACTTTTAACCTAAGACCAGTATCATGGATCGGACCCTTCAAGCCTTCGAGGACACCCTCATCACGCGCAACCTAGTAGCCCGAGTAGTTGAGGCAACTGAGTTTCCTACTGAGGAAGCTCGCAAGAAGTACTTGCAGAGTCATCCGAAAGCTAACCCAGCGAACCACACGGTTCGCAAGAACAAGACCCCTACTCAGTTCCGAAGAACTGACAAGACCCGTTGGGACGACGTACTCAAGAACACCAAGGGACTGAAGGAGCTTGGTGAGAAAGCCACCAAGGGCGATGAGGAAGCTAAGGCTGAGGTCTCAAAGAGGTACACGGCTCTCGTGGACCATGGCGAGTCGATGGCAGATGATGCCAAGTCCCTCACCAAGAAGCTCAAGGGAAACGCCAAACTTAGCGACAAGGCCAAAGAACACTTGGGGGAGCTCGAGAAGGCAATCAAGAAGTGGGACTCGATCTCCCACGCAGCCCAGAAGGCCAAGGGCCGCAACACTGAAGCTCAACTCCAACATGCCAACGAGGTCATGACAGCCGCTAGTACTGTCAGAACTCTAACCCACTGGTTCCAAGACCAGGCTGTTCAGGACAAAGCCTTGAAACGATCCTCTGAGGAATGGAAGACCGATGGTGAAACCATCGTTACCGCCAAGTACATGATAGATACTCGCAAGTTCTACGACTTGTTTGACGATATTGAAGAGCATAGTTCCGCTATGGCAACAGCTCTAGGAAACTATGTACGAAATCCTGATAAGTTGAAGCCCCAATTGGACAAGCTTCTCTTATTCTCTAACCAAATCAAGATCGATCTCCAAATCCTCGGGAAGTTGGTTGCCAGACTGAAAGCTGGCGAGAACCCCTAGTAGGTTCCAGATTCCACCATTGACAAGAAATCGTGCGAGACGTCTATTGTTTCCGGTAATGTAGTCCACGCACAGCATTCAGTGGCGGAATCTGGTATTCGGAGCCATACACTAACTTGCTTTAGATTGCAAGAGAAAAGTTTGGCCCTGACAAGGGATGGTAATGAGGGGCTTATGGCCTACGCATTGATGTGTCCAGAGATCCCTGGACTTGCATCCGCTCGTCCCGCGCCTTAGGGTCAGTTACTACCCACTGGAGTTCCTTACTAGGGAGCTCGAACTGGCGCCATCGCATAATCCCTCGCGAGATCAGTCGCTACTTTAGGACCGTTATTGTACTCACTACCGGCATTCAGGACCGATTGGACAATACACCGGAGATCACGTTAAGTCAAGTTGATCAGAGTAAGAGGACTTGAACCTCCAATCTCGTGATCCCGAACCACGCGCTCTACCAAACTGAGCTACACCCTGATGAACCACGAAGACAAGAATTCGAAAGAGGAACGTACGGCGTCCTGACCACTAGACGATCCCCGCATAGGTTGGAGCGGGGAGAGGGATTCGAACCCACGTGTCCGGCTTGGATGGCAATGTACTCCTTCAGGCATTCTTCGTGATTGGTGGCTGAGGTCGGGATCGAACCGACTACGCACAGATTTTCAGTCTGTCGCTCTACCATTTGAGCTACTCAGCCATTAGTGCATCAGGAGAGAATCGAACTCTCACGGGAATTACCCCACTAGATTTTGAGGCTAGCGTGTCTGCCTAGTTCCACCACTGATGCGTAGTACCCAAGGAGGGATTTGAACCCTCAAGCCACTAGGGCCTCCGGTTCTGAGCCGGAGCTGTATGCCAGGTTCCAGCACTTGGGCATGGACCAGAGACAAGGGGTGTGAAGAGGGTTATTTTCTCCAATTGAATTGTACTCCCCACGAGCATTCTCTAGTTTGGTTGGCCCCATCAGATTCGAACTGATCACTTCACGCTTATCAGGCGTACGCTCTAACCAACTGAGCTACGGGCCAATAACTTCAAAGCATCCCACACCCCATCAGGAAGCGGGATCGTAGTCTGAATCATACCTATCTTCTGGTACTCTTGAAATTCCTTCAAAGCTTGTTCACACACATCATCGCTTATATCAATGGTGGCAGTGATTCCAGTCTCCCTGACTTCGACAGTACCAACTGCGAAGTCACGCATGCAGATAGGTTCTGATACCGTCCAAACGAGGTTACCCAGAAGATTCAGCACTTCTTGGGAGTTCAACTCCAGCGTCGGAAGATCTGGAACTTGAAGTTGACCCCAGGCATGTCCAAACATTATATCTTGGACGAAGGATCCGGGACCATCTTGACAATGAGGGCAGGGCATATCCCAAGATACACCGATGAAAGGCGAAGACAAGAGAGTTGAAGACAAGGGAGCCCTTCTAAATGCCACTCGAATAGGTTTCCCTACTCGGCAGGATCTGCCCCTGCAAAGCTCCCGGGCGTAAGCCCCTGGTAATGTAGTCCTCAGTGCATTCTTCGCTTAGTAGTCCCTCCCGGACTCGAACCGGGACGTTCACAAGGAACTGCGGGTTTTAGGCCCGCCGCGGCTGCCTTTACGCCAAGGGACCATTAGAGGTTACTCACTATCTGGGAGACCCTAGAGTAGAACCCAACTAGGTTCATCGGAACTCCTATGACTCCTTCTCGGTAACCAACCCCATAGCACCAGTTAGGCCGGTACCTGAAGATCAGTGACACCTGTAGTTGAGAAGCATCAAGCTCTAGGATCTTACCTCTTACAAAGTCATCTATCGTCGGGTGAAGGTCGAATGCAGAGGGGAATAAGCCACGTTGATCTCCATAGGATCGAACGGCTTCCCACTGACCTTCTACATTGAGGAATAGCGCCGGAAGACTTACCCAACTAATACTCCCAGGTTCTATGGGTTCAATAGAGCAATAGGTAATCACTCTTCAGGGCCTCCCCAGATGTTCTCGGTGATCGGTGGTAGCCTCTCGCCTGCTTCGAGAGCAAGGCGTAGTTCCTCCTCCATACGAACTAGCATAGCTTCGTAACGACGACGATCCTCCTCTGTCTCCTCAGGCTCAGGGATGATTCCATTTTCATCCTCTTCTTGGGAAACCCTTCGGCCCCTAATCCTTGCAGTAGCCATCTGACGCCCATCCACTCCCATGTAATTGGAAGCCCGTCCCACCGCTTATGAGCCTCTGAGCCTCGGGCTTCCCGCACTCAGGGCAATCCGTCAAGGCTGGTTCCGTAATCTTCTGGATAGCCTCCCAGGTGTGCTGGCAAGCCTTGCAGAGGTACTCGTACGTTGGCATACGAGCCTTGACACCGCGCGGTCAGATACTGGACCCAATAAACCTGAAAGCCACACGAGACTCAATCGAAGCCTCTTTGGCCTTCTGAACGAACTGACGCATCTTACCTTTGAGGATGTCGATGTCATCTTGAGTAGCCGGTCGACCTAGTTGAGTGCTCAGGGCTTTACTCCACTGTTGGACGAACGGATCCCTCGCATCCGGCTTAGGGCTCTCTGGGGGCTTCTTATCGAAAGCAGGATCAGCCTTAGCTTTCTCCTTCTGAACGAACTGCTTCATCTGCCCCTTTAGGATATCGAAGTCAGCATCCGTTGCAGGTCTACCAAGACGTTCACTTAGAGCCTTTTCCCACTGATTCTTGAAGTGGTCATCTTTACCACCACCGTCCGACTTAGGCTTGGATTCAGACTTCGGTTTAACCTCACCCTTATCCTCAACAACTTTATGCTTGCTCTTGTCAGCTTTAGGGTGCTCTGACAGGTACTTCTTCAGGGCTTCTTCGTTTGGGAAGTTCTTTGAAATGAGGTCCATAATCAAGCTTCTATAGAAGAGGATTACTGGAACTGAGATTCGTACGTCGGCATATTAACCTCGTGGTATGTTATACTCACCTGGAAGGTGGCCACCCAGCATCTTGATCAGCTTGTTCCTAGCCTGAAGGATAATCTTCTGAAGTAGGTTCGGATCTCTCCGTGGGGGAGGCTCGTACTTAAAGGTGTTGGCCCGAGCCTCTCTCAAGGAGTACATGATTCCTCTAACTCCATTGGGTTTAGGTAAAGCATCTGGAAACCCAGGATCAACCCTTGGGGTTCGAATCACCTTCGCGTTCCAAACCTCACCAATCAATTCCCCATCCCATTCAGGTCGAGGTCGAGGCTTACACGCTTGGTAAGTCTCGGCTTCTGCGATAATCTCCGCATCTTGGGGATGAACAAGCAGAACTGCTATGGGAAGGTCCTCTTTCTCTACTTCTGACATAGCATCTAAGATATGATTCAATATGTGGCTCATAATTAGCCACTACCCCGAGAGTAAATTGTGACGCTAGGGGGATTTGGACCCACCGTTGGATGAGTGAAAGTCATCTCGCCTTACCATTAGCGGATAGCGCCGAGGTGTCCCTGATCGGATTCGAACCGATGTTCCAAGATCGAGAATCTTGTTGCCTAGTCCGGGCTAGCAGACAGGGACGTGATAGAGAGACAAGGAACGAACCAAAGGGGTCAATGTTCGAGATTGTACTTCAGTCCTGCATTCTCTCCAGCGGAAGGGAAGGGATTCGAACCCCCAGAGCTGTTACACTCGATTGTTTTCAGGACAATGCCCCTCACCAATAGGAGCCCTTCCGTAAGGTGGTTGCGAGAATAGAGGGTTGAACTCTACTGTTTCCAGGTTATGAGCCTGGCGTGTAATGCCGTTTCACTCTCCCGCAGAGCCGGTAAGTGGAGTCGAACCACCCTGAACATCTTTACGAAAGATGTTCATTCCCACGATTGCTATAGGGACAGGGCACTCCCGGATACACACCGGGCGTGCCCAGAGGTCCTCTACTCCCCCCACTCGTTTCTCGTAGATATGAGGTTGTTGGTTGCGGAGAGTAGGATTTGAACCTACGACCTTCGGCGTATGAGACCGACGAGCTACCTAACTGCTCTATCCCGCAATACTATGTTGAACTACTTATCCCAAGCCCTAAGAGATGCCGAGGAGGAACCTGCTCCGTGAATTTGAAGATGCACTCATCATCAGTCGAGTTGCATCAAGAGCCCTCGAAGCCATTGAGTTCCCGAGTGAGAAGGCCTACGAAGACTACATGCGGAAGCACCCAAAGGCTGATCCAGACAATCACGACGTGATCCTGGACTTCAAGCCTCCTGCCCCGCCCAAGCCAGACCGCCCAACACCTCCTCCGCACTTCCCCAGACCGGAGAAGCCGAAGAGGCCGAGGAAGCCTCACAAGATTCCTAAGCTCAACCCGCCCCCTAAGTTCTACCAGCCTCCGACGCCCTACAAGGCGCCGGAGATTCCGAAGCTCTATCGACCACCAGCTTGGCTCCCCAAGGAACCAAAGAAGCCCAGGTAGTCACCAGCTCGCGTAGGTGATGGCCCGCTCCTTAGAATAAAAAGTCGTTCCCAAGAGGATTCGAACCTCTTGTTCACCCACGCCATGGCTACATGGGATTCGAACCCAAGTGGTTGAGGTATTGTCCCCAACACGACCTTCAAAACGACGTGGCTCCAGGAGTAGGATTCGAACCCACGATGTATTTCTACGGCACGTTAACAGCGTGCTGCCTTTCCGCTCGGCCATCCTGGAAAAATGAGGATCGTGTTGCCACAACCCTCCCAGACGTGAGTTGGTGCTCACGCCCCGGAGTAACCCTTGCGAGTTACCCCGTGAAACATACGGTCAGGAATGAATCACTACCACACAGGCACGGTCGCTGAAGCCCTCGGTATACTTGAGGTCGATCACGGCACGTCTGCTTCCCTGGTCCACAACAGGCCAGTTAGGTCAGCACCCATTCACTGTTTGAATTGTCAAGGATCACAGTAGACGGTTGTCTACTCGATTGGTTCCGACACCTAGATTCGAACTAGGGTTCAAGGATTCAAAGTCCTTTGTCCTACCGTTGGACGATGTCGGATCAGCACATTTAGTGAGGCATCACAGATTTGAACTGAAATCTACGGTTTAAGAGACCGTTGCTCTACCATTGAGCTAATACCCCGTTGAGAAAGTGAAGGTGGTGAGGATCGAACTCACGAGTCTTCGGCTTAAAAGGCCGCGGCTTTACCACTTAGCTACACCTCCGTGTTGTTTTGGCCCGTCTTCCTCGGGCTTGTTCTTGCGTTTCATTCCAGCCTTCTACTTTCCTTAGTGATGTCGTATGGAGTTGAACCATCTAGTCGTAAGACCCGTGATTTACAGTCACAGTCGCTTCCCGGAGCGAATCCCGACACCATAATAGTGGGGGCTAGCTGTGGTTACGAGTCGATAGCGATCCAAGGTTCCCATGATTTTCCTACTGAAGACGCACGTATCCTGCTGCTCATGAATAAGCAGACGAAACTTTAGTTAACACACAAGGTGTTGTGTGTGATTTTGACCCTAAAACGACCAAGGCCGCCGGGGATTTCTCCAGGGCGGCCTTCTGTTACGGGTGATCCGTGTTACAGCTTAGCCGCCCTATGGTCCCACCTCTGGATTGGCAATACGGGTTGAAGTGGGATACCAGGGCTTAAGTTGGGCCATATCGCTTGTAAAATGCCATGATCTCTGCACGCACAACGAACCCGACAGCGCTATCAGCGCCTGGACGGATTCTAGTTTTGTGGTTTTGAGTGAGGACACAATACCCCGACAATGGCCACTTGGGCCTTGAGGTTTCAACCCTAGCTCAGAAGGTGACAGACCGTCAAGGGATTTTTACACTTGCGCGATCTTTTTTCTTGACCCGACATTCACCTACCTTTTCCCAAGAGACTTTTTTCGATTGGACTTGTAGTAAATGTCTAAGATCCTGAACTTTTCCTCTTGAAAACCACTGAACTCTCTGGAATTTTTCCAAGCTTCCTTTAGAGAAGTCCAAAGGTTATCGAGCAAAGGTTTAATTCGAGGATCTGACGGGTCAGATTTGATCAGAGTAACCACCTCGGAGAAGGCCTTGAACTCAGTCTCAAGGCTGAGTTCAACTTGATGCATGAGTCTTGAATACTCAGACATTAGATCAGGAGGGAGCTCCGTACCCGCCAGTTTACGTAATGCTTCTTGAAACTCTACAAGGGGGTTTGCCATACAAGGTAGAGTAATATAAACAGTATAGTAAAACTACTTATCGGGTCTCTTGGGTGTGAAAAGCCTCTTCGCCTCCGAGCCCCCCAAGTTCGTCAGCAGGGTCTTCAACTCCGACTGGGATCGATTCGTCGAAACGTGGACACCCAAGATCTACAAGTACCTCCTCGGAGCTCTGGGACCCTTCGGAGTGGAACCTCTACCCATCATCCTCCCAATGAGTGACGGCCTGCACATGTCAGGAGCTACCGCTTCGTTCGACATGCATACAGGTCAGGTAAGACTTAGCCCTTCCGTCGAAGGTAACCCAGGTCAGACCCTTGAGAAGCTCACCCACGAGTTTGTCCACGGGAGCTACGCCAAGTTCCCAATCGACGATGTCTTCTATGACGAGGGGGCAGTCGATTACAGTACTTGGATCTTGGTACATGCTCCAATTTACGGAGAGTATCGCCAGCAAGCAATTGATGCAGCCGCATACAACATCCGTATGCGCCGTGAGAGAGCTGCCCTGACCAACACGGACTATGACCGCAAACGTTGGGCGGGTGGTACCTACTTCTCAATGTTTATAGGACCAATGTTGATCCACCGCATGAAGATGAAGAAGGCCGAAGGCGACTTTACCTGGTAGCACTACTCACTTTCGAGTTCAAGCATCAAATCGAAGGGGGAGTCTCCAACCTCAATAGAGTGGTCTTGTGGAGGCTCCCTAATAAGGGATTGAAACTCCTCAAAGGGATTTCTACGTGCAGAAGTATCTATCCCAGCAAGACAACCTCTCCAATTACCCACCTCAAAACCAATAGACTTGACCCCATGATCCTTGGTAGAGGCTCCCACCACCAAATCCCCATCAGAGGGGAAGACCTCGAGGAAGAAGGCAAACTTCCTCAAGTCGATGGCAATCCCTGCTAGCATTCCTTGTACGGGCTCTGGAACAGTTTCGACCACAGACATTTGAGGATCCACCCCAGAAGTCCAATCTCTCAAAGCCTTCAAGCTGACTTTTCTCACTCGCTTAGGGAGAGATTGAAGTGTTGGAAGATTCGGAGTACCTTCAAGCTGAGCCCCCACGTCTCCTTGATAAGCTAGGAAACAAGCAGAGTTGACCGCCACTGACCATCCCCCAGTATGGAGGAACACAGACTTCATCCATGGGTACGTATCGGAAATCAGAAACTTGTGAAGTATGTCTAACGGGTCCATCTGGATTGTCTACGTTTTGAGGAGTCCGATATCGGGTAAGCTTTACACCGGAATCACGAACAACCTCGAACGAAGGCTGAAAGCGCACAATAGCGGGACGGGAGCCAAATACACAAGAGCTGGTCGCCCCTGGGTGGTCGTTTACCAAGAGTCGATGGAAGAGAAAGGCTCAGCCTTGAGGCGAGAGCTTGCCATCAAGAAGCTGAGTCGTTCTGAAAAGTTGGTCCTAATCAGCGGCTACTAGAGTGGAAAGTTCAAGCGATTCTTGGTCTTTTGGTAAACCTCTGGGTCTACGTCCAAGCCAGAATCCGTAGTTTTAACTCCGGGGAACTTGGTTTCCATATTTTGATCGAGACGTACTGCTAGCTCAATCTGCTTCTCCAGTAGATCTTCTGGGGAGAAAATACCCCTGCAGACGAGGATTTCGGTGACCGCATCGAGCTGGACCTGCTTACGTATCAGATTCTCATGCAAATCCTGAAGGGCCTGATAGGTACCATTGTTGGCATCCCGAGTACCGAGCTGCCAAGTGGCTAGCACCTCTTTCCAATGAACAACTCGCTTTATTAGCTTCGCGTAGTAGACCTTCAAAGATGTAAGTCGGCGTTCGTTGGACATGGACTTCTCCAGTAGTTAGCAATAAGGTTAGGAAGGTGCAACAGGTGCCGTTGCTAAGTAGGCTTCGACAATGCTGGCTACCCCTTCGACAGTGGTAGCCGCTAGAGCGTTTTGAATCACACCCTCTGCCTCAGTGAAGAGGTTAGTGATATAGACCCCGATGGCCTCTAGAACAGCCGTGAAGTCATTGGCCTTGGTGATGTCCACGTAGGTTGAACCATCTCGTGAGTGGACTCGAAAGGGGTAGGACAACCCAAGAGCAGCCCACTTACCTCCTATTTGCTGCCAAGCAAGCCAACGAACTTGATCGGGCCACGTGGTGGCAATGTGTTGCCCTGATGCAGCCGGATACTCGGGCCCTGCACCGTACTCAATTTTCACCTCTCTCGTAGAGCAGATCTGATTGACGGCCGTAGTCTTTGCCGCAGCCAACTCTGCAGCATCCACTGCAGCCTTCTCAGCAGACGTCATCTCGACAATGAGATCACCAGAGACTTTGCAGTACTTGAGAGGTACCGTCTCGAGGATAGTCAAATCCGGATTGATGATCCAGAAAGCTGGATCATAGTCAGGAGTGTTTACACTGTACAGGATCTGGAGAGGTACAGCAGTGCGATTGACGACATTGGCCATAAGGTTACCTTTCCACTGAACCAAAGTCTCGGTAATCAGGTTCACTTAACCCTATAGATAAGATGAACCTTCAGAGGTTCATTCGGACTCGAGCTCGAAGACCAAATTCGATCTTTCCTGCTCTTCTTCAGCCTCTTGGCGTTGTTGGAGAGCTGCTTGGACCCGAGCTTGAGCAGTCTTGACCGAGGGGGCTTCCTTCTCGATACCTACGAAATGAAAGCCCTTGTTGATAGCTGCAACACATGTGGTCCCAGATCCACAATAGGGGTCGAAAACGATGCCTTTGTTCGGAGTAGCCATCGTGACTAAGTACTCCATGAGCCGAACGGGCTTGACCGAAACATGTTCATTCTCTTCACCCTCCTCGAGGCCAGCGCTCTTTTCTCGAGAGTTGGGTTTGGGCACGTAGAAGAACAAGGAGCCTGGATCGATATTCAAGAAGTACTTGGCTGCTCCACCATCCTCAATCAGATGCTGCTTGTTAAGGTGATGGATCGGACACGAGTGATGACACTCCCAAACGTCGATGGTTTCATCTTCTCGGTGAACCGTCGTGTAGTCATGACCAGCACCACCACCGAAGGGTTTTGCCCCGTCGTCAAAGCGATTGATGGGGGGCATGGGTACCGTCTGGGTCCCAACCTTCTTGCACAGCTCCGAGTGAACGAAGATGACGTTCGGGGGGAGCCGCCCCGAGGTTGAGACGTCGTTGGCCCCAGAGAGGTCAGAGGAGTTCTTCCATGAGTTCCCCATCTTACCCCCACGGGTCTTGATTGCGTCCACTCCCGCCTTGTGCTTCTCGAAGTCAGCCAAGGACGAGTGCTTGATTCGGGACCCCTCGATATTGATGACTCCAGTCCCAGTGGCTTCAAGCTGCTTGAGTAGGGTACTTTCCTCGAGAGGCTTGCGGAAAATGAGCACTGGCTCCCAATACGGTTTTAGTGCACTTCCATAGCCATTCCATAAGACGGCAAGCTCAGGGAGTCCAGCTTTGCGGAACTCCTTACCAACGTCCACGTTCTTAGGCATCCCCTGAGCACGAATCCACCGAAGGATGGGCGGCCCCATCTCGACTGGAACGGTATCTCGGTTGGTGAATCCAGCTATCCGAATACCGATCGAAAGGATATCTAGGGTTCGAGTACCGGCGAACGAGAATAGGTACCCACCAGGCTTGAGAACACGAAGGCATTCCTTCCAGACCTGGACCGAAGGGAGGTCCCAGTCCTTGTTCATGAACTCCCCAGTGTCGAGATCCGCCCCCTGTAAGTAGGCTACGATCTCTTTCGGCGACGGATCACGCCCACCTAGTCCATATGGGGGGTCAGTAACGAGGGAGTCGAAAAAGCTGTCCGGATAGGTACGTAGAACCTCCAGACACTTACCGTGGTGGATGACGTCAATGAGCTCAGGCACCCAGAGCTATACACCAAAGTGTCGTTCAAGAACCTTCTTGATAATCGCTTCGTACCTACGCAAACCCTGCTGACTCATGGGTTTCTCTTGCAAGCTTGGAAGAAGACGGTCGTTAGCAATCTCCTGCGTATTGTGCCCATCCAACAGCAACTGGAAGTATTGAACGATATCTGGGAACGTATTCGGATTGACGGATCGTTCGAGCTCATTCAACAAGGATTCTTGTTCTGCCCTAGGGAGAATATCCCCTAAGTTGTCCCACGAAGCTGGTTCCTGAATGAGATCCTCAATGTCAACATGAGATCTCAGCTTCTCTTTCCGCATCAAGCTGATAGCCTCACTGCGAATCGCCGTGTACACATAGTTCTCGGCATAGGCTAGTGGCTTGCCCTTGAACTTCGATTCGAGAGTCGGGTCCGAGAACAACTTCATGAAGGCTAGTGAGAGGGTCTCCTGAGCACGTTCGACCTTCATCGAGTCAGCCTTGAATATACGCAGGGCATAGTTGAATGCCTTCTGCCCATACTCCCGACCATACCCTTTCAATCTGCTAATATCTTTGGTGTTTCTGGGTACGAAGGGTGGGGTGGGCATCCCTTCCACTCCGTAAAGATAGAACAACCCGTAGATGGATTGACCAAAGACAGAGGCATCAGAAGCGAACCGAATCTGATGGAGGAGATGCGCAACTCGAAGGCCCCAAGGGAGCGTGGTGAATGCCTTGCGCCTGAGTTCGGTGGAAGCTTGAATGAGACGAGTCCGGGGAGTCACACTAGAAACCCAGAACAAATGGAATCTCAATCCTCTGGCAGGAGCGTCTTGAGTCCTCGGCGAGGTAGACCCAAACGTACAACAATCTCTTCAGGAGAGCACCCCTTAGCCAGAAGTACAATCACTTCCTCGTGAGCTTTGGTGATCCCTTCGCTGTTACTATCAATGAGAATCTTGACTGCCTCATGCAGCTCAGCAAGAACGTCTTGTGTGACAGTGGTTGAGGTGAGGGTGTCCTCCCAGGAGCGCCCGGTCTCGGGATCTGTACCTGGGAAGTGCTCCTTGTAACGTCTTGATCTTGTTCTACACCAATTAGCGTAGATGTTGTGAACCGCTCGAGCTAGATACAACTTGAAGAAGGGCTTCGACTTGACCTTTTTAGGGCAAATCACACCCCTCCTGTTCTTACCTCGACCTTCCCTTTCAATCCGAAACCGTTCGATGGATTCACGAGAGTAGTAGGCCTTCTTCGAAGCCCAGGTACCTTCAATCGGTGTGGGAGCCCAGTCAGACTTGGATCTGACCACTGGAGGACTGTGCTGACGTACGCACAAGAAGCAAGTGGTCTGGTAGCGGTCAGCTTCATCAAACCCTCTTTTCAAGGGAACAGCTCTTCGCTCAGCGTACCAGAAGGTCTTCTGCTTTGCAGATAGATTCAAATCAAGTAGAACCTTCTTGAATCCTTTGACTCTGAGTTGGTCCTGTCTGAGACGATCGAAAGCCTTAGCGAATTCGATCATGTTGCGCCCACAACAGTGACAGACACCGTGGTCTCGTCGTAGCACTCTGGACTTAGTAGGCTTTGATACACTTCTGAGTCGGTCGAGGTGGAGATTCTTACCAATAAAGTGACGGTGAAGAGCTTTCTTCCACGATTGCCAAGACATACCAAGATATGTGCAAGCCTCTACCGCAGTCATCTTTTTAGGCAGAGAGTTTGAGTCGTGGTACTTCTGAATGACGTCTACTTCAACCAACTTCATCCAGACGTGCTGCAAAAGGTCCTCGAAATTGGCTTGGACACGATTGTATCGTGTGACCAATCTCGTAACAAATGGGGCATAGGTATCGTACAACACAACAAAGTTGGTCGGTACGAAGTCATCCGGAACATTTCCTACTAGATTCGCCACGATAATCCCATCTGAGGTCAAGGTACCTAACCCAATCTCACTAGTGTGGTTTCTCTATGTAATATCAGATCCGGTGTGTTAGCTCAGCAGAATCGAAGCTGTCAACATCAAACAGAGGGAAGAACGAAATGACTAAGCGCAGTCGAAGGGTGTCAGACTCTAAGGGAAGAGTGAGTCTATCCGAAATAGACCGACTGGATCTAAACGATGATCTCGATCTTCCTGATGACTCAGAGGACACCACAACAATCCTCTCCGAAATGGCTGCTCAAAAGGTAGTATTCGAAGCAGCTTTCTCTACTACACCGAATAGGGAGCGTGTTGTGACTTGTTGTGAGTCAACACTGAAATTTCTCCCTGATAACGCGGACAAGTTCGAAACGAAGCTGTTGCTCTTCTGCTTGAACTATTGCTGTGGCAGAGTGAGAACAGATCTCATCCCAGAAAGAACACTCGAAAGGAAGTGGACTCGAAAGTCCTTCGAGGCTCTCTCGATCGGTTGGATGAGATGGATTGTAGATCGAAACGATAAAGGTGTGCTTTTCTACATAGCGAATATGCACAACCTAGATTCAGGAGTGGAGGACAAGTCGTTTAACACGTTGATCCTCAACTTCTGGGCTAAAGCTATCGAGCTTATGGTGCTAGATAGGCCTTTTGAGGCAAAACGGTTCTTTGATAGAGCTAACGAGGTAGGAGCTCAGATCGGAACTAGTATCAATCCCTCTATCTGTTGGACTTACGCTACGAGCTTCTATGACTTGATAAGCACTGGATGATGGTGTTGTTGGATTACTACTTGGACTAGTTGGAGTCAGTGGAGTTGAGATTGAAACTGTTAGGGTTGTAGCTGCTGTAGGTATTGGGACTGTAGTTGGAGCTATTGGGAGTGTTGAAGTTGAATTTGGGATTGAAGCTGTTGGAATTGGATTTGAGATTGTAGCTACTGTAGTTGGAATTGGATTTGAGGCTATTGAGATTGTTGAAGTTGAGATTGGGAGTGGAATTGTTGAGGATTGAGATTAAGTCTGTTGGAATTGAAGCTGTTGGAATTGAAGCTGTTGGAATTGAAGCTGTTGGAATTGAAGCTGTTGGAATTGAAGCTGTTGGAATTAGATTTGGATTGAAACTGTTAGGAATGTCTGATTCGGATCGCTTATGAGTCTCCAGCTTCCCAACTAACCACTTCTCGGAGAGAGAAGTGGTTATAGAGACAATGATCGATCCAGTAATGATCAAGGAGACTAGGAAGAAGATCCTAGTTAGTTCCTTGTTCATGGTTAGATTGATCATTTGTTCTAGTCTCTATCTGTGGTACTTAGTCGAAAGTGGTAAGAGAGAGAACTTCTCTCAGTCCACTCTTACCTTGAGATTGATCTTCGAGTCCGATAGCTCTCTCTCGAAGAACCTTGCTCAAGGTAACCAGCTACGGAGTCACTTCGAAACGAAGCGTTGGCCAGATCCGTACTGGAGCACATTAAGATTTTCGTGGAGGTCTCTGTAGAGCTGCACAGAGTTCCGCGTACCCTAAGAGGGTCAAGGATCAGGTAACCTATCTCTACGGCCATATGAGAGGACTAGCTTTATACACCTAGCTGAATCAGTGTCCAGATCAATTTTTTGGTGTATCGATTGCAATGATGTTTACTGAGGTATGTGAAACATGGATCAAGCAAGCATTGTGAAATTCGACGACGTGAAGCATTCACCAGAAGTTCGAATGGATCTTCCCTCTCCAATCCCTATTGGGAGTCGGATTCGTCTCGCGTTCACTCTGACAAGAAACAATAAAGGTCGAACAGAAGAGTTACGAGTTAATGGTGACTTCCAGGTTACATCTTCAATCACAGATCGAACGCAAGGAAAGTCGATCCAGATCGTCACGGTTTCTGCTACCGGACTTGCTCCTTCGTGGCTGGCTGTCAAGAATCACACAGCTACCAGGAAGTTAGCTCCTACCCATAACGGCCCAACCAAGGTTCTATGAGCGAAGAACGCTGCCTCGCTACCGGGAAAGAGAAGTTACCGTGCTCGGTCTACTTCAAGAACGAGAGTCTGCACATCTGCCGAGGAACCCCCTCCGAGATGGTCTTGCAGATGGTTTCCAGTGACACGACGTTGACCGTACGAGACGCTATCAAGGTCGTCGTGGACCATCTTGCCTCGACAAGGAAACTCCTCGTAGAACTCCCCTGGGACGCTCCTGATGAGGTCCTTTCAAACCTCCTGCTCCAAGCCATGCTTGGTAGTGGAGTTGTCGGACCCACTCCAATCTCCTAACCGTCAGCCAAAGTTTATAACTAGTGCCCCGCGGTCGTCGTTACTCACTATCGGAAGGCCGGGAGTCGGTGTACCTAATTGCCATGCAACAAGGTGTTCTGTCGGGAAAAGCCATTCAATCCGCTATTGAGTCCGGTGAGATCTTCATTAGTCCATTTGAACCTAAGTACCTCAACCCAGCATCCTACGACCTCACTCTTGGGGACCAAATCACAGTCTATGAAGATGTGTGCCCATACGGAGCGCTATCGGAGAGAAATAGTTACCTAGACCCTCGACTAAAGAACCCAACGAGAACCTTTAGGATGGACTCAGATGGGTACATATTCCAACCTGGCGTGGGTTACCTGATGCATACCAGAGAAGTGGTAGGGACCAACAAATATGTCCCAGCCATCGACGGGAAGTCAAGCATTGGTAGACTGTTCGTTCTTGTACATGCCACTGCCGGCCTAGGGGATCCAGGATTTGAGGGGCAATATACGTTGGAGGTGCTAACCACCTATCCTATCAGGCTATACCCAGGGATGCGAATCTGTCAAATCAGGTTTTTCACAATGGTTGGGGAGGTTGAGCTTTACAATGGGCACTATCAGGGAGATACTGCCCAAGGAGCTGTCGCTTCTCACGCGTACGAACAGTTTGGTGACCTATGATTCGAGATACTCTCGCAAAGGCCTATTCCTCTGCCCTTGAGCAAGAGACTTCAAGTTCAACGAAAAAAGACGAGGGGATAGGGGAGATCAATTCCTTGACTCTAGTCTATTTCCCGGATGGAATTCTCAAGCAAACCTGCTTACCCGTGGTGGAGGTGACTGAGGAGATCAAACAACTAGCTCGAGACATGTTACTGACCATGATGCTCGAAGGCGGAATTGGTCTTGCAGCTCCTCAGGTTGGGAAGCTCCTCAGAATCTTCGTGGTGGACATTCGGTGGCCCGAGGACTTGGAGAAATCAGATCCCCACGTCTTCATCAACCCAGAGATTGAGCTGGGTGAGGGTGTAGACCTCGTTAGGAGCCGAGAGGCATGCTTGTCCTTCCCCGGAGGGCAAGCAGTGTTAGAACGTCACTCAAGCGTCAAGGTAAGGCATCTTGATGGGGAGGGGTTCCCGGCAGTAACTGAGGCCGATGGTTTTTTCGCTAGGGTGATTCAACACGAGATGGACCACCTAGATGGGAAGACCCTTCACGGTTCAATCTCATCCATCGACATGATGACGGTTCGGAAGAACATTCAAGAGAAGCTCAGAAGGCGCAAGCGTGAGACTAAGGCTCATCAACCTCACCAGAGAACCGCGCGCAAACGCTTCTGAGTAGGTTCTCTTCAGCAGCCACTTTTGGGTCAGGGTGTTCGTGCCAAATCTTGTACAGGCCGAACACCTTGTTCTGTTTTCTACCCTTTGGAATCGGTTCAACCTCAACGGTTGGGTTCCCGTGCTTATCCTGCCCGAAAGACACAACACGTCCTCGATGGTTCTTCCATCTGCCATAGAGAATTATGTCTCCGAGGTTGAAGTACGCGCTGAGCTTCATGGGTTCCACCCCTAGCTAGTACGTCAAAACATTATTGTGTTCCACTGCACTCTCAAGCTGATCCCTGGACGGAATCAGCTTGGGTTTAGGTCTCTTCGAAGTTAGGTGACTTTCTCACCCAACCCAAAGTGCCCGTTCTCAGTATTCAAGGTGATCGAGTACTGTCCTGGCTCCACTGGATGGAGAGATCCCTTTGGAGGAGGATCACTCTTGACCTTCTCAACCATGACCACAGTGGCTTTGAGAACCTCTTCTAGGTCGCTTTTGACTGCTTGCATGAGCCCGGACTGCTGCCTAAAGATCTTAGGCGTGGATCGATTCATGGCTATCTCCCCTTGGTAAGTCCGAGCGCCATGTGCAAGCCTTGGAGAAGTCCTTTTACCTCAAACACTGTAGTCCTGACTCCAGCTATCTCTTCAGCTCGCTTACGGTCCGCAGCTTCGAACTCACTCTCCGAAACCATTCTTTTGACCTTCTGATCAAGTGATTGGAGGTTGTCTTCAACCTCCCTCAACTTAGCTTCAATCCCCTTGATTCGATGAATCAAGGAAGGAAGTGCGGTAGCATCCGCCTCAAGCATGTCGTCAAAGCTTAGAAAAGAAGGCCATCTCTGACGTGAGTTAGCAGTCTCATCAGTCTCCCGCTTCAGATCTCGTAGATCCTCTTCGAGTTTGACAACCGTGTAGGATATACCGGTTTTCGACTCAAAGGTCCCCACCCTTTTATCGATATCATCGACCCTCTTTTTGATATCCTTGTAGAGGGTAAAAACAGTTGTGAATGCGGTACCTGTACCTGTAAGGATGGCTGTGACGATGCTGCCGATTAAGTTCTCTGGTGGGAACGACATTACACAAAGGGCCCCGTAGAAGTAGATCTACGGGGCCCTTCATGCCGTTTCGAATTTTGAGCGAAACTCAGATTTCAACCTGGTTGATGACGTCCAGCCACTGGTTCTTTCCAGTATCAGTCACGAAGTCATTTACCATACTGAAGACTTGATCGGTGAAACCCCCGATAGCGAAGGTGTCTGGCCGGGTTCCGACCTGAGAAGTGTTATTTGGAGTTAGGTCAAGGCACACTAACTTGGCATTGGGGTTCCTAGCCTTCAGGACTTCCCACTGGCGGGTCATTGGGGTCTGGTTAAAGACTCCACCGTATCCAGTCCAGGACTCATAGTCCGAGATGAAGATGACTACATCGACTTGAGCGCTCTCCGCATTGAGTAACTCTAAGGGCGCTGCACAATTGGTAGAACCACCTCCGACGGAGGATAGCAACTTGGAGTTATGCAGTACCTTGTTTTTGGCACTCAACTTGAGATCGACCACGTTACCCTCGAAAGGAATCACTTGAGCTTGAGGATTGTTCCTCAACAAGCTTGAAGCGATCAGTGCCGCCACTTCGATGCATCGGACTTGAGAGGTTGAGCCCTTTCTGGACCCAGAAACAGCAGCAGAAGACATCGAGCCTGAAACATCCGGACAGATCACAACTCGCAAGCCCTCGAAGGAGGGTACATTCAACGTTGCTAGTTCAAGGGCTTGCTCCAAAGCCTCTACGATGAGAGTTGGGCATTGGTCCAATGTTTCCTCTTTGGCTCGAAAAGTGGAGCTTCGATCGGTGACTGCCTTGTGCGCCATCATAATCTGGTACGGAAAGACCTTGGCCTTTTCGATCAGTGCCTTATTGGCCAACTTCTCAGCCACCATCTTCACCATCTTCGGATCAGAGAAGATCCCTTGTCGCTGGAACGTGTTGAGACTCTTAAAGGTCTGGGTCCAAGTCGCCTTGGTAGCCACAGCCTTCCAATCGTCAGGGCTCAACTGGAGACCCAACAGCATCTCGAACGGAGCATTCGGGATCTCACCGACTGGGGACACTCGAAAGGCCTCGTAGGCAGCTACGAGAGCCGGGAGCGACTCCGCCGTAACGAAGTCTTCACCCTGGAAAGAACCCTTTGTCTTGCCGGCTAGGTGGGCGTAGAGGGCTGACCGTTGCTTGGAGGTAGGGCGTACTCGACCCATCTTCACAACGTCACCAAGGCTCGGGTTGTTGCCGATCGAGTTGAAGAAAATTTGCTCGTCGGTCCTCGAGTTGAACCATTGAGCTACCATCCGACGAAGGGATTGAGAAGACAGATTCTTGCGTCCGAACTTCCCAGACCGGATCATTTGGGCAAAGTTGCGGATCATCTTGCCGTTGCTGATCACGCGCGGGAAGATCCTGCTTGCAAGGGCAGGGTTCTTCCCTGCCAAGAAGGCTACCAGGGCTGCCGGCATATCCTTCATGTACCCAGTGGTGTGAGCATAGACCGCCAACTTAGCCACGAACTCAGAATCTGACTTCGA